TAATACATAAATACTAATAATACTGATATAAAAATAGAATTTTTTACTAAAAATATTTAAAAATAATTTATGATACTTAGAGAAAAATAAAGCTAAATATAAAAATATTATAAAAGACAAATAAATAATTAAATATTGATAATGTTGTAATTGATAGAAAAAAACATCAAAATATAATGAAACTACATATAAAACTATAGCAAACAGATATGAAGTTATTAGCCAATTAAATTGAATAGCTAATGTTCTGCTTTTTACATTTAAGTAAATTGAATAGCTACATATAAATACTGCCTCTATTAAGAGGGCATAAAGTAGAATTGTACTGATAATATAAGTCATTACTTCTCTCCAAGTTTTTCTTCTTCAACAGTCCCTATTAAATTTGCTAATTTTTCTTCAATAGCTTGTGTTCTTTTCTTTGTTAAATCTATAAGTTTGTTTTGCTGGTCTCTAGATAACTTAATAAAGTTGATAATAGCTTCATCGACAGTTTCTTTTATCTTCTCAGTTGACACATCAAACAATTTATATAATAACTTAGAATCAGAAATTAAGACATAAGCCTTAATTTTAAGTTTCATTGATCTTATGCAATCTTCTGTAATTGCTTGAACTTCATTATTGATTTCTAAATCTGTTTTGTCTAAGAAAGATGAAGATTCCTTTAACATATCAAATCTATGTAATAATACGTTAGTGAAATCTCTGTGCAAATAAAGTTCTAAGATTTGTCCCATTTTAGACAATGAACATTCTGCTGTTTCTTCATATATGTTGGTAAACTCTAAACAAACATGTTCTATTGCCCGTGTTAGTGCTAATTGTTGAATATTTTGAATTTCAACATTAATCCGTGTATTTAACTCTTCTTTCGATATCAAATACTTTTCATATTCATCACCTATAATTCCTTTAATGATTAAGATGTTAGCATCGTGTCGCTCTTTATTGCATGGTATTAACTTAACATCAACACCATCAATTTTGTCTAATATGATCTTTCCCTTTTCAAAAGATCTAATTCTCGGGATAACTTTAACACATAACCAAACAATTAAGCTAACTAACCCAGCTGCTACAATAAATAGGAATACAGTTCCTTGCGTTGTTGATAATAACATCTCTAAAAGTTCTTTCATGTATAACCCTTCTGTTTTCTATAAAGCCAAAAAAAGCCGCCTAGTAAGAGAGGCGGCTGTTTCCGCTTAATTAAGCTTGTGGTAAGTTCTCTAAGATTAGTGTTACTGTCTCGGAGAAGGTGTATACTCTAACCTCTACTCTAATAACAAAGTTTCGTTGTGCTTTTGTTAATGGAGTATTTTGTCCCATTATATCACAAGTTGCCAATGCCCAAATTGGCGAAGAACCTCCTGTGCGTTTTGCCAAGATATTCTCGACTTGAGTTTGTCGCAAGCCCATCCAATATTCATTGATTGGCTTCATTATCTGTTGTCTCATTACATTGTCTCGAATTTCTCGTTTGACAAGTTGGAAAGAAAGTGAATGGCCTAAGAATGACCAGTCAGATACAAAGTTAGGATCTTGAGTTGTCTTTTGAGAGACTATCATTAAACCATCATCTGAAGTAAAGACTATTGGATTGACACCCTTAGTATCAAGCGTCTTAGTTGCTTCGTCTTCGAACTGATATTTTGATCTTAATACGCTGCGCTTTAATTGTCCGCCTAAATCTCCAGCAATGTTGTACCAAGCTGGTGCCCATCCGCCGTATTTGCGTTCAACTATTCTCATTAAGTTACATCCAACATCACCGATTGGTTGACACCAGAATTTCTTAAATGTGATTGGATCATACATCTCAAACTCACCAGCATACTGTGCATTAGAAGTTGTAGACACACGACCAGTTACTATAACGCGTTGTGCTATTTGGTCTGTTACAACACCCTTGTTATTAGGTACTAAAATCTTAGGAGATATAACAGCTGCTAATTCTTGATTTTTGTTGATAGCTACTAAAGCTGATTTGAAATCTTCTTGACCAGTTGGCTCCATAAAGAGGAACACATCATCATATTCAGGAAGAATAGCTTCTTGCAAACCATCTAAAATGATTTGATAGTATTCTTGACGATAGACGCCGCCAGTCTTTTGTTCTATTTGATTCATAGTGGCAACTAATGTACAATATCTATCACCTTCAATAGTAAAGGCTTTCTCTGAAAGAGTTTCGCCATCTCTATCTAAGTCAAATGGATCAATGATTCGTTTGTGAGTCCAGAATCCCATTTCGTCTAAGTCTTCAGGATCATCACCGAACTTCTTAAGTACACGTACTTCTAAGAATGATACATCGTCATCTTGTAGAATTTCTGGGAAGTAGATTTTGCCACCAAAGTTGTCTTTACCTTGTTCGTCTAATGAACCAGTGAATTCACCACCAGATGTCACTTTGCCAACATAAACTTCTTCTGAGCAAGATACTGTAAGCGCGTTGAACCAAGTGTTCTTTGGTGCACTATCACCAGATGCCATACCCTTGATATAAGCATTTGGTCCATCAATACCATAAAGTGCGATGTTCTCTTCTTCAGTCAAGAGGTGCTTAATGTTAGATGCAGATTCTACATAGAAAATCTTATGGAATAAGTCAGTGTTCATTCCGCCATAAAGTGATTCTTGACAAGTAACATATTGAGTAACAAAATTGCCAGTTATGTCTCTATAGTATGCAGCGCCATCATCTGAATCAGCTGCGTCAACATATTGTCCAATGCGGAATATTCGGTCAGATTGTGTTGGGTTATAGAAAGCAACATATTCATTATCTTCCATAGCTGCATTTAATGCATTTTGTTCTGTTGGTGTTAAGCTACCAGTAATTCGTATTCTAAGTTTTCTGTCAGCATTCCAAATGTTTTGATCATAAGGAGCATATGCCAGTAATCGTTGATAGTGATATTTGTCATATCCGATCATTGAGATACGAACTGTTGTCACCTTTTCTGTTGGAGATTTTTGCATGAAATAAGCATATGTATCATTACGAATTGAAACGAGATAATAGATGTTGTCTTGGATGCCGAAAGCTACTGAGTATGTGTCAATGCCGTCTGTCCACCAACCATCTATCAAGAGCTTCATAAGGCCTTCAGCATTAGTGAGCTTAATGTCAGTTGGATCAGAAGAATCAAAGAAAGCATCATAGTTCTTTTCGCCAATCCAGTCTTTAAGAGGGGTTGGGATATCACCAGAACCATACTTCATACCGAAGTTGTCCATCGTTGCAGTTTGTCCAGCAAATGTCCAAAGTTCGCTATCATTATCGCCCCAGTATGTCTTAACTGAGCTAACACCAGAGACTAATCCATTTCTCATTGGATCATATTCTATTTCAGTAACGTTAAGCCTGCGATCTTTTGTCATAATGAGAGCAGCATTTGCGTCTTTCTTAAACTCAAAGACACCATAGCCAGGTTCGTTAATGTCAGGTACATAATCTTCTAATTCAGGTGCTTGTATGATAATGCTAGTTTTTCGATTAGTAAAGTCACCATTGAACATCTGTTCTCTACCAGGTTGAACCTTTACTTTGAAAGCGTTTCCTGCTCCGTCTTGTAATTCATACTTATCAGATACGCCGTAGAACTTATAGACGCCATTCTTCGTAATATAGAAACCACCTAATTCAGATGGATATGCTTCACTTGTTCCAGGAGGAGCTGATATGTAGATTGGGTACTCATCGTTAAATGCCTTAGCCTCAATTAAGTCGGGCCAATGAGCTGAACCAACACCCATAAGTGCGTCAATAGCTTGAGCACTTCCACGTGGGAAATACGTTGCTCTTTGAGTTCCTTTTGGTGCACGAGCTACGATGTACCCGTTAATTGGACTTTCATTTGATACCAACACAAATGAACTGTCGATATCTATAAACTTGAGTCTCCATGATCTGCGATTATTGAATGCCATGTAATTTTCTCCTTAAATTCATTTATATATAAATAGTAAGTTACTTACCAATATCTTTCATTTTCTTCTTATACCATTTAGGCACATAATACTCATATTTTGGGCCCATCGTCATAAGAACCTTATTCACATCATCTTCATCAAACATGTGTCTGGCGTCTACAGTTCCATTTGATCTAATAACTTCTTCAATGTCTGAGTCAGATGGCTTTTGTCGTTGTCTTTTCATATCACCAAAAGGCAATAGTTGTTGGCCATTTTCACCATCTCCTGGTCCCCAATCACCACTTAGAAGTTTTTGTTCTCTTCTAAATATGTATGTTGATAAGTCTTTAATTGTCATATCCTTATGAAAGCTTTTTCCCCATTCTTTACTGTTCCAGATTTGGTCAGCTATTTCTTGGGGTGATGAACCTTCTTCTAATGATTCATCAATATAACTATCAAGTCGATTATCATATCCGCCCAAGCCAACAGTAAATGTGCTATCTTCATTATTAATGTAATTTTGAGTAAGCAGCTTATCTAAAAATGGCCGCTTTGGCATCGTAGCTTCATTAAGCTTATAGATATCTTCAAAAGTTTTCATGTTCTCTCCTTTCATCTTTTCTTTTTATTTCCTGAATATTTTTGATATATTCTGCTATATCTTTATTATTTTTACACACTTCTTTATAGATATTATCATTATATTTTGTAAAATTAATCTTAAAAGTTTCTTTTTTTAGAAAATCTAAATCATCTGAGATTTTTGATTCTTTTTTCAAATTTTCATATAATTCTGTACTAGGAATTAAACTTAATACTCTAGCCTGTAATCTAATATATTTATTAGAGTTTCTTAATACATATTCTAAAGTTTGTAGTAATTCATCATAAGTTTCATTAGGAACACCAGTTAAAAAATTCCCAATACATTCTAATTTTAAATTATTATGATAATTAATAACTTTTTCAATATTTAAGAAATTAATATTCTTTTTAAAACTTTTTAATTTTTGGTTAAAAATAGATTCTAATCCATAAAAAATTCTAAGACAATAATGTTCTTTAAAAAACTTAAGATTTTCATAATTAATAACATTACAGGATAAATATGATTCCCAAGAAATAGTCATTTGGTTCTGTTTGTTTTTTAATGATATATAAGAACTTATTTTTTTTAACAAATCAATACTGGGATTTTCTCCAATTATATGTATAAATTTATGTTTATTAGTATATTTTTTTGAAAAATATGAATAGATATAGTCAAGTTCTTTTTTTATCAATTCAAAATCTCTTTCTCTATAGTTATAAGCTAAACTACAAAAAGTACAAGAATTTACGCACCCACGAGAAACTATTATAGGAATTCGTATAGACGTGTTAGTGGTCGAATCTACTCTAAAATATTTTAAAAAATCTGATTTATAAAGATCATAATTTATAGATAATTTAATTTTATTTATGTCATAAAATTTTGTATTTAATTCATTTTTTATAAAGCCAGAATCTGTTAAATATAATAAATTCTTTATAGTGCTTAAATCTGTATTATTCTCTATAGCCATCATTAATTGTACTAAACTTTCTTCTGCTTCTCCAATAATTGCAAAATCTGGTTTAACATATTCCATAATTAACTCTGGATGATGTGTAACTAAAGGACCACCTAAAATAGTCTTTATATTTAATTCTTTCATTCTTTTAACAAAATCTATAAAAAAATTAAATTCTGTAGATAAACCAGCTAACATAATAAAATCAATTTTTACAGTTTTTAATACGTTTTCTATCTCTTTCAAAAAATTTATTTTATCATTTTTGTTTCTAGGATTAAAACTTGTTTGATATATTTCTAAATCAAAATTATGTTCTTTAATTTTATTTATTAAAATATGAGGACCTATAATTATATCATAATAAATTGAACCATTTTTTTGTTTAGTATATTCTGGTACTAATATAAATAAGTATTTAATTTTAATCTCTCCTCATTTATAAAGATTGTTTTGGTAAACTAGCCTCAGTTAATTGATAGATATTTTCAAATATTTTATTTTTCATTAAGTTATCTTCTTTGGGAAAATCTTCTTCTCCAAAAGTTGGATTATATTGTCTTTTCTTTTCATCCCACGCATAATTTTTGTTCTCTGATCTAAATCTTTGTCTATCAGCATGGTCTCCACAAACATATTTAATGTAATCTAATGGACCAAGAGATCGATGATCAAAAAACTTTTTCCATCGTTTTTTGTAATCTGGATCACTAGACAATATCTCTAAAATTTCTTCTGGTGTATGATGAGCATTAAAGAGCCATCTAATATCTTGTTCTAAATCTTCTGCTTTCATCCAATGAGGTTGAAATTTCCACTTCCATCCCTTATCTTTTTCATATTTGTCTGAAGTTGCAGTCTCTTTAAGTGTGCTCTCTCCTAAAAAGTCTAGTTCACCTGGCTTAGCATCGGCGAAACTTAATCCGCCCATATCGGCAACAGTTGGCTTTCCATAAGCTTCCATTCTAGCAGTATAACCATCAGCTATTGGTCGTCTAACTCTTTCACCGTTTGATCTAATCCAAAATGCTTCATCATCTGGATCAACACGTCCTTCGTCTAATCGTTTACCAACACAATGGAAGATAGTGCCTTTTGGAAACATACGATAATCTTCTAACAACTTAACATCAGTGCCCATAGATCGGCTCTCACTTAGTATCTGTACAAATGGTGATTGCAAATCTTCTGGTTCAGTAACTGGCGGTAAGATATTAGGAGTTGGTTGTCGTCTTCCTAATTCAGGCGGATCAAATGTAGAATATTCAGCTGGTGTCACACCCTGATCTTGCTTTTGAACTGGTGGCTTTTGTACATACACCTGTGATTCATCTGGTGGTATATCAAGCAATTTAGGTTGATATCCAGTTTCAGCAGGTATTCCAATATCTCGTGGAGTTATGAAATAGGCAACAGTTGTACCTTTTGGCGCTATAAATGATAATGACGTTAAGAAGTCATCTAAATTATATTCCTTATTTGTTAAAAACATTGATTAATCTCCTTTAATTTCCTGCCCAACCAATATTAGCTTTAGCTCCTAAAGCATTGCCAACTGAGGCTGCTACATCAGAGCCCCAACTTTTTCCATATTTTTGTTGAACTTCGGCTTGTGCTGATTTCCATTGTGAATCATTGTATCCTTTGCCATTTGAAGTAGACATAAGTTTATATTTTGAAAATAAATTTCTAGCAGAAGGTAGATCTAATGACTTAATTAAATAATGAGATACATTATTTTCATCAACTTTATCTTCATCTTTAGGAGTTAATTTTAAATCAAAAAAAGACACTGGTTCATTATTTTGTTTTCCAGTTACATAAATATCTGTTTTACCATTTCCAATATTAAGATAAACTTGATTTATTGCATTTGTTGTTTTTTGTACATAAAATAAAGCCCAACCTGCTTGAGATGCTGTTGGATCTTTTAATTGTTGTAATAATGTTGCAACATCTTTAGCTTCTCTTAATTTAATTCCACCAAAAGGTTCACTTTCTTGTAGTTGTTGTAAATAAGTATCATTCCACATTATTCACTTGCCTCCACATAATCAGTTTCTTTGTCAAAACAATTAGCAAAGTTTTCCCATTCTTTATGAGAAATTAAAGGTGCTGTTTTAGAATCTTTTTTGTCTTTCTTTTCACCCACTTTATCTGCTATCAATTTTGCAGCATCAACTAATAAGGCCATACCACCATTTTGTAAATTCTTAGACATAGTTGCTATATCTTCATAAAAACCAAATTGTTGAAGAGCTTGGTCTACAAAACTTTTTCCATCTGCAGTTGCTTCATCTTTTCCTTTGTTTTGAACAGCCCATTGAATATCAGCTAAGCATTTGATTAAGAATCCAGTTTTATGAGCATAGGGATCTTGTGTCCATTGTTGAACTTTAGAATCATCAACTTTAGTAGATTTTTGATCAGCAACTATTTTAGCGCCAATATTAAAAGCATTTAAAGCATTTTGGCCTGGATCAAAATTAACTTCTGGTGGTACATGCTTATATGTTACATTTTGTCTAGTTTGAGGATTCATTACTGTTCCATTTGGACAACCTATTGATTTTAGTAAATTAGGGGGTCCTTGAATTGTAGTAACACTAGGAAATAAACGTTGTATTCCGCCCCATGACCTAGCAAAAGCATATTTCTTTCCACCAATTTTTCCACCTTTAATAAGTGAACTATTTTCAATAGCAGACATGCCCCAAAAACCATCTGATTCGCATTTTATTGATGAGATATTAGCTACAACAATGCTTTCATCTGTAGGTAAGTTAACTCCACCTATTTGACTAACTGCCCCCATTACTAATGGATTTATTGGAAATATCCAAAGCGTTGTTGCTTGTTCTTTCTGATCTCCACGTTGTGCTGTTCCTCCTTGTTGTCCTTGTTGTACACCTTCTCCAGTAGTAACGGTTCCTCCGCCCCCAGCTTCGTATAATCGTCGTTCTTCTTTACTGAAATCTATTCCAATTTCAACTTCAAATAGATGATTATATTCAGCATGAGCAGCTCTTTCAAATCTATCTATATTGTGATCTTCATGTAACAAGACGAGTTTTTTAACTTTCATTTCTCGTAACACTGGGATAAGTCTATCTAATTCGTCATAGTTTTTACATTGAATTCCGTATTGTTCTCTTTCTTCTCTTAAGACATTGGCGATTTGTTTCTGTTTTAAGTACTCATTACCGCCTGAGAAGCATATTATTGCAGTGTTCATATTATTTAGTTATGAGTTCTTAACTATATGTGATGTTTTCAGTGCATTAAAGAATTGCTTAATATAGACCAAGATAAGTGCAGATATTTGAATAGGTTGTCGTTTTGGTGTTGTTTCTAAATCTTCATATAATTGTAAAAGTTCTTGATATCCTTTGTCATTATTGTCCAACTTTTGCTCCCATTTCATTGATGAATTGGTTAAGCTTATTACAATTAATTCCATATTTAATAGAAGACACTTCGTCATCTTGAAGAATGTCTTTTATCTCGTCCCATTTTTTGTGTTTGAGATATTTGAAGTAATAGCACAAAGCAATTTGCACCGATTCTTTAAATGATTCACGATCAGGGAACTGGACAGTTCTTCCATTGACTGTCTCAATTAACTCTGCAAATAACTCTGATCCCAACAACTCATATATTTCAACTAACACAGTTTGTTCTTCATTCTTTGAAGCTAAACGTAGATAATGAAGTTTTATTAGATCCTTAATTACCTCTTCAATGGGGTTTTCTTTTAAGATTTTATTGATCTTTTTTTGAAATAAAGACTTCTCTTCTACTATTAAAGTATCACTCATATTAAATAGTTAATGAGTCTATTTTTGAACGACTCTTTTAGTAATCTTATATTATATATGTAAGGGAGATAATATGCAAAAACTTATAGATTATCTAAAAACGCGTGGCTTAAAAGAATCTGATTATTCTTACACCCGTGCGGGAAATCTGAACTTCGCCATTGATGGTAGACAGTTTCAGTTTTCAAAAACCGGTTATTTCAGAGCTAAGGCTGACCGTAGCAAGCCTCGCGGAGCTTGGAAAGTTCGTCCCTTCCGCAATTCACCCTGGTCTCGTCATTCATTGTGCGGTTATCAGTGGTACCTGGTTTTCAAGGTGACAGAAAATGGTTGGGGCCGGTGCCCTACATTTACTGAAGATACTCTTATTGAGCGTCTGAAGCATTACAATTTCTAACTCATCCCGTCGACGGCAGCTCCTCCGGCCGTCGACTTTTTTAATTAACAGACTTTAAGTAATTTTTTTGAATTAAGATATTATTGCGATTAGAATAGATAATGTCAAAAGGTTCATTACATTCGAACTTTTCTTCCATCGGAATTGCATACACATTTATTACAAATTGTTCATTCAATAATTGTCCCATTTCATAAGCCATTCTATTATCATCTAAAGTATGCTCAAAACTATCATACAAATTATCTCTTTGTTCTTTTTCAAATACGTAATTTAATGGAAGAATCAAATATCCATTAGCATATAACGCAGAATTTGGATCTTCGTAATTTTCGTTAAAGATAAGTTTGCATTGATTAATGTATTGTAAGTTCTTTCTAAAACATTGTTGGCCAACAACATTATCACTAAAATTTAAAGAGACTTTTTCAGATTCTGGAACTTCTGCAACATTAAAGATTTTGTTACGACCTAATTCATCAACATATAATGGACGAATCTCATAAGGTTCAATATTGAATTGTTTCATTTGATGGAAATATGACCTTGATGTAATTCGGTCAATATAGTTGAACTGTGCAGTACGTACTTGTCTATTATAAAAGAACTCAGATATTTCATCATAAAATGTTACTTTTTCAAATTCTGCATAAGTGAATGTGGCTTTAGTATCTAATAGTGGAACTTGAATAGTACCATCAATAGCATTCTCTTCTGATTCTAGAAGTGTCTTAGTATTTTGTAATTCAGTTCTTTCATCTAATAAGAAAAGACTACGATTTTTAGTTGGGTCTTCTCTGAACAAAATATCAGCTCGTATGACATAAGGCGCTTTAACTTTGAAGTTTCTAAATCCAGCATTTAGTTGGTTCTGTGCAAAGATCTTATCGAATTGAAAACTGAAAGCTAATAATGTCTCTGGTTGTAGAATAGCTTTTCTGGGATCACTTTCTCTACGTAACATAATTGGAGTGTTGCTAGCCTTCACCTTAGCTTCTAAGAATACTTCACTGTACTTATTGAAAGAGAAATCCTGTGCTATATCTATTATGTCTGACTTATAGTAGGGCTGCTCAAACTTAGTATTGAAGATACTATATTTAGACAAGACAGATGGCATGATGTTGTTTTGTATCTCATTCTCGGTCAGCGTCTCATTAGTGTTGATAATGATGTTAGGCCTGATCTCTATCATGTTAGGTTCAATATAGTCAAAACTATCGTTAGGTGACTTAACATCTTGGAATGCCTTGATTAGTGGTTCAACAAGTTCGTTATAGGGGTCAGTCAACTTTTCGCCATTGGATCTAATAGCAGTGATCAGTAAGGCGTTCTTGTTCATACTTATCTCTTGTAGCACACTGCCTTCAATGTTAGACACATACATATTGCTGCCATCTGCATCTAATCGTTGACTGTTGCCGTATGACTGCGTACTGTAAACTCCACTTTGGAATAGTCGACAATGCAATAGACTAACTGGGCTGTTCTTCATAATCTGTTCGTAATAGCTACCCTTAGTAGCTATGGCATATGATTGTAAGTAAGTAGGAGGAGCATTTAGTCGGATGTCTTCTTCTTCCTCGATGTTTCGTCCACCCATGATAGGCGCAATGTTAGTACAGCCCAAGAATTGTGTCTGCACATTGAAGCGAGGATCTACTTGGTTGAAGCCAGGAGGCAGGACCATCTGTGTGATCTGGAATCTCTCCGGAACATTTCCACTTTCACCCTTAGTTTCGAGATACTCCACATTGACTTTAGCGTTCACTGGAAGCATTTGGCCCGTTATGCCATCACCAAACTTAAGGAGTACTCTGTCTTCATCATTGAGAATCTTAGCTTCGAACACTTTGTCGTATGGTCCAGCTAATCGAATGTTGGCTATCTTCTCCCAGATTTCAGTTGGTTGGTCAGTTGACAAACCATTGATGATAAGTTCAGGAGTGACTTTCACTTTGAAGAACTTCTCGCTAATTATGTTGCTAGCGTTCTCTACGTCTATTGCCTCTATTGCGAATGACTCAAAGCGTCTACCCTTAGCTCTGCCGAATTCTACTTCTACTTTCTCGCCCTGAATAACCGGCACTTTGAGATACTTAATGCCGTTCCAACCACCAGCACGAATGAAGTCGGCATACTTAACTGGATTAGTTTTGATAGCACTGAATGGTTCTTTCAAGGCTCGAGCTTCTACTGTTTCAATAGCAAAGAATGATGTGCCTTTTGGTGTCTTAAAGATGCTGCCTTGTGGAATGACATAGTTGACATCACTTGTCCATGGTACTAATGCTTGTCGTTCAGTGAATGTGGCAGTAAGATTTTGACTTAATTCATCAAAATCAGAAGCTTGGTCTAAATCAAAAAAGGTGACGCCAAAATTGAGAAGGCGTTCTATATTGTTCAGGTCAGTATGAGATACTATTACATATCCAATAGCTGACTTTGGTAACTGTCGTTTGTATGATATAAGATCAGCTTGATGAGTAAGTGATGACATGTTGCGAGCATTGCGCCATTTCTTTTCATTATATAGATACTCAAGATAACGTGCTATTTCAGAATTACCTTCAGCAATAACATTGATTAGATTTCCGATGGTTCCCACACCGAGGATGTTCGACCAATCCTCCATTATTTGTAATCTTTGTGTCATTCGTTGGGTAATCGCCAACTGGTCAAAACGTTTCAGACTATTTCTCCTTATTATAGTTAGTTAGTTGGACATAAAGTTAGCTAACGGAATGTCAAGAGCAGAGTAGTCAACTGCGTAACCTATATCTTCCATAGATGCAACTGTGAACTTACTAACAAAACTATTAGTAGTTGTAGTATAGTTCATGAGTTCATTATAGAATGGTCCATTAGGATCAGCTCCTGGTGCTCTGAAGCCCCAATGAGACAACGCACTACCACCAGCATTTTGTACAGTTGCAACAGGATTAGTAGAAGGATGTATCGGTATGAACATCTGTAAATCATAAGTTGCTTCATCATAAGCAGCTAAACCTTGTGGACCTATATATTTTGGATCGATTGGTGAACCTATTCCGATATTATTAGAATTGGGATTAATTCCAGAACTTAAAACGGGACCAAATCCTAAAAGAGTAACTAATAAGTTCCATGGAAAAACATTAGCATTGGCTATTAAGTCAGGAAGAGAAGTTGTGCCCGCAGGCCCTGTTATTAATCGGAAGTTTCCATTCCATAATGCACCAAAACCTAAGACATGAAATAGTTCATGAAGTGCAGTATAGAAAAAACGTTGTTGTGGGTTTCCTATAGGATGACATTGTGAACAAGAACAAAACTTAATAGAGCCAGACTTTACTGTGATATAATTTTCGTAAATATCTATCGCATCAAATGTTTGTAAAATTTCGCTTATATCTATATTGCCGTTAAAGTTAGTAGCCATATTTCCAGGACCACCCTGACCAGAAAAATGATTCTCACCAAAAATAAGCTGATCAAAAGTTACTTTAACTGGAATTGTTCGTTGTTCTGAAGAGTAATTAACGCCAGTAATAATCTGTTCTAAAAAATTTACAGCATCATAAAGCCAAGTTTCATATAACGATCCCTTATATTCATTTGGAATCTCAGTTATGTCTAAATCTATCTTAAAATTAGTTTGAGCTGGGCTTGTCTTATATATTTGATATGCTACATTTTTTGTTCCAGAGGCTAATAGTTCTAAAGTATGTCGCTTTAATCGTCCATTATTGTCTTTTTTGAATATAGAGTCCATAAATAATTAGTGGTTTGCTAATTATATCTCCATACAAATTTGTCGACAACTGCTGTTCCAGGAAATTCTAGACGAGTAACCCTGACTACTAATGTTTCAGTTCCTTTGAAGAAAAGAGGAGGCAAAATAGTTCCTCTTTCATCATTTTGCTCAGTATAGGCTTGATGGATCCATCTAACTGAGTCATCTAACAGCTTAACACCTAAATGTAGATGATGAATAGCATATGCTCGTGTGCAGTTAGCCGTTACAATACGATACCAGCCAGTTTGACTTAATGGAACTTCTAAATCATCAGTTGACTGAATGCTTTGAGATATCAACGTCATATCAGCAGTATAGTCAGGTGGAAATGAGATAAGAGAAATATCTTTTAATGTTAGGACTGAATCTCGTGTTAATTTGCGTGGGATAGAAATCTTTATATCTTTGTAAACTTCCATAATAATTTAGTCTACAAAGATATATGATTTGTTACTATTTTTGTTATATTTTCAATGATTTATAATATCATTTTAATAATCTTGATATTATTTTTTATGATCCTTGTAATGGAGGTGAAATAGCCTGCATTAAATTAGAATCTGGATATGGATCATTACTAACCCACATTGTAAAAAAGCTTATAGTATTTGATTGATTAGATAAACCATTAACACTGCTTGTACTAATAAGAGATGCTGTTTGATCACCTGGATTTCTAGCAGCAATTGATATATTAAGAGTTCCACCAGCACTTTGATTAACAATAGTCCCCATAAGACCTACTTGAAAATCCGGTCTGAATCCATAGGGTACTGAGCCTAGAGGTTGAAGTGTGCCACCACAAGTTCTAGAATGCATAAATACACATATGTTACCAAATCTTAATACTATAGCAGTACCATTCCACGTACCGCCACCTACAATTGGACCAACTGCAATTTTAGAAAGATCATTCATAAAACTTTCAATATCGGGTTTATTCTTAATATAACCAGGATCATTTACGTCTGTTTCATTCCAATCACTTTGAGTGCCAACAGGACCGCCTATAATTGGCTTATTTTTAATAAAAGCTGGATGATTTAAATCTGCATTATTCCAATCAGATTGAACTTGTTCAGGTAATGCATGATAATGATCTGATCTAGCAAAAGTTGTGGCCGAGCCATCTTCTTTAACTTGTCCAAATTCTGCTTGTTGATCAGTTAAATTACCTGCTTCTGGAATAGCTGGTATATTTGGTAAAGCATGATAATGATCAGATCTAGCAAATGTTTCTAATGTACCATTTTGAGCTGATTGACCAAAATCAGCTGCTTGACTACTTAATACTGCCGGCTCAACAGCAGGGGGTATTGTTGGCTTATTAGCAATGTAAGCCGGTCCAGAAGATGCATTCCAGTCAGATTGAACTTGAGTTGGTATGTCTTCTTGTGTTATAAAATTAGCAATTTCTTCTCTAGTTACTACTTCTTGAGGATCATTATCTTTTACTTTTCTATGTATAGTTTCAAAATATTCTTTAGCCACGTTCTTCTCCTACAACTATTATAGTATATGTTCCTGGAATTGGATTATTCGGAACTCCTAATGGATCAAGAGTTACCTCTCCAGCGTCTAAAGTAAAGCTGCTGCTTAGTCCATTAAATTCACCACCATCTTCTAAGTGTACAATTACTTTTGGAAATATCTCAGTTCTTTCATAAGTAGTTGGGTCATTATCTTCTCTATAAACATGTACTGAAAAGTATTTTTCAAAATAAATTTCATAATTCTCAATATCTTTAAATTCTAAATTTATTATCCAACGTAAATTGTCTTCAATAAAGGACTGACCTTCAAAAATTACTCTTTGGAGAGGTGTAAAGGCTTTCTTGAGAAATTTAGGCTTATTCTTAATAAATGCAAGACTTTTAGGATTATTTTCATTCCAATCAGATTTTACACTTACATCAGCAATTTTTATTTTTTTACCATTTTTTACAGCAAAAATCATTTAAACTCCTTAGGTAATATTTATTAACCATTTTCTTGATTTGAAGGTCCTAGTGATTCTATAACTGCATCTTCTAAATCTATATAAAATCCTTCTTTCCAGTCAACTGTTGCATATTCATAATAAGATTTTGGCATATCAAATATAAGTCCTTCGGCCGGAGATACACTATGTTTTAAGTTAGCGGGGTTAACTGTCGTATTAATTTTAACTGAAATTTCATTATTTTCAATTTTAATACTATCACCAGCAGTATAAACATCTATAAGGTCAGAGACATCACCAGCTGTTGAATTATATTGACCATGAGCATCTTTATGAACAACTACTAAAAATATTTTATTTACAGTACTACCTGGTTCCATCACACCAGATAAAAGATGAGATACATCAGGTTCACCATACTCTGATTTATATTCAGTTGGCCATTGAAAACCATCACTTGGGTCAGTTGGATCAGTTTTTTTCCAAGATACTAATCCCATCCATTCAATCTGTGATTCTAAATCTAGTTCAATATAACTAATAGCTTTTGACTGTTCTTTTCCAAAAAGTCCTATTCTATTTTTTGAAGAATCATATTTTAAGCTTAATGTAGTAGATAATACATTTCCTGTCCAATCTAAAACTTTATCTTCACCAACACCAAATTGGAATTTATTATTATCAATATAATCTTTAATTGTTGTTGTAGCACCTGGTTTTCCGCCAATTATAAGATTTTCACCATGAAGTTTTATCTCGCCAACTTCACCATTAACAGATTTAACTTTGCTAACATCTGCTATTAATATTTTTTTTCCGTTATATACTTTAAAAATTGCCATTTATTTTCTCCTTATACTTTTAAGGGAGAAGAGGTTTTCTTCTCCCTAATTATTTTAGTTTTCTACATCAAATGTAATTGAAGTTGTTGCAACTTTATTTGCACCTTCAGTTTTTCTATTACCACCAGCTTTCTTTATGTCCCAAAGTTCCCAAGTTATTTTGTATTGTCCAGCCTCTTGTGGTGTAAAGAATAAGAACACACTATCAAGTACTGGTCTATCTTCTGTATTGCTATAAGCAGCATTTTGTCCGCCACCAACAGCGCCCCAATTATCATAGTCACCAGCATTATTAAGAACAGAATATTGATTTTTTGGATTTGGAGGGCCCATATTAGAGAATAATGTTGCATTGAGTTCTTCTCCATATTTACCATCGTCTAATCTTTCACATTTAATAAATGTTTTAGCAAATTTATCTTTCATATAATCAGTATCATCTAAATTGATACGTGGGGTCATACGTGCCCAGATTGCACATTCATTACCAACAGTTGCTGGTTCAGTTGAAGTTGCTTTAGAAGTATCATAACCATACCAACCAGTTGCTTCTGAAGTATCATCTTGCGCCGCGAAAAACTTTGTAAAAGCAAAATGAAGAATATTGTATTCACTTCCGTCTTCTATAACGAAGTAAACTCCGTCATTAGCTTTATTGCTTCCAACACTATTAAATTCATTAGCAGTACCTGTCCAGAATTCTAAAAGAAGTCCATCTTCGCTTACTGAAATTCCTTTTTCTGAGTCTGGATCAATTTTTACACCAATTTCACGTTGAATAATTTCAATACCGTCACCAGCTGTATAATCTTCAATTATTTCAGAAAGATTAGCAAATGAATATTGAACATCGTCATCTGCATCTTTAAAACCTAAGATAAGATATTGACCATCTGCATTGCCAGATCCGAAAGCAGTAATAATTTCGGCTTTCTTAATTATATCAGTTTCTGTAATTTCGGATAAATCTAAATTGTTGCTAGTACTTTTTACTATTTCATTTAGAACAAGAGCTGAGCCCAATATTAAATCAAATTCACTTACTACCTGTTTGTTTTTACCAAGTAATTGAACTTTATTATTTGCATAAACGAGACTTAAATGGGATTTAAGTTTTGGATCTCCGCCTTCTGTTTTTGCGGACCATGTTAAAACTTTTTCATTTGCACTTAATTGTGTTTTAGCTAGTAATTCCGAGACATCTTCTGTAAGATCATTATTAATAACAAATTTACTTAATATTTTAGATCCAGGGTATCGAGGATCCTCTACTCTTTCAAAAGAAATTCCTTCTCCTGCTTCAATATCAAAAGTTTCTTGAGTAGGTCCTTTTTTTAGTCCGTCTAAATCACTAAAAAATTGTGCTACCCTTACTACGTCATCATTAGTAACATCAGTAATAGTAGGAACTATAGCTGTTACTAATCTTTTGACTCCGTCTGTATCTGATGCTCTGATATCTTCATAATTTATTTTTCCATCAATTTCTGATTTTATAAAATAAGTTTTGTCAGTGCTGTCGTAATAAATATTACTAGCGTCCAAATCAATATTTTTGTCGCTTTCAGCTGATATCCCATTAATTGTTTCGAGCTTATTAATTTCTGCGAATAATCTCTTTTCACCATTAATAATTCTAAAAATTGCCATTTAAATCTCCTTATTTATTTAGTATTTTATTTCACATAATATGTCCCATCAAAAGAAGAGACACCCTTTTCTATGTTTTTAAGAATTTCGTCATTAAATTTCTTATATGATCCAGTCCAAGCTTCTGGCTGTCTATCACCATATTGATTTATAGTCATTTTAGAGCCATCTGGATTTGTATATTTAAAACCAGGTGCATTCGAAGCAAAATGTGTATCACCAGCCACTTCTTGAATTTTCTGACGAATTGGACCATGAGCATTTTCATCTGCATTGTGTGCTGTTAGATCAAATTCTGGAATTTCTGGTTGATATAGTACTGGCTGTGGAATAAAAGCTGGGGTTGTAATCATCCAAGGTGGCTCGGATAAGTATTCTGTTTTTGGTTCTTGATAATCATCTATAAACCAATATTCAGCTGGCTCTCCATTACCGTTATCTCTTACTACAAATTTTAAGCCCTTAGCTCTTAAACCAGGAGAAAGATGACCTGCTATTCGTAAATCTTCGGGACTTGTTTCTGGTCCACAAGCTTCATCTAAGTTTTCAAAATATGTTTTAGTATCAAGAGGTTTTGGCTGTGTAATCCAATAACCGCTATTTAATTCACTTCCTATTGCCATTTATTTTTCTCCTATTAATTAGTAAATTCAAACGTATATGCTATGTTTGGTAGTGGAGTTCCTATTGGTCTATCTTTTAATTTATAAATATAATAATTATCAACACCATTATTATCAATAGACGTTGAAAATTTATCCCATTCATGATTTTTTGGTACTCCACCAATATCTTTTATTTGAAATATATCCATACTCTGTGGACATACAAATATTAAATCACCTATTATATTTGTAAATAAGTGATTTTCAATATTATTAGCAACTGCAGGATCGATTGTTACTTTTTGTTTTATATATCCATTTTCTAATAAATTAAGTGGCGATCCTACTGCTGTTGGTATAAACCCAGGACTAATACTACCTTCTAAAAGCCCCGCGATTCTATTAATATCTCGTAATGGATCAAATATTGCTCCAGTTACTTGATCTGGATTAGCAAAATCAATATTACCCGGCATATAAAGTGCGCCTTCTGGAATAAATTCACCATACCATATTTTTTCAGCTGGTTGTGGGAATACTAATGTAAATTGATCAGTGTCTTCTCCAAAATCATCATCAATATCATAAACTTCAACTTTTACATTATAAGTTTTGCTCTGATTTAATCCATTAAATGTTGCAACAATATATAGTCCATCATCATTTAAGAACTGTGATACATTAATAGTTTCCATTTCTAAATCATCTAAATAAACTTTAGCTTCTTTTAAAGCGCAAGAACCTTTTGTTATATCAGCTTTTATGCTAACACTAAATGGTGCAATATGTTCTCCATTAACTTTCGCTGCCTCAATATCTGTAGTAACAGTAACTTCAACAGTTGGTAAAGTTATTACAGTATATGTGGCATATATATCCAAGTTACTTGTAACATTAGAATAGTCCTTATCCCAGCTATCAAAATGATAGCCATTTTTAGTTGGATCTTCAGGAGGAATTGCTGCACTACCATGATTGACTGTTTGACCAGCTTTAATAACAGTAACTTTATCATCATCATAGAATGTTACAGTATATTTATTGATAACCCATTCAGCATATAAGTCTAAATTAGATGTAATTGGAGTAGTAGTAAAAGTAAATTGATTAGTAAAAGTTTCATCATCTAAATACCACCCATTAAGTGTATAACCAGTTTTATTTGGATTATGTGCTGTTGCAGTTTGTAAATATTCTACTGGTTCAGTATAAACTATTACACCTTCTATCCAGAAATTAACATTATATTCATTTATTTCCCAATCAGCAACTAATGTAATGTCTCCAGTAATAGGTGTAGAGAAATTAAATGAACTTTCATTTAAAGTCCATCCGCTATTCTGTAAATGATAACCAGTTTTTGTAGGAGCTGGATCAGGTATAGTTGCAGTTGCATTCCAATTTACAGTTTGAGATGGTGGAGTAATATTTCCACCATCTGAATTAAAAGTTACTGTAAATGTTTTTATAGCATATTGAGCCTTAATAATTATATTTTCTTCAATATTATTATAAGATTTATCCCAACCATTTGGATCATATCCTTCTCTATTTGGATGAGATGGCGGAATTGCATTATTTCCATGATCAATATATTGTATATCAATGGGTGGCGTATTTATATCATCTGTATAATCCCAACCAACAAATTTTACTTCATAATTATTTATTTCATATTCAGCATAAATATCATTTTCGGCGGGAAGTGGCTCTAATTGACTATAATCAAAATTACCAGATTCTATATAATCCCAATTATCTGTTTTATGCCAACCTTCTTTATCAGTTATTGATGGAGGACTTGGTTCATCTCCGTATTCTACTGTTTCATCTCCAATTATTATATACTTATTAGTATCATTATCCCAGCCCCAATAATTTATTTTATATTGTAATTTAACATATTCACCATATAAAGTTATTTCACCTGCAATAGGTGTATTAAAATTAAATTTAGGAGGAGTTAGTCCGCTATTATCATACCAACCATTAAAGTTATGGCCTTCAATATCTTCTGGATAGATTTCAGCTGCAGTAGAATTTTCAACTACACTTTGAGCTAAATCATTCTCTATTCCTTCGCCATAGTCAAAATAGACTTTATATCTAGGAGCACTAATTTCTTCTACCCAATAGAGTTGGCATCCGCTTATTGTATCTATTGTTTTGTTTGTTACAGAAAATTTAAGTGTGAATACACCATCATTTTCTGTCATATTACTGATTACATCAGCTGGATCTTGAACATTATATCCATATAATTTAAATATATCACCAATGGATTCCATTGTGAGAGTTTTGAAATGTCCGCTTATAGCTAAGTTTGTTAATTTTTCTAATGAAATAAGTTTTTCATCATCATTAATGCTTAAACCAGACACGTGGCCGCTTACTATAATAGCGTCAATGTCTTCAAGATAATCATGTTCGTGGTTGCCCTCTGCAACAGTTCCAGCAATATCACCAAACTCTTTATTAAATGCGCTATTCTTACTAAAAGCTTTCTCAGCACCAATAGCTTCTGGAGTTACTCTAATGTTTCCAGCATTGAAAGGAGCAGGATCTTCGCCTAATGCAACTTTAGTTCCAGCTGGAATAATATGCGTGTGTTGTGTTACTACATTTTCTTCACCTAAAGGCTCTTTAGCCCACTGTGGGACTGTTGGATCTTCTTCTTCTGTTAAATATTCATGACTATGATTACCAGCTGCTGCAGTTGTTCCAGTTGTTCCAATTTGTAAAAATGCTGGCTTATTAGTAATTTCATCCCATGCATGATCATGATCTTCTAGTTCATAAGGATCAGGAGTATCTTCAATTTCTCCATAATTATATGTTGGCTTATTTTCTGCTTTTGCCCAAGGTGATACATCTTTAGCATTTCTATCATCAGAAAGTCTAGAATCCCCTTCTTCTATATAGTTGCCTATTGGTTGATAATCATGTGTATGTTGTGACGCTTTAGTCCCATTTAAGCTTTCTTTTGCCCATGACGGCACAGTTGGATCTGTTTCTGTAAATGATTGTAGTGCTGTATCTGCTTTGCTTAAACTATTTTGAACAGATTCAGCTAAATCACCTTTTGGTATGCCATCAGCTGGTTTATCATATTTTGCATCCCAATCAGATTTATTTTGTAAAGTAACATGTATATCATTATTTGTAAAATGATCATGAGTATGATTACTTAAAGCATAATTACCCAAATCTTCAATATCTGATTCAGTATGAGTATGAGGGCCTGTAACATGTGTATGACCAGCTGGAGAAGCACCTATATTTTCAGGAGTAATTAATATCGATTTATTTACTGAAGCATTAGCACTAAAAGTATCATTTAATGTTAAACCACTAATAGTTAATGTCGCATCATTTGGTATAGTATCATTATCAACAAGGCCTGAAATAGCTTCTCTTAACTCACTATCATCATAAATAGTATCATTATCTATTATTCCTGAAATAGCTTCTCTTAATTCTGAATCATCATATATTGTATCACTGTCTATTAAACCAGAAATAGCTTGCCGTAATTCGCTATCATCATATCGCATATTATCAGCACTAATTACATTATCAACTATAGATATATTATCGCCACCCGTATATGTTGTATCATTATCAGTTAATTTCGATATTTCAGTGTTAGTATAATCTTTAGCATCTTGTAAAGCTTGACTAATTTCAGGTTCCCAATCTTTTCCCTCTATAGCTTCTGGAAGATAAACTTGTGGTTCTGGTATAATTTCAGGACTAATAATTGTAACCCAGTCATCACCCAATTCTTCTGGCTTATAATCTTGTGTAAACCAATATTCACGAGGACCAGGATGATCATTTGCTGTATCATCTTTTACTGTAAATTTTAAACCAGTAAATCTTAAAGTTTTTATAATATCTGCTTTAGCTTCTTCTAAATTTTCAAAAATAGTTTTACCATCTATTGGTCTATTAGTTGTAGGCCAAAAACTATCTCCAAAATTTATTGATCCTTGTTTTGCCATGCTTTATCTCCTTTATTTATAAAATACATTTAATGTATATTCTGGACTTGATTGAAATACACCGCCTGCATTTGAAAAAATGTACATATAATAATTCATTCCATCTATATTAGTATTAAAAGATCTACTGTCAAAACTCATTGGAGTAGTACCAGCTTCAAAATGGTCAACTTCAAAAGGTGTAATAAATACCACCCAAGATATTCCATCTAAATAAATTGGTGTTTTTTGAGTTGCTACGGACTCTTCTGTTAATTTTAAGTATCCATCAGGATATTGTTCAAATTGGTTACCAACAGCACCTACTAAGTTCATTACTCCATTTTGACCATTTTTTATATAATCAATAAGTAAATCTTCAAGTTGTTGTGCATCATAAGTACCAAAATTTGTACCAACAAATGTACCTGGAGTAACATTAGGATTATAAACTGATCCAGGAAGAAAATATTCACCATAAAAAAGTTTTCCAACAACTACATTTGCCTCCATTTTTGCCCAGATTGTAATCGGACCAGTAATGGGTGTAGAAAAGCTCCATGCTGTAGTACAAGCTTTATCTGAATACCATCCACCAAAATCATACCCACTTGGAGGTGTTGGATTACCCGGATCAGATACTGTATTATTATAGTTAACTGAAGTTGATGAAATTGGTGTATCATCTTCCCAAGCAAATGTAACTGTATAAGAATTAATGTTCCATCCAGCATAAATTGTAGTATTAGCTTTTATTTGAGTTCCAAAATTAAATGGAGTTGTTAATGCACTAGTTGTAAACCAGCCTTCAAAGGTATAACCTGTTTTTCCGCTTGCTGGGCCAGGATTAGTTACATTTCCATTATAGTTAACTGTTTGTGATCCAATAGCAGAGCCCCCATCAACATCAAATGATACAGTAAATTGTTGTATATCAAATTTACCATATATTGTTGTGTCATTAGTAATGAAAGTATCAAAATCAAATAGAGTTGTAAATGCATTATCTTCAAACCATCCGCCAAAATCATAGCCTTCTAATCCAAGATCACCTGGATCACTTACTGTATTTCCATTAGATACGAATATTGTCCAATTTTCTTGAGTAACCCAAGAACCAAAGGTGCCAACATCGAAGGTAATGCTTCTCATTGCAACACCTTTAGGAGCCCAATAGAGTAGATTATCTTTTACTTGTTTCTGTCCGCCAACTTCTTCTAATTCAAATTCTAATACATAAGGACCAACTGCTTCACCAAAAATCTCTTTTGGATCTTGCACTCTATATCCATAAAGTGTCATGTGATCATTAACGCGTAAATTATCTATGCTTGCTCTTTCAAAGAAGCCACGAGTTGCAATTAAGCGTTCTTCTATATTTACATCACCATTAGTAACATTTATTCCATCTTGAGCAGTAAGTAATCCAGATATTGTAGCAATACCTTCTAAGGTAGTATTACCACCAACATTTAAGTCACTATCAATATCAACAATACCTCTAAAATTAGAATCACCAAGTACTAATACAGAACCAGTAATGTCTAATCCATCATTACTTGTTATTTTACCAGTAACAACAAGTGTTCCACCCATTGTAGTATTATCATCTACATTTAATGTTCCGCTAATAGTTGCATTACCATTAACTTCTAATCTTTTAGTTATTACTGCAGTTATATATCTGATATCAACTGGCCATTGTACACTATAAGTATTGGTATCAGCATTATAGCTATTTAATTCTCTAACAGTAAAGCTTTCAAGATAATTCTCTGAGTCCCTGTTTTCTATTACATCATATTTCCAACCAGCCTTAACTGCTATTGATGAAAATTGATATCGAGTATCTATAATTCTTAAATCATTTTGACTAAAATCATAGCCCAAAGAATATGATGGTAATGGAACACTTAAGTCTAACTTATCGTCATCTTCTAATGACAGTATTAGTTGTCTATCATTTTTAGGATCAATGAAAATCTTAAATTGTAAATCCTCAATTACTGCAACATGATTGCGGCCTGCTTCTGTTATCTTATAACTCATTTACTTGCTCCTTATATCTTTTTAGATTTAACATCTATTTCTACATCATTATATGGCATGTTAAATGTAAATCTTGTAATGCCATCTGAAGGATCACCTGGCCACATAACGAAGTTTGGTAAATCTTGTATTTCAGCTAATGTCTCATCACTAATAGTATATCCATTTGTAAAGTTCAAATATGGTTGAAGAACTTTATCAGCTTGATGTCGTGATTCAAACGTTGAGTCTGTTCCACCAATTAGGCCTGGGATGTTACTAACACCAGTTGCAAATTCATCTTTAGTTGTAAATGTTAACCAATAATTTCCACGATATATTCGTATAGTTATTTGGTCAATAACACTTGGACCATCTTTTGGATCAGGTTTTGTTGGATCATATATGTTATCTATTGATGTAAATTGAATAACAAGATCTTCATAAATTGTGCCATCTGGTATTTTTCTATTAGAAATTGTTAGTAAGCCATTTTGAGCTCCAATAGTTCCTCTATCTGTTGTAGCTGGAATTGTTTCCCAAGTTACATTAGTATTTTCCATATCGGCTTCTGTTATTTGGTTACCACCCTCTTTATCAAACCAAGCAATGCCTAATTGGATTTTATCACTTGTTTCTAATTGATAATGTCCTTCTGAGTTTGGAGTTAAACCAATAATTTTTCCATGTTCAACATGTGTATAAACTCTAATTTCAATTTCTTTCCATTTAGTTGGATCAAAAGCTGAGGTAAATCTAAGTATCGCGTCTCCCTGAGCTTTAGCTAAAATTACAGCAGTATCTTCAACTGAACTTTCTACTTCAATTCTGCTATCACCAGTTATTACTGCCCAGGTTCCATCTATATAAGTTGGTGTATCATCCCATTCAATATGAGCATCCCAAGGAATGCTAGCATATGGTGGTCTGTGTAAGTATTGTCTATAAGGTGAATCAAGTTGTAAATCTCCTTCAATACCAACTTTAATTTCAAATGTAGTAACTGGTAGAACAGCTTTAAGATTCCAAATTTTTGTAGTACCAGATGCTGTTTGAGTTGTGAATGTTATTATGTCACCTGGTGATGGTTTATTTAAGAGTCTAATTCTAGCATATTCATTTGTATATGTTCCATAAACTCCCAACACTTCTATTTTACTACTATCATAGTCTATAATACTGATTGGGTCTGTTGCATCTAATGGATCAAATACAAAGTACATTTTGTTAGACTGTTCTTCATCTTCAAAATAAACTAAATCGACTTTATTAGTTATAGGAGCATTATTCATTTCTAATTCTATATCATATATTCGTTTGTAATACCATGGAAGAATATAAAGAACTGGAATATCCTGGCCTGTTGGAACTGAGGGTAATTCTAATATGCGATATTTCCAAGCATAAGAATGGGCGTCTAATGTCATTCCAATGTTATTTGTTTGCTTATAGATAAACCAACCAATTTTTGTAAGTGGATTATCTTCCATAATAATTTCAGTTACTATTTCATTATAATATGCTTGATATTGTCCAAAATTCTTAAGTGATTTAACAACACCACTTTGTTGCATGTGATTAATGTGATTAGGATCAAGTGCAACTAATACCATTTGTGGACTAACTTGGAAATCTAATCTAATGTCACCATAAAATTGATTAAGTGTTACAACTTGATTATCTCCAACAAGACCACTACCAACTACTTCGCCAGTAGCTATTACTGTTAATGTCCAGTCGGTTCCACTATCATGATGTCTCCAACCAGTACAATTACCAGTTACGCCATCACCATTCATAAATTCTGAACGAATTAAAAGGCCTTCATCTACGTTTTTCTGAGCATAAATCTCACCAGTTTTTCGACCATTAGCGTCAACTGCTTTGTCAGTTGCTGATGAATTATGAAGAGTTCCTAATATATTTCCAAGTATAATACGATTACCATTAAGTACTGTTGCCATTACTTTAGGAATAATATAATTAATTGTAAAGCCACATTCTGAAAGATCAGGATCCGGATTGTCAGTACCAAAAAGATTCATTACAGTTCGACCATTTGGTAGTAAGTTATCTAATCCACCATCTGTTAGTTCATGTGCATTGTGTAATGTATTAGCAACAGTGAACTTATGAATAACATCTATTTGATCAATATAGAATACATACTCTCTATTTAAGATAACATTATCAAAATAGACTTTGCTATCTTTATTGATTATGAATCGATAGACAGAATGTTTTGGATCAAGCTTGTATGTGATAATACCAGAGTTATAATATGGGTCATCTTCGCCTCTAAATGTATAAGTAATTGTTTCATTTGGTAAGTTTTCAAGAACAGCATTCTTAATTAAGTCATCAACTTCTGGCTTATTATAAACTTCTGTTTTATCATAGTAGTTATTAAAATAACCAGACACATTTTCTATTTCTGCTGATAATGCTGCGTCTTCATTTTCTCTAACTGCTGCTTCGTCTGCTAATTCAGAAATTGTATCTTCGAGAACACCAGATATAACATCTATTCTATCTGCATTATCTTTGATTAAGCCTGATAATATATCATCTGCAGCTTTTCTTTCCCCTGCTTCAGTATTATCTGCTTGTTCTCTTTGACGAATTTCAGTTAGTAAATCACCGCTTACTACTTCTAATAAGCCACTAACTGCTACAAATGGTTCTCGTGGTGCATATCGGTTATCTATTTCTTGTCCATAAACTGTTATTTCAGTGTCAGCTTCTTCATCACCATAATCTTTATCTTTACCAATATTGATTAAGTCAGATGTTAAGTTGATAGATTCTTCTGTAATAACATTAAAGTCAGCATTAGCGTAAAACTTAATATCTTGCGCTTCTGCATTTATATCACCAGAGACATTTAAGTAAGCATCACCAGCAATTTCTGTAGTTGAATCTTCTAATACTTTAGTAATTACTTCTTTAACGTAAGTATCTAATAGACCATCTTCAGCTTTAATTAAAATATTTCCACCAGTATAATATGGTTGATCAGCTTCCTTATCTAAAATGCCAGCAGTTAAAGTTAAAGTATCTTCTGCATTAACTTCATAATTTTGAGCGTTTTGTGTCCAATTATGTAAATTGCCTTCATAATCTTTTGACTCAGCAACTACATCACCATATATGATACCATTTATTTCAAGCTTAGCTGTGTGTAATAAAGCTTTCTTAAAAATTGCTGTATCAGTAACTCTAACTCTTATCTCGTCAAAGTCTTCAAATGTGGCGCCAGGCCATGACCAATTAAACTTACCATCTCCAATTGTTGGGCTTATTGCTATATTACTATTATCTGTTTCAAAATAGATAGGTGTAAAATCATCACTTTCAATATGAGTTACATAAAGTCTAGCACTGTATGGAACAGATCCATTATCTTTCATTTCTTGTAATTTTGCCTTAAGACCTGAGAAAAGAACTACATTATCTGATTCAACTTTAATAAGATGACTAGCATTTAAAGTTTCAGTTACTGATGTACTACCAGGTTGTTGTAGTAAGCCAGCAATTACTGTATCACGATAGACATCCCATCGTTTGTGAGATTCCATATCAGCTGTACTTATTTTACCTCTGAGTAATTCAGCTAATCTTTTATTTAAGTCACTCTGTGCTGCTGGGTCACCAGTAATAGTACCCCAAACTGTTTTAAGCTTAAGCGGTAATCCATTATATGTTGGTTGTCCTTCTTCTGGACCAATTAAATTAATAGGAAGAATACCATCACCAATATCTATTGATGCAACTGGTTTCCACAAGAAATATAACTTAATGTCTTTGAACACAATTGATTTTTTATCATCATCAGCATAAAGAGTTAATGTATCAAATGGTTGTGTATGTCCATCAAAATCATAAATTTGTGAACCACTAGTTGTTGTCCATTTAGGCGTTTTAATACCAGTATTTGTTTCAAACCAGATATAAGTTTGTGCAGTATTTATGCCAGAGAATTGTAACTGTATTTTTATGATCTTTTTGTTTTCAGCAAGAAGCTGATTAAACTCTGCTAATAACCCATCACGAATTGTAGAGTTATCTTTAAGACCTGTTGTAAGTAAACCAGTAATTTCTGTGTATTCAGCTTTTTCATTAGCCATTGCAACTTGTTCGTATGCTTCAACATACTCACCATTTTCTACAACATATCGTTTGCCATCATTTTCTGGGAATTCAGTAAACTTACCTAAATCATTCCATCGCTTTCTTTCTTCTTCTGAAATGTGTGGAGATAGTTCATCACCAACATCTTCCATGTGAGTGTGTATCTCACCAGAAATAGCTTCTATATGTTCAGCTGCTTCATTCCACTTTTCGCGTTCAAAATTACCACTAAGATGAAAATCAAAATCATCTGTATGTTCATAGAGAGCAGGATATGTTACAAAAGCTCTTAGATCAGGAGCCTCTATTGAAATCCAGTCATCTACTACTTTTCCACCACTAATTTGTTGTTTTGGTCCATATATCCAATAAGTTGCATAGTTAGATTCTCCAGGTGTTCCTGGTTTTGGTTCAACAAGATAGAACTTATCAATTAAGCCACCGTCTGGAAAAGTTAGTTGAAGAACTCTATAAGCGTCCTCTGCTCGTTCGTTTGTATCTGGGTCGTTTCGCCACTCTACATAAATATAGGCTTTATCATTATTGTCACGAATCTTTTCATCAATAAGTTCATATATCTCTCTCTTAGAATATGTATCAATACTAGCTGGAGTTATCTGAAGCTTAATTGCACCATCTGCAGTAGGTAATTGCAATGGACGATCATTAATGGCAATGGCTTGCACTCCATTTGATTCAGCATAAGGAATTTCCATCCATCCAGTCCATCTCGCAACACCGTGAATATCTTTGACTAATCTTTTCTCATAGACCTTTTTGTCATCAGTGGCTTTAAAGACTTGTCGTCCTGCTTCAAAGTTGTATTTCCAAGATTCAAAAACACCTTCTTTAGCTGAAGGGAAATCATTGAGCTTACCTTCTCGATAAAATACAGTTCCATTAGTTTGTTTGTCAAACGTCTCTTGTGGGTATATCATTTTAGGCATCAAATTCTCCTTTTAATTTCATTTATTATTTAGTTAGACTAAATTTTCTAGTCTTAAGAAAAGCACAAGACTTTTCAACATTTTTTAGAAAAGTCTGAACTATTTATTATGAGTGGCACCTATCAATGGTATAATAATGGTCGACATAATAAGAAGGTGTACGACATTATTCCAGAGGGGTATGTTATTGGTTACATACTTGTTAAAGACAAGATCAAACGAATTCGTAAATTGAATGATGATTATGAAAGACGTCGTCATAAATTGAAATCTAAGTTTGAAGAAAAGCTTGCTAAATTAGAAGAAGAACAGCTTATCAAACAAAAGGAGATTATTGACTTTTAAGTTAATATAACTATAATGGAGACTATTTTCGTATCTAAAACATCAGACACCTTCTATTTAGCTCGGTGGCTTTTTCTCAAGAAGAAAATTACACAAGCTGAAATGATAGAGTACTCGAAGAAATCTTATGACGAATTAGTTACCATCATTAACGATTTCGGCATTAAAGTCAAAATCCGAAATGAGAATAAAGTTCGTTACGAACCGAGTGGAACTTCTTTATTTGACTAGGCTCTGAACTGTTTGATTATATTTTAACTAAATATTATGAATAGAAAAGAATGGAAATTAGCAGTAAAAGAAAAACAGAAAGGAATTTGGGAATTTCGTAATAAAGCAGTCAAATATTTTAACTTACAAAAAGGTGAAGTAATTCACCATCTTAGAGATACTGAAGAACAAAGAATCTTTAATGACACTTACTATGAAAGATGGGGTTTTGATCTAAATGGCGAAATGAAATATGCTGTAAAATGGGATGCAAAGAAGCACATACAATATCATAGTTCTTCTATAATACATAAAAAATTATCAAGTCAACTAATAACAAAATATAATAAATCATTAAAAGGAAAATCTTTAGAAGAAAGACTTGGATATGAAAAAGCAATAGAAGTTAAAAGAAAAATTTCTTTAAAAAGTGCTGGAAAAAATAATGGTATGTTTGGAAAAAAACAATCTGAAAATACTAAATTAAAACAAAAAGAAAAAGCATTAAATAGAACTAAAGAACAAATAAAAATTGCCGGTGAACTTTCTGGAAAAGCAAGATTGGGAAAAAAATATTGGACAAATGGACAAAATCTATATCTTGAGGTTGAATGTCCTAAAGGTTGCTGGAAATATAAAAGACCATTTAAAGCAAGAAAATTTTTTGATTAAGCATCTTTTGAACGACTAACTCTCTAATCTTATATAATATACGTAAGGGAGATACAGAATGAAGGTAATAACTTCTAAAAACAGACAAACTTGGGTGAATGAGCCCGTCACTATTGACTGGGATAAAGATGACGGACGGATCGTTATTGTTCTCCAAGATGGAACCATAATAACTGCAACTGACTTCTATCTCACATACAATAAGGATAATTAAGATGGCTTTTGATGCACAGAAAGTAGCAGCTGCTAGAAAGATTATTGATGCAGCTCTTAAAGAAGCTGGACAGATTATTGGTGCCGAAATTAAGATGGGCAACATTCGTTTTAACGACAATATGTTCAGAACCCAGATAACGGCCACCCGTATTGATGGCGAGACTGGAGAAATTACGGTTGATCCTAACAAAGAGTATAAGGCAAAACGTGCCATTAGTCTTTATAGCGGAAAGCTGGTCAGTCAGAATCGTGTGATAATTGGTTCAACTTGCGAAGTAATGGGAATAGGTGAAGTTAGAATTATCGACTTTAACTCCCGTGCCAAAAAGGTGCCTTTCATCGTAGAAACTCCTACCGGAGTAAAGTACAGAACAGCAGTATCAACTCTTAGATTGCAAGATTTTTAAGGAGCAGATTATGCGGAATGTGATTAAAGTCAACTTTACTGGTCCATTTAACGGAGCACATATTGCAACTCTTAAGCTTCATGGTTTTACTATCGAAAATGCCAGTGCTAAGGTTGTGGATATAGATCCTAAAGACCCTTCTAAAGGTGTGAATGCTTTCTATAACGTAGACATTTACGGTTTGCCCGAAGATTTTGATGACTTTTCTAAAAAATCTTTCAAATGGGCTTATATGCAGGAAGTTGCGAATGGCGTATCTGCTAAGTTCGCAAATGGTGACTTTGAAGTTATTATGAGGTAGTTATGCAGGCAATTCATTGGGCTGTAAGAATGAATGTCGTTTATATCGTTTATCTCTGTGGAGATGATTATGTAATCTTTAAGAATAACTTCTTTTGGGAGGTAACAAACAGTTTAGATTCAGCTAAGCAGTTAATATACTAATTAAAAGGTAGTAAAACCTCTTCTGTGTAAAAGGCGATAAGCTCTCCCGGGTTAATGACTGAAAGTTAGATCAAGGGCAAAATCAAGAGTTACGGGCTGGAGTATAAAATTACTAGGTCAAACTCGACAGCTGACCGAATTAAAGAAAGTCGATGGAATGAGGTTCAAAGTAGCCTATTTTAAAAAGCGGGAGGCATACGGCTTACCTCAGTAAAGATGAGCCGCCTTTTAACTCTCCGTGGGTTAGTTAGTATACCGCCAGTTTTGGGAACTGGAGATCGTTGGGGCAGAGCCAACCGGGGAGATTATGATCTGTGAGAAATGCGGAAAAGAAAATGATGGTTCTTATGGATCAGGAAGATTTTGTTCTTCTTTTTGTGCAAGAAGTTTTTCTTCTAATAAAACAGATGATATAAAAAGAAAAATTGGAAAAGGTGTTTCTAATTCAGAAATTTATTGGAATTCAGTTGAAAGAAGATATGGAAATAATACTGGAATAAAACAACCATTAAAAGTTCCATGTAAAACTTGCGGAACTGAAATAGGAAGAAGAACTAAAACAGGTTTATGTTCAACTTGTTTAAGACAAACAGATGAATATAAAAATAAAATGAAAGAATTAAGAAAAAAGGAAATTGAAGCAGGAACTTTTAAAGGTTGGCAAAGTAGAAATATATTATCTTATCCTGAAAAATTTTGGATAAAAGTTTTAAAAAATAATGATATTTCTTTTAAAGGACCTAATATTAAAGTTGGAAAATATTTTTTAGATTTTCTAATTGAAATAAATGAAATTAAAATAGATTTAGAGATAGACGGTAAACAACATGAATATGAAGATAGAAAAGAAAATGATAAAAGAAGAGATGAATATTTAGAATCTTTATCTTATATAATATACAGAATATCTTGGAATGAGATAAACTCTGATCAAGGTAAATTAAAAATGAAAAAGAAAATATCAGATTTTCTTAAATTCATTAAAATTTTTTGAGGAGCTAATTATATGGCGACAAGATCACTTATTAATGTTGAATGTTCTGATAATAAAGTCAGATCAATTTATGTTCACTGGGACGGTGATAGTCACCTTCCTATTCTGAAGAAACATTACAACTCTCAGGAAGATGCAGAGGCGCTTATCTCATTAGGCGATCTCTCTTCGCTCAATGAGAGACTTTCTCCGCGAATGGGCGAACGTCATTCTTTCGATAAGCCGCTCTCAGATGTTTGTGTTGCTTATGGTAGGGATCGTGGTGAAGATGATTGTGAAGCAAGAGAATTTGATTCACTTGAAGCTGCCAGGAAGCAAGACAGATGCCAAGCTTTCATTTATGAATGGCAGAATGGAAAGTGGACCAAAAAGAAAGGTTATTGACCGATATTCCCCGGTCATCCAATTGGTTAGGATGCAAGACTTTGACTCTTGACATGGGGGTTCAAATCCTCCCTGGGGAAATAAAGAATGAGCAAATCGTAGCTCTTCTTAAATATTGCAAGAGAACACCATCGTTGTATTGGAAAGCTTCTGCAATTCGTCTTATATTATATATAAGGAAACAAAATGAAGAATCAAAAATGGTCGAACAAAAGGGTCCAACAGATTGAAAACAGTAATCAGCAAATTTGGGGACTAAAGAACCAGCCAATAGAAGCAATTCAAATTTCAGATGACGGTACAGAATTTCTGAATAATGCCGTTAAAGTTCTCACACCATACATTAATCTACCAGAAGATCAACTCTTTGAACTATTGAAGCATACTTATATCGCTGGCTTAGTTGATGGTCAGGCTTTAGGTGCTGAAAAAGTTCTAAAGAGAGTTCAAGAGGCGGTAATACATAATGCAGATTAAGCCACTACACGAAAGCGAAATTTTTGACTCAGCTTTATGGTTGTTCGAAAAGATGAGTAATCATCATAATCAACCCGTATCTATTGATGAGATCGAAGAAACGCTAAAAGAGATTTACGAAATGGGTTATGATCAAGGAGTAGAAGATACTGAAGATGAAAATGGATAAGACAGCTAAAATCATTAAGATGCTAAAACAGGGCGATGGGTTTGAAGTCTTCATTGAAGGCAACATCAAAAAGTTCCGCTCTGAGAACTATAACTATGATTTTGATCTCACTAACGGAAACTTTTCTCGTTGGGGAGAAACAGAAGAAGACGATCCAACTTGGAGCCAGTTTGGTCCAGAAATTCTAGACTGTGAGATAACGACTAAATGTGCAGGAATTTCTGGTCGTTTGTGTTCATATTGCTACAAGGCCAACACTCCAAAAGGTAGAGATATGACTTTTGAGACATTTCAGAAAGTTATAGAAGAAGTCAACTTTAATCAGCAGCTCACTCAAGTTGCATTTGGCTTAGGTTCAACTGCTGAAGAAAATCCTGACATTTGGAATATGTGTCATTATCTTAGAGAAAATCATATCATTCCAAACGGAACAGTAGCACAATTAAGTCAAATCACCGCACTGAACATTGCCACTAATTTTGGTGGGGTGGCTGTTAGTTATCACGGTGATTTTGAAGTGTTAGCTGATACTGTCTACAAATTAGAATACGGAAAGACTAAAGCTCCTAATTCAACTTTGCAGCAAATCAATATTCACTTTATGATTAGTGAAGAAACTTATGATGACTGTCTTAAGCTTATCGAACTGATTAAGACAGACACCCGACTTAAAGATGTGAATGCAGTCGTATTGCTCGGCCTAAAGAAATGCGGGCGGGCTGAGAAGGGATTCAACCGGCTTAGTGATGAACACTTTGACATTTTAGTTAAGAAGTTCTTTCAAGAAAAGATCGGGTTCGGATTTGATAGCTGCTCTGCTAATCGTTTTGAACACATGATGGTTAAGTGGACAGCTGAAAAGGTTGCTAAAATAGACGAAGTTGACGATTTTGAAGTTGGGCCACAAGATGATAGACTCAAGCATCTGTCCAAACTTGCAGAGCACAAAAAGTTGAACGACATTCTTCAGATGATAGAGCCTTGTGAAAGCGGGCTGTTCTCATCTTACATAAATGTTGATGGATTCTTCTATCCTTGTTCATTTAACGAAAAGCCTGAATGGGGATTTGATGTAGTCAATGGTGAAACAGTTGGAACACCTGAAGAAAATGGTGGACATATAGTTAAGTTCAAAGATCATTGGGATGTTGGATTAGAAGTTTACTGGAGACCAGCATTGGCGAAAGCTAAAAGAAGTTGTCCAGTTTATGATGTGTAAGGAGTAAATATGTATAGTGGTGCATTAGGTGCAATCATTCTAGTTGGTAACTTGAAAGTTATCATGATAGCTTTAGGTTGGACAGCTGTTGTTGCATGCGGAGTTCTTTGGATTCTTCAAGGATTTGTGGATTATAAGCGAGGTTGGACAAGAGGACTAACAGTAGTATTTGCTACACTCTTTACTCTGACTTGGGTTGGATGTTTGGCAGTATATAACTTACCAGCTCTAAAAGAGGAAATAGTAATAGCAAAGCAAGTGGCACCTATTTTGGACGACTATGCTGAAAGATATCCAGAAAGTGTGTACAACCCAGATGTAGTTCTAACGGCTTTAGATGATACTGTTAAGGGAATTGTTGGAACGGCGATAGAATTGCCTAAGTACATAAATAGATTAGCTAGTGGTGTAGAGTTGTTAACTCGTCCATTAAGTGAGCGGCCTATTGAAGATTTAAGTCGGGCCGAATTAGAACAGAGACTCAGAAATGCTGAGGGAGGTAGAAGATGATCGGAATTTTGACTATTGCGATTTTTTGTGGATTAGGAGCTTGGTGTATTGCTAAGTTTGTTGTTGAGGCTGAAACAAGAACAGTGATAATTAGCATTGCAGTTACTTTTGTAGTAATCTTTGCGATATCATTTGGAATATGTAAGCTCTGCTCAGCAGAATATGTTGCTGAGTACAAATCGAGCAAACAAACTATTGAATTAGCATTAGCGAGCAATAGTATAACAGGATTTGAAAGAGCTCAGATAGTCACTACTATTGTAGAAAAGAATGCCGAATTAGCTAAATGGCAGTATCGTTGGAGTAAATGGCACGGCAAACATTTGAGTAGCGAAATTGCTAACTTACAGCCGATAGAGATCAAAAGATGAAAGTAAGAAACGGATTTGTCAGTAATTCAAGTAGTAGCTCTTTTTTGGTTGCTCATAAAGTAGAAGGAAAAGAATTGGAACTTAAGATTAAGAACATCTTTAGTGTGCCAACAAACTATCCTATTAAATTCCCGGATTTTTCTAAATGTATCTATGATACTATCAGAAATGAAGATACTATCAAAACGAGAGATGAATACGCTGAATATGAAGGCTATGATTCTTACGCAGATTGGGATGACGGAGATGAAGAGATCTTAGAACTCTTAGACAAAGGATTCACGATTCGCTTTTGTAGCTTTTCAGATGATGGTGGTGATCCAGAAGATGCTATATTGTGTAATTCAGATATCTTTTATGAAGATGACGAAATTGTTCTGAAACAAGAAGGGGGATATTAATGGGTTGGATAATCACTACAGGCATTCTTACTTGTGGTCTGTTGCCACTATTAGCCCTATTTGGTATGGGTGTTAATCTGATAATAGGATTGTTCATAACAGTGGCAACATGGACTTATTGGCAATGTGTTGGTGTGGGATTAGTATTCTGTTGCATATTAGGAGTTACTCCAATATCGATCAATATAAAGAGGAAGAAGAAAGATGAAGACTAGACAAGGATTTGTAAGTAATAGTAGCTCCAGCTCATTCATTATAGTTGGGGCGCGAATGACAACAGATGACTTTCTCAGATTTCTTAATATAGAAAACACTGAAGAAGTAGACATTTATGATGTCATCAATGCAAACGACTTTAATGGTGATGCAGTTTATGACGATGATAATTATGTGTATCTTGGAGAACAAATCTTCTATTCTGAAACTTTCCGAGATTGCCCAGAATTTGAAATTGGAGAGTTTGGTCGAAAGATCAAAGAACGCACTCAGATTATAGAAGAGCTCGAAAAAGCTGGCTATAAGGTCAAACTTTACATGGGAGAAATAGGAGACGGCTGATGAAGAAACGAAACGGATTTGTTAGTAACTCTAGCTCTAGTTCATTTATAGTGTGTCACAACACTCGATTAGTTGACGGTGCATTTGATGAAATCTTCAAAGTTGAAGGACAGTTTGCTAATCTTCTAAAAGAACTTGGACGACAACTCTATGATGACTTACAATACAACTGTGATGGACATATTGAAACTTATAGCAGTTACACTAGCTGGGAAGACCATTACAAAAATGATTACTACAGTGAAGGTCCATCAAAAGAAGAAGCTGAACAGTACAAGGCCTTTTTTGACAAATGGAAATACGTATCACGGATAAGAATTCCAGGTGGTGGTGATGGCGGGACTTCATTGACTCACATAATGAGAGATGAATTTCCAATAGTTGAAACAGAAAATGTATTGACTACAAAGGAGTATGATTACTAATGTTGTGCGGGTGTAAAGAACCCTGCTTTGTGAATGGCAAATCTTGGGGACATTTAGAAGGTGTTATGTGTGATTTTCTCTCTGAGAATCTCTGTGGAAAAACTGGCTTAGAAGTGAATGTGTACACTACCGCCAAACAATATGAGGAGGCAAAAGATGCTGAAAGCCGGCTTGTGGAAACACTATAAGGGTAACATTTATGAACTTCTATTTGTGGCCCAACATACTGAATTAGAAGATGAGCAACTTGTCATCTATCGTAGCGCAAAAGACAAAGGTCAATATTGGGCTAGACCATATAAGATGTGGCTTGAAACTGTTGAAATTGATGGAAAAGAAGTTAGACGGTTTGAGTATATAGGAGATTAAGATGAAAACTTGTGGTAATTGTAGAGAGACACAACTTAATGATGGACCATTTTGCAATGCAGATGGGAGAGGAACAACTGATGTAAGTGGTGACACTCATAAGTATGCTGAAGCGTGTTTGTACTACAGACCAGAATTAAGCCAAGAAGAATGGGAGAAGATAAAAGATGAAAACAAGAATCGGGTTCGTTAGTAATAGCAGTAGCAGTTCATTTTTGGTGATAAAGAGTGATATCTTTGTCATTCCACATATGCCGAAACAGTACAAAGACAAAACGACTTTGTTAGTCCCGCACACTTTTGGTGGTGAAACAGAGTTTGGTCGACAGAGACAAAACTATGGTGATTTTGGTAGCCGTTTGAACTTTGCATATTTAATAGCTCTACAACTTGAGAAATGTCGAGAAACAGATGCCTCAAAATTTCATGAAGACTTTTTGAAAGACAAAAGACGAATGAAGATCTTCAAAAGAAAAGGTGAAGTCAAACTCTTAGAAAAAGTTCTCATTGACAATATTCCAGGATTGAAGACTATCAAATGGCATCTTGTAGAAAATGAGTACGGACTAAATGATGATAGAGAACATAATACAGTTGACGGCTATATTGATCACGGATCAACTTGGTCTGAGAACTTTGACAACTACTATGACATATTTGAGAATGAAGATTCTGTCTTTCAATGGCTATTTGGTGCTGAAAACTATATTGCAAATCGTTCAGATGAATATGGTGATGCATCAGAATTAGAAGTTGACCATCGTCAAGATTACTCTTGGGATTATGTAAATGAACAAGGGCAAATGGTAGACTTATATTTTAATGAGTATAATGATCCTGACAGATTTGACAAGAAGGGGAATTTCATTGAGCCAGATGACAGAGAAGTTCAAAGTTAGAACATTTGCAGAATTACTACAAAACTTTTGCATTATTTACGATAGACCATCAATAGAGAAATTTGACAAGGCTCTATCTGATGGTCTTAACCCGATTCAGAGAAGTCACTTTTTTGACTATGTAGAAAGAATAGTAGAAGAAGCCACTTTAGAAAGTTCAGTTCTTCATGAAGCTAAAGTAGAGAAATTAGAAGATCGTATTAAGGAGTTAGAACATAAGTTGGAAACAGCAACCAATGTTCTATTTGATTAATGGACAACGTAACACAGTACAAACGAAAGTTCCCAAGCATTCCTCATTTAGATAATTCCAGAAGTGTGCAAATCAATGATTCGATACTTTTGAATGATGAACACTTTATTGGATTAGAAGTTATAGTAACTGAAAAGCGCGATGGTGAGAATACTGTGATGGGCCGAGATTACATTCATGCTCGTAGTATGGATAGTGGTCCAGCTGGTTGGCGAACAATGGTTGGACTAATTCATGGTCGTATTAAACATGAAATTCCTATCACAATGAGAATTTGTGGTGAGAATATGCAAGGAGAGCACAGCATTCATTATGACAACATTGCTGCATTTGAAGTGTTCCAAATAACAGATGAAGATATGGTGCTCAGCTGGGATGATACAGTTCTATGGTGTCAACTTTTGGACTTACAACATGTACCTATTATCTATCGAGGCATATATGATAGAGGAGCAATAGCAGCTGCATTCAATGTGTTCTTAAATGAAAGAAGCATCTCAAACCCAAAGAAAGGAATGTTTGAGCAAGTTGAAGGCTATGTCATAAGAGCGGCGAAGTCTTTCCGAGAGTCAGATTGGTACATGGGAAAGTGGGTGAGACCTAATCATGTGCAAACGGATGAACACTGGACAAAGAATTGGAAACCAAATGGAGTTAATGCGATATGAAAAGTTTGCTATTGATTACGATAGGAATAAGCGGAAGTGGAAAGAATCATCTCAAGAATCAACTCGAGTCATACTTTAAAGATGACTTTCTTAACATTGAGCCGGACAACATTAGACGAGAAAAGTTGGGCGATGTAAGCGACCAGTCTCATGGTAAGTGGATTTTTGATTTAGCTGGTGAACAAATCTTTGATGCTTGTGGAAACTACAAGATCATCTACTTCAATGCCACTAACACTAGTTGGAGTCGCATACAGAGCTTCTTAAAGAAGAACTTATTAGAATGCGATGTCATTTATGTCATAATGATGGACTCAATGAACTTAACACTATGTCAAAAGCGGGTGATGGCAGATATAGAAAATGGTGCTGATAGAGCTAAAGTTCCAGCTGAAATAGTAGAAAGACAATATGTCAACTTTATGAACTGTAAGAGAGATGCTGAAAATAGTGACGATGAGATCTTTCTGTATGATAACAACTTTGGTAAATTAGTCACATATATAGAGGAGTATTTAGATGGGCAGACGATTGCTAAAAGTATTTGAACCTGAACTTGCTAAAATCAAAAGTGAAGAAATGCGCGCGCTTACTAAGAAGATTTTAGTTGATGACTGCACTGACTATATTCTCAAATGTTCAACTGCCTCATCTGGTAAGTACCATCCGGATTGGTCTAATGGCGAAGGCGGGCTTATTCGTCATACTAAAGCCGTATGCAAAGCTACTGAAACTATTCTAAAGCAAATGCCAAAATATGATGGTGAAGATTGGGATGTACCATACATCGCGGCTATCTTACATGATATGGCTAAGTACACTGAGAACAACCAACAATGGAGTCATCAGGATCATCCTATTAGAATGGCTGACAAAGTTAGACAGCATATTGTGTATTACAATACTCCATTAGCACTCACAGAAGTAGACAAACGATGGTGCCGAGTGGTTGACTGCATAGAATGTCACATGTCACGATGGTTCAAAGACAACAAAGGGCAGAGATTAGGAACACTTCCGTCTAGTCACGAAAGTTGGATAGTAGCGCATGCTGATATGATCATGGCACAAAAGTTCATAACAGTACAATTTGATGAGAATAACAATGTTATCTAAAAGAGATCGGTATTTACGAAAAGTCATTAAGTCCGCGCACACTCTTCAAGATTATCTGTGGGGAGAACTGAATACTAAATGGGACTTAGAAGAATGGCGCGCAATGCTACGAAAACGAATAGTCAAATTAGATGAAATTGACACATCTAATCCACATCATATTATTGAACTTAAAAAGCGGATAGTTCAAATAGCGGCTATTAGTGTTAACTTCCTAAATGAACTTGACAAAAATCATATATCTACAGAGAAACCTATTACTAACTTAGATAAGTATCGGAACAACTAACTAATATGGAAAAAGCATTACACTATCTTAAGTCAGAATACGGTTACGAAGATTTTGATGCCACTCAGGCATTTGGCAGAGAATGGACTGACTTAAAGAGCAAGTTTATAGATCCTACTAACAAAGAAGAAGAACAGTTCATATATCATCTTATTGATGATTTTATGACAGACCAAATTCACACCAACAAGAGAAGAAGACGCGCTTATTAAAGATCTAATTCCGGGATCTATAGTCAAAATCAATAACTTATCAAAAGCTAGCTATTATGTGTATCGTTCTTATTTACGACATAGTCCATTATTGATATGTCCTTGTCATGTTAAGCGAGGAAAGTTACTCAGAGTTGAAGACGTATTCGATAATGGGATTGTTCTCATGTCAGTAAGAGGATCGACAGCTTTGACTATGACATATAAAGAAGATTTAGAACTTATTTATGAATGATTAAGTACCATCACCAGTTGTGCCATCAAATGATCTTGCAAAATCACCAACAGTTGGAATAACTACACTTTCTAATCCACTAAATGTAATTGATCCTTGATATGGAAAACCGTATTCATCTACTTGTTCAAAATTGAAATCCCAGTTTATGTCCTTAACTAAGGCTGGACCCCATGACATACGACCCATACGAACAAAAAGGCCGCGGCTGCCGCCACCAGCATCTCCAGTTCCATTTAAAGTATCTTGAATAGCCTGATTTTGTCCACGTATAAGATCATTTTCAATATTAGTTAATTTGCCCACTAATCCACCAAAAAAAGTTCCTTCTTTTCCATCTGTATCAGATGTTATTTCATCAAAAATATTACCTACCATATCAGGTACTTTACTTAAAAAGTTCATTAAATAAGTTGGTGGTGTTGGAACAGGTCCTCTAAAATAATTATCAGGGCCGGCTTGTAATGGGGCTAAAAGAGATGCTAAAGCTAAAATCGGCCGCACAACTTCTTCTTCTCCAGAAAATAATCCAGCTTGTCCAAACTTAAATTCAAACTTTAATGATGATGATAATTTAAGAGGATTAGTTTTATTCCATGATGGGGCATTTACAAACCTAGGAATAAATCGACCGGCAACTGCCCCACCTGAATCACCCATCATCATTGCAATAGACCTCATTGCTTCAGAAGCTTGTTGAACTTTACTTAAAAGTCCACCTGATGTTAATTTCTCCCAAGCTGAACCATAATCATGTGAATATCCAAATGAAAATGATTTTTCAGAAGGAAATAAGAAAACATTTGGAGATACAATTATAGAAGCAGGATTACTTGTTCTCCATCTTCCCCAAAGATTATTATTTAATGATAAAAGGGCGCCGCTTCCTAAAGATGCAATAGCTATATCACAAACTTTAAATCTATTTATATATTCATAAGTATGATCAGACATATTATATTCTGTTCCACTTACAGTTATTTTATCTAATGCTTTATATAATGGATTATCAGTACCAACATGTTCTTTTATTTTATCACGCTCACTGTCTGGAATATATAAATCTAAAGCTTGCGGCTCTGCAGGAAATGATCCACGGTCATTTAAAGTATGATGTACTTTTGCTCTATTATTAAATAATGAATCATATTTTAATTTTGTTACTATTGCCATTTATTTATCCGTCCATGAAGTATTATTTTTAATTAGTTTTTCTGCAATTCCTCTAACATCTTTTGCTATTGTCTCTAATGGATCTTCTTTATTTTCACCCATTGATGATGATTCTTGAGAATCGCCTTTTTTGAAAAAACCGCTAATTTTACCCAATACACTACTAATAGCTGATGGAGTAGAGTTACCAATTTGTCCTAAAGATTTTAATGTATCTTTATTATCTTTAGTTAATTTAGATAATTCGCTATTTAATTCACCAACTGCTCTTCTAACTTCTGTTAATTTTGAAATTGGCTTTTCTAATTGTAACAATGGAGCAACTATGCATTCTTCTATATTTAATTTTATATTTTCAAACTCAGATGCCTTATTAGCAATAGTGGCTAAATTATCTATCAAAGGAATCATTTCACCAGTTGATTTAGTTGCTGCTTTAACTTTAGAAGAAGAGTCACCCAAACCAAAGAAACCACTACTAAAACCATTAGCAAAATTTTGTAAGTCTGTGATAAAAGAAGCTATCATTTTAATATTAGAAATACCTAAATCAATGTTCTCTATATTGACTACTTTAAGAATTGTATCTGTTATCTGATCTATTGCTTCTGTTAGTGGTACTAAAGCTTGAGTTGCTCTTAATTGACTTTTACTTATTTCTGGCATAGATTCAAATACTTTTAGTATTGAAAAGTCACTAGGATTAGGACCAACACCAAAAAACTTATTAAGAATTTCTCCTAAGCTTTCTTGAGCAGATTCTAATAATGCTTGACCTTCTGGATTATCTCTACTAAATTTAGCTAATTTAATGATAGTATCAACAATAAGAGCAATTGCTTCAGTAATAGCTCCAATACCAATTTTGAATTTAGCTAAGGCAAATATTGAAGCACCTTCAGTTTTTTCTGATGCATCTTTAATGATACTTGCTAATAAGCTAACAGCTTGAAATACGCCTGAAGGATCAGGAGCGTCGTCTTGATATTCTTTCAATTTCTTAATTGCAGCATATGCTCCCGCAATAGATGCAAATATTGTCAACATCATTACAGAAGCAATTAAAATAGGTGCACCAACAATCATTACTTTTAATGCTGCTGCTGCTAATTTTAATGATACTATTCCAAAAAGTGCTAAAATATTATCTCGTATATTATTATAGTCTTCTTTTCCTAATGGCATTTTATGTATTGCTAAAGCCAATGCAATGGTTAAAGTAAGTGCCACAAATATAACAAGTAATAACACAGCAGCAATAAGTAACGGCACAGCAATTAGAATAACACCTAAAGAAGCTAATCCTAATGGAAGTAATGCTAAGAAAAATGCAGTTAACTTTAATGGTAATAATAAAATGCCGGGCCCTTTCATCATCTCTACTATAGCTAAAGCTAGTGCAATAGTTATTGTTAATAATAAAAATGAAATAAATAGTAAAATAGAAGAAATAGCTAATAAGAGTACGGCCGGCAACGCATATAATAAAATTGGAGTTAACGCGATTAGTCCTAAGAAAAATAATGCTATTATGCCAAATGCTCCAATTAGGCCTTTCGGCATACCTTTAAATTCCATTGACATTAATCGTAAAATTGATTTAGCAACAAACTCTAAGAAAATTACGGCCAAGAATAAGAATACTAATCCAATAAGTAATAAAATAGAGGCTACTGCTAAGAACAATGCAGCAATCATACCAATTAGAAATACAAAGATATGAGACATGAGCATTAAAAAGAATTCACAAATAATTCCTAATTTTTCATTCACATCACTCATATCTGGAAATTTTTCTAAAAGTTTGAATACTACAAAAAGAGCTAATACAGCAACTAATAACAATATCGCAGCGGCGGTGATTCCAGCAATAGCAATAGATACTATATAACCTAAAATACCTAAAATTGCAAATGCAACAAGTAATATTGCTATCCCAACTACTATCTGTAATGTTTTCTTAATAAGATTAGTCGTAATAGTTAAACCAATAACAAATAATGTTAAAGCAAACAATAACATAGTTTTTGCTATCATTAAAGTTGTGGTTGTAAATAGTGCTAATGGAACTTTTAATGCTCCAGCAATCAATCCTACAAGGGCAACTAAAAGCAAGAATATTATAACTCCGAGTAAGCCAAAAATAGCTGGGATAATAAAGATCAAAATTAAAGCAGCAAATCCTAAAGCTACAACCATTGAACTAAAAAGCTTTTTCAACTCATTAGCAACAAGGGTTACTTTAACTACTTGTTCCACCTGTATTTTTTCGGCTACTTTTATTAAAAGAATAGTTAAATAAAGAAAACCAATTGCTAAAAAGACACCCATAATAGCCATAAGGGCAATCATAGATAATATTGATGCAGACCATGCAGCTGCAACTAATGAACTCATAGCACTAGCAAATTCTTTAGTAAATGTTGAAAATTCTTTGGCTGTTTTAGCAAGTTCTTTCCAATCACAATCTTTATAGTTAATTAACTTTATGGCTTCATCTATAAATTTTTCACTCATTCGTAGTCCCATTATAGCTATTTTAGATAATGCTATTAAGACTACTCCTAATAATGATGCTTTTATTATTGCAGAAAAAGCAATATTTATAGATTCAATAAAAATCTTAAATTTTTCTACTTGGCCATCTGGTAATTGTTGAACACTAAGAAATATGCTTTTAGCGACTTCAATAAACTCAGCCATTCTGTGAAGAGAAAAAATGCCTAATTGTATTTGAGCAATATTCATTCCTACAGCAGTTGCTGCAAATAGTGATATTGTTTCAGCTAACTTTTTCCACCCCTCATCTTCAAAATCAAGTTTTGGACCCTTAGCTGCTGGACCTTGAGCGGGCCCTTTGCTTTCTTTCTTCACTGTTGCAGTTTCTAAATTATCTACAATTATGCTAATAGCATCTTTTAGGTGATCTAATTGGAACCATAATGGAGAACTCTCTCCTAGAAATTCTTGAAATTTACCAATACTAGTTGCAGAACCTTTAACCAACTCTTCTAACTGCGCACTTATTATAGAATCTTTTCCAAAAATTTGTTGTAACTGTGCCCCTAAAAATAATGGTCCAGCTGCGATATGAGCAGGAAACTTAGATAAATCGCTTGCTTCAAATTTTTGTTGACCAACTTTCTTAGCATCTGATGTTAAAGATTCATCATTAGCGCTCTGAATTTCTTCATTTAGTTCTTGTAAAGATTTTATGCCCGCTGTAGTTTGAGATAAAAGATCATATATCTTTGTAATTATATCAGGTAATTGTGTTACTTCAGTTTTGAGAATCTCATCTTTTATCTGATGAAGGCCCTCAATTCCTTTAGCAATCGCGCCGGATGCGCCTAATCCTGTTTGATTAAGACCAGCGATAGCGGAGTTAATACTAGAAGTTTGACTATTGATAGCTCCTTCAAGAGCAGGATTTAGTCCATCAGCCATAGTAATTAGTAGAGTTTATCTAACTGTGGATTGTAAGAGGGCTTCGTAATCTATGGTTTCGTCAAAGCAAAGAACCTGATGGGTAACTATTCGATACCACCAATAATAGTGTTCTTCTATAGATATTGGCTTTCCATTAAGAGGAGACAGATAGTTGTCCATTCTTTGATGTATGAACCGTCGAAGAGTTACAACATTCTTAGGTTGATACAACAGTTCTGGGTGAGCAGACACAGCAAATACGTGTGCTCTGTCTTTTATCTTAGGATTACCATCTATGAATTGATAGAACTCTTTAGCTGAAAGACATCTATCAAATTGACAAGCCCGTTTGTCGCGCTTATCTACGATTGCTTTACACTGGACCCACTTGGGATCATCTGACGATCTATTAGCCACCATTAATTAGTAGATTAACTTACTATGATATCCTCTATTGTATCTATGTAATCTAACTTTCCTGTAATATTAAGATTCTTTTGATTCCAAGCAAACTCGTTGTTAAAAGTAAACCATACATCTTTATAAGCAGCATATGCACCTCCTAATCTAGCTAATGGCTTCTCTAAGATAGGAACATTTGAATCTTGCCAATAACACCAGTCTATAATGCGCCATTCATTATCAGAGGCTAGGTAGATACAATAAGCATGTCCACCACAAGAAGTTCCATCACACCTATAATTAAGAGGAGAATGCTTATCAGTATCATATATAAGACTTTTATTTGATCCATTGCAAACATATCCTGCAGCCACTTTGACTTTATAATTTGGAATACCAGCATTTATGGCAAGAGAAGCAATAAGAATAGCGCCATCTTCACAGTCACCATATCCAGAACCAGCTGTTTCAAATGGGAAAAGCCAATACTCTGATGAATCATATTTTTGCATATCGTAAGTATAAGTTAAGACTTTTGCCGGTCGTTGTCTTTCTTCGAGTTGAGTTTTACTTTCAACCTTATGAATTTTATAATCTCCTTGAGTAAAGAAATCATCCATTTTACCATTACAAACAAATTGTTGAATAGCTAACATTGTTTTGTCATCTGTTTCTTTCTTTAATTTGTATTTATCTATAATGTATTTCATAACTACGTCATTATCTAAAATGAAGGCTTTAACATCTACTGCTAATTGAAAATAATGAAAATATGATATAGTCGGATTACGATCCTGTTTTAAAATACGACCAAAATATGCAATATCTGCTTTCGGCCATTTATTATCCCAATACTGTTTTCTTATTTGTTCATCTGTTAATGGCGGATCAGCAAAAATAGTTATGATCTTTTCAACTTCGACTAACTTCTCTTTGATAACTTCAACTTCTTTGATAACTTCCTGAATGACCACTTCTTTATGTTCTACTGGAACTTCTCTAATAATTTCAACAACTTTTTCTTCTATAACTGGAACTTCTTTAACCTTTTCTACAACTGTTTCTTTAACAATAGTTTCTTCTTCCCAACCTAATTTTCTTAATAACCATAATAAAAATTTCATCTTAATCTCTCCTGATAATTAGTTTTAGAGAACTAACTAATATGATACTGTTTGAAAGAGTGTACGCTAAATCATTAGAAGGAAAAGGAGAATACAAACAACCTTTTCGAGATGTATTAAAGTTTGCTCAAAATTATTTCAAACGGAACTTTATAGATAAGACCTTTCAAACTAAAGAAGGACGAGATATCAAAATAACAGAAAGAGGATTTAATGAACTTTTCTTTTCGATAGTAGAAGCTATGAGAGGAGGAGATAAGGGAGCTGCTGAAGTTTTTAAGTCTAGAGCTGATGATGAAGATTATTGGTATGATGTTCTTTCTATTGTGGTAGAATTAGATGACATAATTGCTGATATGGATTTTGAATATCAGAAGCCTAACTATAAGCAAAACAAAAAGCCAAATGTTCTGAAATATGTAACATTTTCTAGTGAGGTTGAATTAGATGGCGAATTACATAATGTTATGATTAGAATAGAAGTCCCACATGAGGGCAAACCAAGATACTACTTTCATTATATAGATTAATCTATATCCATCTGATACAAAAGCTCATCATACATTTCTTCTGTTAAAGATTCAGTTCCAGCAAACTGTTCAAATCGATCATAATCTAAATCTTTAACGCATTGTCGTAATAGTGACGCGCTTGCCTGCTCTGTTGGATCATTACTACTTTCATCTCGTGCACCTGCAGATAAATTTTCTAATTTGTCAAACTCAAAGTATTTAGGATTACTTTTATTACCATTATATTTCTGAATTCTTTCCCAGTCATCTTGTCTATCATCCCCACCGATTATATAAACTTCATTATATCCTTGTTCATATAATTCCGGCAATACATCATACATAGTCAAGGCGTCACTTTCTACAACTGTAACATATTGATCTACAGCGTCCCTAACAAATTGTAACTTTTTATCATAAGATAATGGGTTCTTGCATTTTTCTGATTTAAATTTTCCAGAATCTTTTCCATCATAAGAATGCGACAAATATAAAAGTGCCTGACCATTTAATTTGGTTGCTTTTTGTAACATAAATTTGGCCATTTTAACATGACCAATTGTAGGAGGATTTAATCTACCAAATGATAAAACTGCTATATTTTTCATTATTTTTCCTTATAAGATCTTCTTTTGGGTTGTACCTTCTGATTACTATAATCATAATTTATATCATCATTAGTAGGTTCATATCCAGATTTTTTTCTCCATTCTAATTCTTGTTTTATATCTTTTTTATCATATTGATTAATTTGATTTTTTCTTCCTCCATATAAACTATTTTTTATTCCTTTTGTAATAAAATTTTCATTTTGATCATTTAACATTCTTTGTAATTGCATAGTAGCATCATTAGGGAATAATGATTGTTGTCGTATTTGGGCCCTTTCATTGGTATTTCTATCTTTTAATGCATCCATAGAATCTAAAAATTCAAAACTCTCCATTCCATTAGTATAATAAGTAACGTCTCCGTCAATATCAATTGTTTTATTTTTAATCATTTGTTTTATTTGATCAAGAGTGTATGGACCAGATTGTTGTCCATTAACTTTTAATTGATATTGTTTTTGTTCATTTTGTGATAATCCACTATTTTTTTGTTGAACAAAAGAAGTTGGTTGATTAGCATATGGATTATATTGAGTTATTGTTTGGCCAGTTCTTGTATTTTGTGGTACTTTTGGTAATTTTTTATTTCTATTAAAAAAACCCTCTCTTAATTGAGATTGATATATTTCTTCAAATGTTTTCATTATTTCTCCTTAAATAAAACTTTTATATGTGTTGATATATTTATGTCATAATCACATATTTCTTTTACATAATTTTTCATATATTGTAATGTAAAAGGCTCCCAATAAGTTACACTATATTTAGCATTACCAACTCTATGTAATTTTCTGAATAAGTCTTCTGTTTTCATATCAAAGTATCGTTCATTTACTTCTCTATCCCAATTATCCCAATAATTCCATTTAGATAATAAATGAATAAGTTCACCATGAGTATCTATTTTACCATATATTTTTTCATAAGAGTCTATTCTTTCTTTTCCATTTTCTTGTAATTCTAAGTCTTCTTTTATTTCATTTAACTCATCTTCTAGTATCTTCTTATTATAGTCTTTAGCTCTTATTGCCATGTCTCTAATTGAAATATAAGTAAAACCAGAGTTAAATAAATTAGACCAAAATTCTTGTACTTCTTCATCGCTACCATAAGAATAAACTTCATGAATTAAAGAATTAGCTGTAATAACTGATGTACCTCTAAATGATCTAATCTTTTCTTTTATCTTATTAAAATCAGTTGTAAATGTTACATTACTTTCTTTTACATTTGACTTAGCTCTAGTAATCATATCATCTGATAAGTCATAACCAATATATTCAGCATTTTTTTGAAATGGTAATACAGCTTTAATAAGTGAGCCTTCTGCACAACCATAATCAACTAATAGATCAAAATCAGATATATGATTTAAGAAAAATATTTTATCATGTATTACTTTATTCATACTAGAATTATATTTTTCTAATTGTTCAGGAGTCATTTTATGATTATCTAAAGCAAATTCTTTTAATCTATATATCTGTTCAAATGTTTTCATTAACTCCTCTAAAAAGACTAGTATATTTCATAGTTACGGCACCAAAAAAGTTTTTGCAAAATAGTGCTGCTTTATTTGGATCAAATGATTTACAAGAAAAAATATCTATATAAGCTGAGTTATCTTTTTCAGCAAAATGGCCGCTTATTAAAGATGTTTCTATAAGCTGAGCAATAGAATAACCAGTTACATCTGGATTATCTCCAAAACGAACTATAATTGGATCGCTAAAAGCTTTCATATTTATTTCTTTAACTATAGCAATGAGAAATTCTTCCATCTTTTCTTTACTTCGTATTATATCTGGATTACAATTTTGTAAATCAATAGATGTAGATATTCCCCAACAATCTTTATTTTCATATGTTTTCATTTAATCTCCTATTTTATAATCAAATTTTGATATATTATTTAAATCATAATTACCGTAATCTTTTTCTTGTTCTTTTACTGATTTTCTTCCACTTATTTTTAAATAATAAACACTTTGATCATCATCTATCTCTTTATCATCAGAAGAATAAACTAATGGATACTTACAAGCATATGATATAAATCTTGTTAAATTATAAAAAAAATTTTTTTTAGAAGCTGTTCCTCTTCGTTGACTAAAATAACTAAATACTTTTTCTATTACTTCTTCATAATTTCCATTAGTTAAATAATTATAATATTTGTCGGCTGCGGTAAATAATTTTAAATCTTCTACAGAATATTTTTGACGTATTGTTTCCCTAGCTTCTTCAATAGAAATATTTGAACCATTATTTTTCATTCTATTTTGTAAATTTTTAGCTAAAGAATTAAATTTTCCATCTTTAATTCCTTTTGATTGATTATAAATACTATATATTTCATTATCTAAAATTTTTAAAGATAAATTTTTTATTTTTGGATCTAATTTTAATAATGTTTTTAAACTATCAGAACCGCGGCCACCTGCGGCATCACTATCATGTAAAACTATTTGAAATCCAGCTGATTCTGTGCCAGATGATCTATAATCTAAAGTAATAAAACTTTTTGCTGATTTTAAATGATTTTCTTTATTTAAAAATATTTTTACATTAGCACCAGTATTTGTTGAAATAATATTTGAAATATTTTGTAAAGTATAATCTTTAGGAAAACTCTGGCCGCATCTAAAAGCTAAAAAGTATTCAGGATTAAGATCTGGTGAACCATGTGTTACAGCTGACATATGGGCCATTCCTTTAGTTTTCTTTAAAGAAATACCAACAACATCTCCAGAATTTAATAAATTATTCCATTGATTTTTATATTCAGAAGTGTTACTTAATTTTTGTAATTTTGTTGCTTCTGCCCAACCAGTTTTTGGAATTAAAATACAGTCAGATGGATTTATAGAATCTCTTTCAGAATCATCACCTTCACTTTTAGAAAATTGTTCATTAATTATTTTTTGTATTGTAGAAATATGAGAATTTCTTTTTTCATTTCCTAATTCAGCACTTACTCCATAAAATAATTCATTTCTATTAGGATGAATAACAATTGAGTTATTAAAATTAATATTTTTACCTTTATAAATATTGATTAAATCTTTTATAACATCATCATCAGTCATCTCATTTATAGATTTACTCCAATCATTTATAAATTTTTCATAATTTTTACTTGATAGTGTTTTTTTACAAATTAAACTAGATTTTTCATGAGTTATATCGTCTATATTTTCTGGAGCACCAAATAATCTTCTTTCTAATAAATAAGAAACAATAGCTTCTTGAACATCTTGTACATATGAGGTTATATTTGTTATTTTCTCTTCTTCAATTTCTTCGTCTTCTTGTCCCGCTATCCAACCATTTATTTTTTTTCCAGTACCTTGTACTGGAAAGCCATCAAAAGTTCCCCAATTTTTTTTATTATTAATTGATAATTTTAATTTAGACAATTTTTCTTTATCTTCTTTATTTATATTTTCCATAAAAATAGTAATTTTATTATTTTCATTTTTTGCATCTTTTATACCAACTTGAAAATTATCTCCTAAAATATCAGCTAATTTTATTGCAGATTGTTGTAATAAATTTAATTCTTCTTTTTCTCTTAAAGATTGTAAAAACTCAGAAATAAAATTTTCTTGTTCACTAATCCTAGTTTTAGTTTCAAATCCTTTCACAATATCAGCTGATCTATTAAACATACTAAAAGCTGATCTATCTACTAACTTAACAAAGTTACCATCATTATCACTAACTACAAATCCCTCTCCACTAGTAGTCTTCATTCCACTTGATCTAGTTTGCACTTTAGTCATCCACTCATTAGACTTATTGAACTGGTCTATTAAGATCCCCTTGATGTAAGACGCCCAATATAGTCCATCTGCAATGTCTTGAATCAGTTGTTGATTTTCATTCACAAGATAATGTAACTCATTAGATGTAGACTTAATAGATAGCCGCTTATTATCTCGGCCCTTCTTAGTTTTAAGCTTATCGAGGCCCATATAGTTTCGTCGCATTTTAGTAGTTATCCAATCATGCAACTCTTCTACAAATATCTCAGGTTCTATTTCTTCACCTTTGTCTACTTTATGGTTCTGTAATGTCATAAAATAGAACTGAATGAAGTCATCATTGCGAACAAGTTCTTCATAACTATCATGAGCCAAAATCTTCTCGCATCGCTTTTCTAATTCAGTTATGCTATTCTTTAGTCCGTCTGAATCTTTCTTACTCATAGACACCTTACCAGATAAGTCAGGTAATCGAGCATCTATCACAAAAGCCCAAGATGGTACATTATTCAGTTCTTCTACTTTGGTATCATTTGATTGTCGTCTGTTTTCGTTATAACGAGTGTGAAATACGATACCAATTTCAGAATTAGCAATTCGTTGACCTAAGTCAGAATCTGCTGGCGCGGCATAGACTATCGTATTAGGTTGTACATACACCAATTTCTCACCGTCTTCAATATGTGTCTTTTGGTCACCTTGAGTCCAGAGTAGATCACCTTGCCAAATTTGATTAGGTGGAATGATAGATTGCTGGGCTAATTTCAATGCTGTTTTCAATTTAGCTTGCAACTCAGGAGATCGGCTATCTGCATCTATATCTTCATCAGATTGATAGAACTTAGGATTGACATTAAAGACAGATTTAGTAGACACAGCTGGGCCTGGAAAGTCTGGATAAGAAGTCCACATTGTAATGGCTGGAGCGCCATCCCATTTGACCGTTGGTCTAGGTTGAGAAGCATCAGATGATCCTTCTACAATAGATAGGGCATGATTAAGAAAATTAATCATTCGTTCGACATATTCTGGTCCTTTTAGTAAAGAATCCTCAAGATGTAGGCTGTGAGTATCTTCTTGAAGCTTAATAGCGTCATATCTTTCTTTAAGTGTCATAATAATTAGTTACAGATTGGTGAAAGATAAGAAGTATACAAAACATAACAGTTTCTCGAACCGTTTACTCGTGAAATCTGAAAAGACTAAATTTATCTTTAAAAATGTAAGAAAACATTAGTAAACAGTTTGTTTAACGTAAAGCTAAATACAGTATTTTGAACAGATAAATTATCTTTCTTATATAATATAAGTAAGGGAGATTAAAGAATGAGAAAAGGGTACATTCCTTCTACTATGAAAGTGGAAGATTTTTGCGAAAAATACGGTTTTGTAGAAATAACTACTAAAAAGATGGAAGGCCGGCAATGGTCCAATGGAAAGATCAACATTGGCTGGACGAATAATTGGTACCTTTACAGTTACAAAACTGGTTCTGGCGTCTTTAATCATTATATGCTTCGCAGTTTCTTTTTTGAAAATGAAGACAAATATCCCGCAGCTTTCAAAGTCTTTAAAGAAAGAAGCGATGATATGACAATTTTTGAGTTCATTCTTGGCTATTTGGATCAGTTCCCTCGCAAAGCGATGTTCAGTTAATCTAATAAAAGGAGAGTAATATGGCCCACCCCTATATGAAGAGCATTATAGACAAGTTTTACGAAATAGAAGGTACTCAAGGTACCAATGCTAAAAAGGCTGTACTTGAGAAGTATCGTACTGATGAAGCTTTCAAATATGTCTTGCAGTGGTACTTTAATAATCTTATCGTAACTGGGTTGAAAACAGCCAAAATTGATAAGTCATTCTTAACTATCAAAGGTGGCGAAAAGGCCCTCGGTTTCTCTGAAGATGAGATGGACGATATGAAAACTTGGGGCATAATCGACTTGCTCCAGTATTTAGAAGAAAACAACACTGGCCGTGATATGGATGCTCTTGTAGTACTCTATGTCGCTGGGCTTTATGACCAAAAAACTCGTGAAGGTATAATTCGCATAGCCACTAAATCTTGGGACAAAGGCCTCGGAATTGGCCGGACTATCTGCAATAATGTCTATGGCGATACTTTTCTACCCATTCACGAAGTAATGCTTTGTGCTTCCTATTTTGATAATCCTGACTATTACATCGGACAAACATTTGGATATCAAGTTAAGCTGGATGGATTCCGCATGACTATCTTTAAGAAAGGCGATAAGATTACTGTTCTGTCTCGCTCTGGAAAAGATCAAACTGGCAAGTTCCCTCTAATTGAAGAAGATGTTCGCAAGGCCTTCAAAGGACAGAATGTTGTTCTCGATGGCGAGCGGATGCCTATCGGCTTTATGGAAATGGATAGCAAACAGCAATACAAACTTGTTAGCAACTCTACTAAAAAGGGCGGAAGCACCGAAGTCTGCTTGGCAGTGTATGACTATATGCCTCTTAAGGATTGGGAAAATCGTAAAAGCACAATGACTTATAGTGAGCGCTATTCTGCTTATCAGTCTGTATTGACTTCTAAGCCAGGTGTTCCTAAATATGAATATCTGTTTCCTCTTCCTTGTATGTATATCGGTGATGACATTGGCCAAATAGAAGCCGGCCTCGCTTGGGCTAAAGAAAACGAAAAAGAAGGAATCATCGTAAAAGATATGGCTGGCTTTTATGAATGGGACAGAACAATAGCGTGTGCTAAAGTCAAATCATTCTTTGATATGGACGTCGTAATTACCGATATGACAGAAGGCAAAGGAAAGCTCAAAGGTGCAGTTGGTGCTCTCTATTTTGACTATAAAGGTAACAAAGTAAAAGTTGGAACCGGTCTTAAAGAAGAACAGCGCTTCGAAATGTGGAACAATAAGAAAGCATATATTGGTAAGACAATGGAGATTGTCTACTTCGAGGAGACGACTAATAAGGCAGGCGGAACAAGCTTAAGGTTCCCAGTGTTCAAGTGCATAAAAAACGGTGATTAAATGAATAAAGATTACTATCAAAGTTATCATTTGTATAAGCTTAAAGGTCAACTTACTTCAGCTGAGTCAAAATTAGCTCAATATGAAGCTGATGGCTGTTCTGATACAGTTTTAGCTCATCAAATGGTTAACATATTTGAATTAAGATCAGAATTAAGTAAGTTCTCAAAGTATCTTATTAAGCAAGATGAGATAGAAAGAGGTGAACTTCTTGACTAAAGTTTATTTAAGTAACAACATATCAGATTCAACTAAAATAGACGTTCAAGTTGATTATGACGAGTTTGATCCTAATGTTGAAAATTGGCAATTTTATTATAACGATAATCCTTTTGATAAAGATATAATAGGAACACTAGACTTAATAAAGGTATCAATACAAAATGATGTTAACAGAGAACGAGAAAAAATCAAAGAACAAAGACGATGGGAATTATTCGATTGACTATAACAAAACGCCTATGCCATTTGAGTTATTTGCTCAAATGATATTAGTTGTTTTTGAAAAAAAGCAAATGTCTAAAAGACATTTAGAAGAAGCTTATGAAATCTATTTGAAAGGTTTTGATAATCTATTATCAGATGAGGAATGGGAAAAAGTATATGGCCGAAAATGAAGCAACTATTAAGAACTTTATGGAAGTTCTAAACATTTTAGGTAGTGGATATATGCCAACATTAGATGATATGATTAAAGAATCAACTCAAAGAATTCAATACGAATTTGACAAAGAAAAAGCAATAAAAGAATCAAAAAACTCTGAGTTATTATCAGATGAAGAATACTTAAATTATTTCAAGGAGAAGTAAATGGAAGAAAAGAAAAAGAAGTTCTTTACTAAGGAAGTAAAGTATCGAAGCGGAGATGTTGAAACTGTTCCTAACACAGCCAACATAATCAAGTTTGGTGTAGGAGCAATACTATTCATTATTCTTATATTAGTACTATGGCCATTTAAAGTTATAGGACCTACAGAACGTGGGGTTGTTAAAACATTTGGTGAAGTACAAGAAAGAATATTAGAGCCCGGCCTAAGAATTAAGGCGCCAATTGCTCAAAGTATTACTACATACGACTTAACTCCTACAAAAGCAAATGTCAACATTCCAATTAGTGATAAAGATGATACAAAAGCAGCTATCACTGTAGAACAGCAACCAGTTGGTGTTGAAGGCTTTTATGCTTGGATATATGATGAAACTAAAATCCTTGATATAGCACGAAATTATAGTTCACTATCTAGGTTGCGTGAATTAGTAGACTCTGAAATATTGTCTGCAATTAGGCAAACGATTGGTAGATATCCTATTGTGAATCTTATTCCAGATCAAGAGCGTATATCTCAAGAAGCCAGAGATCAAGCATTACGGAACTTAACAATTGCTCGCATACCAGTACTCATAACACAGCTTCAATTGAATAACTGGGATTGGTCAGCTGACTATCAGGAAATGATTCAACAAACTATGACAATGAAACAGAATGCTCAAAAAGCTGAAGCAGAGTTACGAATGATAGAACAGACAACTCAGCAAGATCGTATCCGAGCAGAAGCAACTGCAGCTGCAAATATTGCAGCAGCGGAAGGTAGACTAAGAGCTGCTGAATTAGATGCACAAGCAACAGTAGCTAAAGCAAATGGTGAAAGAGATGCAGCTATTGCAACAGCAGAAGGACGTAACCGAGCTAACGCACTTATCGCACAAAATATGCAAACTGAAATTAGGTTAAGAGAACTTGAGATTGCATTGACAGAAGCTGGTAGATGGAATGGAAGAAGAGTTCCTGACTATGTACCGCTTAATCCAGCTGGTGGTATAGTAACACTTCCAGGTAGATAGACTAACATACGGGAGGAGCGAGAGTTCCTCCCTATTGTTAATCTATTTATAGGAGAAAATTAATGAAAATACGAACAGGATTTGTTAGTAACTCGTCTTCGAGTTCATTCTGCATTTTTGGAGTTTATCTAGATTCAGAAGAGATAGACGATGTCTTTGGCTTTGAATATGATACTGAATCCGATGATAGAAAAGATGACGAGCGCTGGAATAAAGTAGAAAGTTTGGGTTTTGACTATTATGGTCCAAATGATTATTGGGACGGTTATTACATTGGTGTAGAAGTATCAGAATGTCCAGATGACCAAACTATGGGCGACTTTAAGAAATCAATTATAGAAAAGATCAATGCTAAAGCTAAGAATCAATTAGATCAAAGAGCATTTAGTATAATGTCCCAAGGATGGTATAATGGCTAACCCCCGCTATTCGGCGAGTCGTTTTGGTTGCTTCAGCTCATGTCTTACTAAATACAAGCTCGTTTATATTGATGAACTTGTAGTTACTGGTAAAGAGATTGCAGTACAAGCTAAAGGTCTCGCTTTTCATCACATTGCTGAGTTCATGGACTCTACCAAAACATTAGAAGAACTCACTGCTAAAGCTAAAGAGATATTAGAAGGCGAAACTTTTGATCAAGAGAAGTATCCAGTCATCAAAGCAATACCTCGATTCTATATGTGGTGGCATGAGTACATTACTAAATGGGAAGCAGAAGGATTCACATTAGCAAAAGAACAATGGGAGTATTCAGCTATAGACAAAAAGTCAATAGTTGGCGCAATGGATATCCAATTAGTTAACGAAGCAACTAAAGAAGCTATCATCATAGACTTCAAAACAGGTGCTACTGCTAAAATAGACGGCTATGAGAATCAGCTTATGTTGTATGCTTATATGATGAAGAATAAGTTGAAGACAAAGTATAACAAGATACGAACGTATGCTTTCTTTCCAATGGCAGCGCTAAAAGATGAAGACATAGATAACCCAGAATCAACTCGCAAGTATATGCTCAAGGCATTTAAGCAGCTTATCTTTACAGAAGACCAAGTCAAAGATATGCTGGATCATTTTAAGATTGTCATTAAGAAAACTGATGAAGAAGATTGGTCCAATTTAGATCTATTAAAGAATGCGACAATGAGTTACTCTTGCTCATGGTGTGACTTTTGTGGTCATCCTAAATTATGTCCAGCAACATATCAAGCTGGATTTAAGTTCCCCAGGAAATGCAAAGTGATGACAAAGGCTGAACTTAAAGAATTAGAAAAGGCTGAACAAACTTAATCTTTACAATTAACTAACTATTATGAGTAAGTTAAATGAAGATTGGGACCCCGCTTTAGATGATTTAAGCTTTGAAGATGAATTAGCCCTATATGATGCTCCATATATCCCAGGAGAAGAAACGGATTGGGCTGCTTATGGTAATGATGAGGATGAAATGATAGACGACATGCCTATTGATGATTTTGAATATGATGCAGTAGGTGATATAGAATCAGATTATCATCCGCTATTTGAAGCACAAGTATTATCAATATTCAAAGACAATAAGCCATTGACACGAGTTAATCCCGGAAGTGAACAAGATATAGATCAAGCCTTAGGAATATTAGCCAGAAATCCTGGTAGCATAATGAAGCCTATTCAAGAAAGCAAATTATCAGAAGGCATATTTAGTTCTGTTAAGCCAAAAGTTGGTACTGTTACTGGTCGTATTTTCAAAGTAATCGACAGAACAGGTAAAGCCGTAGAAGCTGTATTTACTAATCTAAAGAATGAAGTAGATAGATACAACAATAAGACAAAGATCGGATTGAACTTTGCTAAAGGAGAATTTTCGGGTGGTGATAAAGAAGCTACTGAAAAAGCTATTCGTTATGTTATGAGTAGACCTGGCACTTTTATCACTTGTGCACAAAATTCTGCTGGTAGAGTTGTTGAATCTATTAAAGAATACGAAGAATATTTGTTAAGAGAAAATCTTAAAGACACTATATTTGGAAAAGAAGACTGGCACGGTGATAGAGACTGGGGTAGGACAAAACGACGATTCAAAGCTGCGGTTGCTTCTGGCAAAAACCCAGTAGATAAGTTCTTAAAAGGTGCTGGTCGTGTTGGCCACGAACTACTGGGTGGTGATATGTGGGACGATATGTCTGAATATATTGATGACTACATTGAAGGAAGAGGTCCTTATGCTTATGATCCAAAGTACACTGCAGAATCACAACGAAAACATAGAGTTTGGGAGTTGAAAGATTCTTTAGGTAAAAGAGCAGGTGACTGGAAAGAACCAAAATTAGTACCTATTGAAAATGCTAAGTTAACTGAAGCTTTTGAAGAAGACAAAATTTTTGATTTAGCTTATGGTTATTGGGAAAATGAACCACAAATGGGACATGATGGAATAGCTGTTGCTATTAGTGATGAATTCCCAGAAGAAGATTTCCAACTTATCTATAATATTGTAGACGATGCGCGATTAGCAGTTGCACGACCAATAAGAGAGGGCGGACCTCGTAAGAATATAGATTACGAAGGAATAGCCCATCAGTTCTGTCTCATTAAAGATCCAGTAGCTAGACAAGCTGCATGTGATAAGTTGTTTGATCTAATTAAGTCTAAGAATACTGAAACAGCTGAAAAAGAAGCTAAGAAAGCAATGAAGGCTGCTAATAAAGCACAAGTTGCTGCAACAGCTGCACAACAAACTTTAACTGAAAGAAAATTAAATGAAATGACTGCTAAATGTGATTGTTGTAATAAAGCATTTAGTTCAAAAGATGGTGGGATAACAACAACTGTGTATGATTCATATATTGGATCAGAAAGACCAGTTGACTTTTGTGAATCATGCACTGTTGATATTCTAGGTGATGAATATTGGAATCTAGATGAAGATGAAATTAGAAGAATAGTGGAGGATGAGTATTTTGAATAAATTATTTGAAGAAATCTATAAAGGAAATCAATTAAAAGAATCAAGATATCAGTTTTTAGAAACTGATTATTTAGGTGAAGTAAACGAATATACAGCTAAAACAGAACTCCAATTACTTGAATACGTAAAAGATTTTATAGAGAGTTCTAAAGCTTCTTCTGGACCTACAGAATTTACTGTAAAGAGAATATAGATGAAATCTGTTGATGAATATATCAAATTAGCAAAAGATTCAAATAATGCTCTTGATATAATAGAAAATGCTTTAAATGATCGCAGTTTGTCGGATGATGATATATTAAAGCTTATTGGAATTTTAGAATATTTACAGGCTGGAATATCAAAAGGTCGAGAAATGTTTGGTCAAGACTATTTAGGAGAGAACATGAAAAAGTTTGAAGAAATCTATCAACAAAATAAAGAAAAAAGTTCAAAGAAACTTAAAGAATTTGAATTAGAAAGATGTGCTGGGTGTGGAAAAAGATTTATTAGTAGATCTGGATTAGATATTCTATGTAGTAAATGTGATCCTGGTAAAAAAGAAAGAGCAAAATTTGCATATAGAGATAAGTCAACTCCGTTAGCACGCGCTATAAATAAAGAACACAATAATGCAGTTGAACAAAACTATATTGAAAAATATGGTCATCCTTATGGTAGAGTTAAAGAATCTTGGGTTAAAGATAGTGATTATAGAGATGAATCAACTGGAATATATGATTCAGAATCACAATTTAGATATAGTATTGATAGATTTAAAGATATGACAGAAGATACTCTTAATATTATTGATGATATGCCAGAACAGGATTTAGAACCACATAAAAGTGCTGACGAGTATTTGCAATATCATTTTGATGTTGCAGTTGAAAGATGGAAAGGACATAAAAAGGATCGTGACTAATGAAAACATTTAATGAAATATTACAAGAAGCATCAATGCCAAAAAGTATGCGGCATCCGCCTAACCCAGATGCAGTTAAAAATGATGGTGTCAAATTACCAGGCGGAATAAAGGCCTATTGTAGAAAGAATAAAGAATGCAGTAGTAGCGAGCCAACATTTGATTTGATTTTTGAAGGACCAAATGGTGCAAAACGAGTTATTAGTAATTGGGCATATTATAGAGGTGGATATGACCAAGGCTGGGGAGCATCTAATAAGCAACAATGGTATTTAGAAACTGAATCTCATTATGGCGCAGGTAACGGTAGTGGTGTTAGCAGCAAGAGAACACCATCACTTAAGTATTATCGACATATGGAAAGTCATTTGTTAGATCATTACAAAAAAGAACTAAAAGAATTATTAGGACACTAAAATGAATTTTAATGATATATATCAAATGGGAAAAGGTCTTCATGTTACTGGAGAAGAAAAAGCACAAATAGGTAATTGGTATTTATTTGAAAATATTGGTTGGCAAATAATTCAAGATAGATGTAAAGAAAAATTTGGTAAAGAAATTTCCAAAGATAGATTAGAAAAAATAGTGGCCGACTATGAGGATTTGATTGAAAAGTTTTAATGAAATTTACAATATGAATGAAATAGAAGAATTCCATTTGCAACGAATGGATAAACATATATCTAAAGTTAAAAAATACTTATTAGAATTTACAAACTCAGACTTATCTAAAGAATTGAACTTTTCTAAAAGAGATGCTATTGAATTAGGTAATAAGCACGACCAAGATAAAATAGAAGGAGATCTATTTGAACAATATAAATATATATCTTGGCTTTACAAATGTAAATTAGCCGAGGTACCTTGTGATATTCCATACACTGAAGATATGGACAAAGCAACTACTGCTCATATCCGAAACAATAAACACCACCCAGAATATTGGGATCCAAACTTTACCCCACAAGTAGTAACTGACTTTAATCAACGAGACAGTACTAAACTAAAATCTCGTGACGGAAGAAAGATGCCAGTAGCACATATTATCGAAATGTGCTGTGATTGGAAAGCAACAAGTGAAGAACGCGGCAATAAAGCAGTTGATTGGGCATATAAGTGCTTAAGAGATAAACGATATATCTTTACAGATAATCAATGGGACTTAATTTATCGTATTTTAGGAATTATTGACTAGTCTTCAAAACCAATTTGCTTGGTAGTCAGATAGCCGGCTAAATCTTCTGGAACAACTTTATAGATAACATCACCTGGTTTGAGATCCATTACATACTTAACACCATTTATGTTGAGCAAAACATCATCCATATCATTCATATTGTATTGTTCCCACATTAGAGTCCAAAATCGCGTTAGATCTCTAGCTGTAATCTTATATTCAGTTGGCAATTTAGATAGTATGCCTGTGTTGTAGTTGATAAGTGGGTCTGGAAAAGTTTGACCATCTGTATCTAATACTGCTGAATCGTGCATCCAGTCATATCTGCTCTTCATAGTAATTAGTTAATATATAAATATGACAGAAGATATGAAACAACAACTAAAGGACCAATTTCCAGAAAACTTCATAATAGAAATAGCCACCGAATATGCGGAAGAAGGCTCTTGTAAGATTAGAGGCCTTCTAGGACAATATGCTATCGTTATAGAATGGTATTACAATGAAGAGCCAACTACTGTATTTTTAGCAGCAACAAGCATTTCCGGACAATCTAAAACTGGTCCATGTGAAATATCTAATCTTAAAAATGCACTATTATCCCTTAGTTAATATATCAATAGGAGTTAAATAAATGACAGAATTCAAAATTAAGAAAGACCAAATAGTAAGGCTCAAGGCACTTAATGATTACATAAAGAAAATGGAGTCTTTCTCACCACTTGCTGAAAAGCAGTTGTTCATTCTGAAGAATGATAAACTTTCTATTTATGGAACAGCTAATACTGCAGGCTCAGGCCATATAGAAGCAACTTTTGATGTTGACAGCAAAAATGAGGCATCGTTTGGATTAGAGTTAAGTAAGTTCATTACTTATTTAGAAAAGACCAAAGCTGATGAGATCAATGTATCTATCGTAAAAGATAAGATGACAGTAAAAGCTAAGACATCTAAAATAGAGATCAATCAAGCACTTATCTTCACAACACCAGAACAAACAGTATTAGATGAAATACAGAATAATATTAAGACAAAATTAGCATTGAAAGAATTCAAAACTCCTATTGAAGTTAAGTTAGACCATAAAGATATCATTAATGATTTAGGAATGATGACAAAGCTTCAGAATACTAATCAAGAAATTTTGGTTAGCAAAAACTATATTAAGTCAGCAGATAATCTTTGTATTGTATCAATGCAAATTAATGAGCCAGAAGAAGATGAAGTTGAACAAGAGATTCTTATAGATAAAGATATTATTCCTATCTTTAAGAATATAGATTCTTTCAAAGTATCTTCTGATAAAAAGTATTTCTATTTTGATATAACTCAATTCGGAATTCAGATTATATTTGTTCCGAAAAAATATAATTGGGATTATCCAACAGAAAAAGATTTAATAGACATTAGTCCAATTGCAACAAAACAAATTACTTTAGAAGTAAATACTTTGAATTTCTTTGAAACATTAAAAGAATATAGCGGCGTATTTGATAGTTCATCTTGGAAATATGAACAAATCTTTTTTAGAACTCCAAAAGGATTCAAAACAAAGAAAGAATTTGAATTACATTTTGATAATATGGATGTTGAAATTCGAAATACTTTACCAGTTGAAATTAAAGAAGATACTGATACAAAAGAAGATTTTGAGTTCTTATTACCAACACAGCATCTGAAGTTATTAGAAAACTTGTTAATGAGACAACCAACATTCTTAATGAAATATTCGTCAACTGATATACATGATCCAAATGGGATAGCAGTTATATTAGAAAATAATGAAGTTAGTATTATACTAGCAAAAATGGTGCCATAATGAAAATAGTAAAAGAATTTGAAATTGAGATAGAAGGCGATAAGGGTATTGCAGTAATTATCTATAGAAAGAATTTCTATAAGCAAATTACTGTCAATGAATTATTAAAAATGCTACAGGATGGTATGTATGAAGAAGAGAACTGGATTCGTCAGCAATAGTAGTACAAGTAGTTTTATTATTATTGGACTACGAATAGATGATGAACTTAAGAAAAAGTTTGAAGCTTATGCAATTAATAATGAATTAAGAGAGTGCTTTTATCAAAATGAATTTAATGTTGTAGATTTCGCAGAACAATTTGATTTAGATTGTGAATCAGATAATGAAGGCGATACTTACAATATTGGTGTAGACATAAATACAAGTGGAGAAGAATGGCTAGAGTATTCTGCTAATTCTTGGAAAGAACTTATTGAAAATGAAAAGATTAAGAAGTTATTAGAACTCTCTGATAAAACAGCAGATGATCTACTAATTATTACTGGAACAGAAGCTTGTTAGCCTTTTGACAACTAAAGGCTTTAACCTAAAAGGTTGTAGATTTTGACTCTCTATAGTCCGTCAAAAAGCGTAGAGAGTAAAGACCGAGGTGCACGGTCGCTAAATATACAGCATCGGTCTCTATGAGAAAGGAGACGGGGATTGTACAATGAGAAAAACAGTCCCCAATTTTTTTTTATTATGATACAAAAATCTATCTCTTTAGAAGTTTTCAAATGTCTCGAATGTAATGCTGTTATAGTATGTAATCCTTCAGCTCATGGACGGCCCGCTGTATGTGATAAGTGCGGTGTACCAGCAAATGTGGAATTAACTCAAGAACAGCGAACTCAAATGGAAAGAATGCAACAGCAAGGTCCAAGAGTTCATACTATTAGGTTTTAAGAATGTGGAAATATCAGAAGTATTTAGACAAAGAATTTATAGATAAGTTCACTCAAGATTTAACAGATGACTTATATAACAAGAAAGATATCAAATCAATACAAAGCAAATATAGTCAACGACTCAAACGAAAAATAGATGTTTTATTCTCTTTAGAACTCATAACTAAAAATCCAAAAGTTAAGCTCTCCGGTAAAAAGGAGTACTTCAATAAAGTCTTAAAGATTGCTAGACGAAAATATATTGGTGATGCTTGTTATGATTGGGATAAGAAAATCTGCATTCAAATAACATATTTTGGCTATTTAGCAATGAAACACAAAGTTGACAAAGAGATGTTCAGAGCTATGCTGCATGATACTTTTGTTCACGAACTAACACATGCTTTTCAACATAAGTCACGAAAAGTAAGTTTGCGCTTATCTGGTGACTTAGGAGATTTTGATGAACGAACTGATCCTAAAGTTGATAAGAAATGGAAAGCATATCTTTCGGACCAGGCTGAATTAGAAGCCTGGGCAGCAGGAATGGCTGCATTTTTAGAAAAACGATATAAGAACAAAGGGATAGCATATCGAGCTATTTCGTCTGGTAAAGTAGCAAAATTTCCAGTCAGATGGAATTTCATTTTGAACAAATATGCTAATATGAATAAGAAAGTATTTAATGAATTCTTATATCATGTGTATACTTATCTTTACAGTTAATATATCATAATGAAAATAATAGAAGCCTCAACAGAAATCATCTATCCTTCAAAGCTTTCAGAATGGTTAAAAGAAGTCAAATTGATAGAATTAGCTGCACGGAATTGTTACAAATCAGAAGACAAAATAACTGATAACAGTTGGAAGAAAATGGTCAAAAAGCTTATAGAACTTAATCACGGAGCAATGCTAGAATTCGGTAACTTTATATGTCGTATCATTACAGACCGTGGTGTAACCCATGAATTAGTAAGACATCGATTAGCATCTTATGCACAAGAATCTACACGTTATTGTAATTACAGTCAAGATAAATTTAACAATGAACTCACATTTGTTAAGCCATCTCAAGTATTGGCCTATGAAGGTAGTGCCGCTGAAAATGGTTGGCTAAGATCAATGGAACATGCCGAAAATTCTTACTTACATCTTATTCAGAATAACTGTTCTCCTCAACAGGCTAGATCAGTATTACCAAATAGTCTTAAGACTGAAATCATAATGAAATGTAATTGGAGAGAACTTATGTACATTATCAAATTACGAACATCACCAGCAGCTCATCCTGATATTGTGAAAGTCTTCAAAGACATTCAAGCTAAAGTTCAAAAAGCTATGCCAGAAGTATTCGCAGTAGAATGTTAATATAATAATAACTTACTACCCTGACGTATTATTTCCGGAGGGAGATAATCTGCAGCGAAAGGAGTTTTTTGAACAAAACGGATGAAGAAAACAGTCCGGGGATCAGGCGGGATGCGGAATACAGGCCCGCTTGCCCATTTTTAACTAAATAATATAAGCAGTATCGCGAAAGGTTATTGCTTCATATACTTAAAACGCTAGGAGGGTTTTATGAACACAAAAGAGAAATTCACAAATTTTGTCAATTCTGTCTCATCTATTTCACCAGATGATTCTATGCATCAAAGAGTGCTATCTAATGGAGATATTGAACTCGATATGCCAGATGGAATGGGCGGAAGAGCAAAGGCCGTTTTTAGTACATCACCTACTATAGGGAGAGAAGTTACTTATTGGGGTGGATATAACGACGGCAATTTTAATGGAGAGAGCCAACATTATTGGAATGGAGATACTAGTATTCAGACATTTCCTAATACTGTGACTAGTCCAGATTATGCACCAGGTGGATATGGAAGTGGTGGTAATGGTAATTCTGAACATTGGGTGTTGCCCAACAAACAGTCAGGCTGGAGTAGAACTCATGACCATACAATTGTGGGTAGTCCTGATTATGACCGTATTAACATTAAGAAAAAGATTGAAGAATTAGAAAAGTCTATCGAAAAAGTTGTACCTAACAAAATAGATAAAGACTTAATAGACACAAAGATTCCTTACAATGTCAAAAAAGACTTAGATGCTAATTTGATCTATATGTTTGCTATTGCTGGTTACAAAGAGAACCAAATAGAATTAGTAATGAAGAAAGATGGTCTTCTTCTCAAACTTAAATCAGCACCAGACGACAATGACTTAATAGGCGAAGGCTTTGAGTACTTATGTCATGGCATAAAAGATAGCGAACAAGAAGTTGGCATCTATTTAGACGTTGACGAATACGAAACAGCCAACTCAGAAGTAGAATTAGACAATGGCATCTTACAGATCTTCATACCCAGACGTAAAGAACTGAAGAACAGAATCAAAGTCAAAGCTAAGCCGACTGTAAAAAAGAAGATTGACTTCGAGTTAATCTAATCATATGGGATTTCAATTTGGAAGCGTCCGACAGCAAGAAAAACCTCGGCAAAACTTACAGAAATTTGACAGTTTACTAAAAGAGCATTGGCAACCAGGTAGCAAGTACTATCTGTTTGTAGTTGATAATGTCATTAGTAAGACACATTTAGACATATTAGCAAAAGATATCGAAAAGCATTACATAACGTCATACAACATCGTATCGGCTATTTCAGTAAAAGATCCAACTAATGATTCTACTGATTCGCTACTATCGTATGAAAGTAACTGGCGGCAATATTTAACATTCAATGATACACCAGCACACTGCATAATAGCATTTGGCTCCGTTATCCGTATTCTTAACAGATCCGGTGATGTTACTTACTATGACTTCTTCGATGATAAGTTCAATGATCCGCGATACTATTGTGGCAGCGAATTTGTTGATGGTCCAAACAAGTGGATCTATCCAGTAGCACCGGTCAAAGAACTATATCCAGTTCATATCAATAATGATCCAACTAATATGCTCACTAGATTCTTTAGAGAGAAACTAGAACGCATACAGCGTGATGATATGTCTACTGACTCATTAGATGTTAGACCATATCAAATCCACTATATCGACACAAAAGAGGAAACATCAAAAAGCTTACAGTTACTAATGAATGCTGAACTTTTGGCACTTGATACAGAAACAGATGGCTTAGACTTTCTTGTCAATAAGTTAGGCACTGTGCAACTATCAGTTGATGGTGAGAATAGTTATGTGTTTGATTGGGAGAATGTAGATAAGCGCATCTTTAAGAAAGTACTAACAACAGCAACTCGTATCACATTAGCAAATGCTAAGTTCGATGTTAAGTTCATTTGGAAGAATGGAGTAACTGGATGGTACCCAACAGATGATACGGTGCTCTTGTCTCATGCGATCAACTCTAATCGTTCTAAGGGTTTGAAGCCAGGTGCAATTTTCTATTGCGGTAAGTTCACAGGATATGATGATGAATTAGACAAAGCGAGAAAGCAACTCAAGGTTGACAACTTCTTACAAATACCAAAACAGATATTGATCAAATATGCTGGATTAGATGCAATAGTAACTTGGCGAGTTCAAAAAGCTCTCGATAAGCATGTGGCTTGGGTTGATAAGATGTACCCAAATGAAAAGCTTAAAGAATGGACAATAGAAAGATGGTACCGTGAAGTGATGATCCCAAATGCTAATACTGTAACGGATGTAGAATTTGAAGGCATTTACTTCGATAAGGATCAATTCGCCATTTCGGAAAAGATCATAGTAGAAAAGATTGCCTCATTGAAAGATGAACTTAGCAAACTTTGGAATGTGCCAACTACATTTAAGTTCGAGTCAACTAAAGAGCTCGGCTTATTGTTCAAGAGAATGGGTTGGCCGGAAATAGACACTGCAAAAGATGGTGGTTACAAAACATCTGATACAGTACTTACTGAATATGAACTATTAGAAAAGGATGCCAAACTGAAAGCTAAGGGCATCAACATATGCGGCATTAAGACATTGAAAGATCTTCGTTCATACAATGTAGCGTTGAAGACATTCATCAATGGATGGAGAGAATGGCTCAGACGGCATCCGGATGGTTCATGGCGGATTCATCCATCATGCAATACGTTTGGTACTGAATCATATCGTCACGCAATGAGAGATCCAAACTTCCAACAAATACCGAGTGGAAGCACAATAGCGCCCCACATTAAGAAACTGTTCACAGTACCAGATAAGAATGATTGGCTATTAGTGAACGCCGACTTTAGATCTTTGCAGTTGATATTAGCATTTTGTGATTGTGGTATCAATAAGAATGGTGTTGATCCGATTGCTTATAAGATCTATGGACAAGGTGGAACACAAGATGCTCACTCAATGACGACACATAGTGTCTTTTGTGAACCAGTTCATTTAGAAATCATAGAGATAGAAGATGATGATGGTAATAAGATCATTTTTGGTGAAGAACAGAAGATTAAGATTCTACGAAAAGGACTTATTGATGATAATGAAGAACTTGTCATTAAGGGTGCTGAGTTCCAAGCAGATGATGTCTTTGTGGAGTACGTATTATGAGTATCTTCAAAATAGTAAATGGTGAAAAGAAACCAATAGTTGGTCTGAAATTAGTCAATGCCCAAGAAGAAGATAGAAAAATGATAGAAAAGCTTAAAGAAGAACTTGAAAGAAAAGACAGACTTATTAAGTACTTACAGGAGTTAGTTAATCTATAATTATGTATAAGATAACCAAACGATCAATAACGATAGACGACTTTCTCAAGTTGAAGAACTTCCCGCCATTCAAGAAGATGCGTTCAAATGGGAAGACGCTAAATCTAGCAACTATCTTTGCGTGCACTGGCCCAACTTTGGGCAGACAAATGAAAGGTGCTGGCTTCTCAGAACACGATTGTGATTTGACTATTGAGACATTCAACTTAGAGAATGCATACAACACAGCATTACGTACAACCAAAGATAAGACGCCATTAGAACTCAAGTACATCATAGTAGGCAATAAGCTTAGAGAACTGTTCTTCCAAACATATCCCGGTCTATTAGACAGAGTGAATAGAGAACAACAGTTCGCAATGAAGCACGGCTATGTTAGAACCTGGACCGGGCCAGTGAGACACTTTCCAGAGTTCCGCTATATGAAACGAAACATCAATGGAAATCTAATAGGAGTTGATCAAAAACTGTATAGTAAGATGTTTGCCGGTATGAAGAATGAAGCTAGCAATACTTCAATTCAGACTGCTGAAGTCTATCAAGCAATGCCAGACTGTACTGCAACTAATGTGCTGTTGAAAGAATGGGGATTGAAAAGTCGACTTTACAATTATGTGCACGATTCATTATCATTGTATGTGTACAAACCAGAAGCTAGATTGATATATGCATTATTGAATCGACTATCATTAGAGCATAGAGAGCCATACTATGATCTGCGTATGTACATTGATGTAATAGAGGCTGACTTAACTAATCCAGAACATTACTATGACAAAGGAAAAGAGATCAATATCGAAAACTATGATTTAGATGAAGAACTCACCTCATGGAATGCAGAACATGGAACTAATTTAGTATATAAGGAGTTGATACCAAAATGAGATATCTAATTTCAATGGCAGTTGCACTGTTCATCATATTTGGAATATCACTCATTATTGTTCCAGTTGTGCTAGCTATTCTTTTTCAGACACTTTGGTACATGTTAATATGGGTATTACCAATAGCACTTATAGTCGGCTTGATTAGGCTATTGACTGATTTAGTATGAAAAGCAGATGTGTCGGCTGTAAGGCTGAGTGTGAAGATAGAGACTCACTTACACTAGACGAGAAAATAGAGGTAGTTGTAACAGATTGTAGCAACTTTACGAAGGAGAAGAAGAATGATACAGTGGGACGAAAGCAAAGACAACCCAGTGAACATAAAGATACGTAAGATATGGGCAGCAGAAACATTTGAAGAATGTCAAACACTTTGTAGAGAGCTATTTGAATTAGGTCATACAGATGGCCAACAATATGTGTGGGCTGTCAGAGCTGGTGACTTTACCGGACACAAGATAACTGAGCATGGAAAAGAAATGGCTAAAAAGTTAGGTCAAACTGAAGAGGAGTTCTTAGGCATTGATACTAACAAGTTCGAAAAGGTTGGAGATGAATGGGTACTCAGAAAGACTCCAATAAAAGATGAGACGATAACTGTTACTAACAATAGCAACATTCAACAATATGTCGAATTTGATAACGGCAAATTCAGATTGAAGGAGAGACCATTTGATACGGACAACAATAAGACGCAATAAGAAGCACGCTACATCATCATTCTTTGATGATATCAGATTGCTACGACGTTCTAGGTTTGATACTGACTATCGAGACTTAAAGAATGGTATGGCCTTCGATGTTGGTAAGTTGCAATTAGCATATGCTGCACAGGAGATCATATTGTGGCGACGTGGTTGTATGGAGTTATCTGACTACATCAATAGATTGCCAAATGATCAGTTGAAAGATTTAGTAGCTGACTATATGGGAGAAGACTGGACAGAAGACAAAGAGCCAGTTGCAATAGAGACACATGATAAGTTTATCGCAGATCCAGACAACGAAGAGGCTTGAGAATCCACAAACATTAGTTGACTATTTTGAATCTATTAGTGACAGAAATCGAATTACTGATCATCTAATAGAGCCAATAAAGAAATGCGACTTTCTTCTGAGTAGATATCCAAAACGTATTAGGAGTGATATATTAGCTCTTCTGAAAAGAGGGGCTGTGATGTCTTCCAGTCAAAAGATGGAAAAAGTTGCTGAAGATCATCTAAGAGAATTTGTCAAACTTCAAAAACAAAATGACACTTTGAAGAAAGAGCTTGCTGAACTTAAGAACAATAGGTCACTCGAAAAACGTCGTTTAGAACTATTAGAAAGTACTCATTTGTTTGACTAATACTTAAGGAAATATATCTGTTGGAATAAAAATAACTAATTATTATGAATTATAGAGAAATATATCTAAAAATAATTATTAGTACTCAAAAACAAAATAGAAAAAAAGTTCGTGGTAAAAATCAATACTATTATGAAAAACATCATATATTACCGAAATCTTTATTTCCTTTATGGAAAGATAGAAAAAGTAATTTAGTTATTTTAACCGCTAGAGAACATTTTTTCTGTCATCAATTATTATGTAAAATCTATCCGTCAAGATCAATGTATAATGCATTATGGCGATTATCAACTGATGGAAGAAGAAAAATAACTTCAAAAGAATATGAAAGAATAAAAATTAAAAGATCTGAATTATTATCTCAAAAAAGAGGATATAAAAGACCACCTTTTTCAGAACAATGGAAACAAAATATAAAATTAGGAAGACAAAAACAAATAATAACAGATGAACACAAACAAAAAATTAGTGATTGGGCAACAAAATGTAAATGGTATAATAATGGAATAAAAGAAACTTTTTGTGAAATAATGCCAAAAGGTTATAAAGTTGGAAGATTACCTGGCTTAAATAACACTAAAAAAGTATTTTGTGTAGAATTAAATAAATCATTTAATAGTTTAAAAGAAGCTTCATTAGTTACAGGAGCAAACTATACTAAAATATGTGAAGTATGTAGAGGTTCACGAAAACAGTCTGGTGGCTATACTTGGAAATACATTTAATATTTTATAATTTCTCTTCTTAATGCCATCTGATGTACTGTTTCAATTAATTCTGGTGGTAGATTTTCTGTTGGAATCGTGGCCTTACACTTATTCATAATCATTTTGTGCATACCAAATGTGCCTAATAGTTCCTGAATTTCTATTGGAATGATAATCGGATACTTTTGTGCTTCATCTAACATAATACGAAATAGCAAATCTTTCACATTTATGTCAAACTCAAATGGTATCTGTAAGGTGTAGAACTTTTCTTGTGCGTCATCTTCAAATGCTGATACTAATGATGTCAACGACCAAGCTCGAGTCTCTGGATCAACATTGACTTTACGATATGGAACATCTGTTAGTGGTGGGAATACAGCTGATATGACATCACATGAGTCTACTATTATGCTTATCTTATCGCCTTCAAATGTATTGCGTGGACGTATTCTAACACAGTCAACTGGAGTGTCTATCCAATAGAGATTAGTTCCATCTATCAGTTTTCGTCGTAAATTATCTTGCTTCATACCTAATCTAGATTGAAAAGATGAAACTCTCATACGGTCAAAGTTCATATTAATTAGTAAAGACGGCAACTAATTACTATGAGAAAAATAGCACTAATATTGTTGGCTTTTTGCTTATTTGCATGCCAACGCGACGGTTTAACGATAAAGAACGGTGTTCTAACAGTAGGAGTAGAGGCTAACTATCCGCCTATGGAGTATTTGACACCTTACGGAGAGTTCATTGGCTTTGATATTGATTTAGCTAGAGCACTCGGAAAGAAACTCGATTTAGAAGTTAGATTTGTCAACACTAAATGGAACAGTATCTTTACTGAATTAAGTATGAGACGCTTCGATGTCATCATTTCAAGTGTTAGCATTTTGCCAGAGAGGGAATTAAGTTATGCTTTTTCTAAGCCATATTTAGAAAACTCGCTCAGCTTGATTGTCAATAAGAATGCCGACATAAAGCCAACCACATTAAAAGAGTTAGTTGGATTACGTATTGCATATCAAGCTGAAACATCAACAGATCATCTATTACATCAGTGGGCTCGAGATAACGATGTTCAATTAGATTGTAACCCGCACTTTAGAGTTGACTCTTGCTTAGGTGCATTACAAAATGGACAAGTTGATGTTGTCATTATTGACGGAATAGTAGCATATGAATACTTACGCTATTTGAACTTTGATGATAGATTTGAAATGTCAGGAGTTATCTTTAATGAAGACTTACTCGGTGTTTGTATGCTACAAGACAACCCCGAACTATTAGAACTTGTCAACTCCGCGCTCAAAGAACTCAAAACAGAAGGCATTTTAGAACAACTCTCTTATAAGTACTTTAATCAGAATTTGATTAGAGATTGCTTAACTCACTAATTATTATGAACCTTCAAGAACTTAAGATACGAGAGTTGGGACTTCTTAATACTCATAGGGATCGATATGTCGAATATGGAGTTGCTTACACTGACATACGAAAAATATGTGAAAACTTTAGCGGCCCTAAATTGTCAGACGGCATTCTTATATCTGAAATAGCACAGCAATATGCTCTCAAAGAAAAGAAGCTATATGATCTAACAAAAGATAAGAAACATCTTATGCATATCAAAGCAGCCTCTGAATTGTTTAAGAAAGAATTTGTATCATTCAATGTGCTATTTGACTTTTTCTCAAAACAAAAGCGCAACATTAAGTTCGAAGAAGCTAAGCACTTATTGTCTCAAACGTCATTTTATGACAGAGTGAACCCACAAACATTGGTAGATGTGTTACAGTTCATAGAGATGAATGCAAAGGAAGAATAGTGAAATACATCAGGACTACTGCTAATAACATAGAGTTGAAATACCCGCTCTCATCATTAACATTAGTGTACGAATATATTGGTCCTTATAGAACTCACGGTGACATGTATCTTGATGATTCTAAATATGTATGGATAGAGTGCTTCACTGAGATTAATGATCTAATTTACTCAAATGGTCGACCAGTAGCTATTTTGTGTCTAACTGAAAACCAACACCTTCCATTAAGTTTGCATTTATCAGTTATTGAGGTGTTCCAAGACGTCCGAAAAGAGGGCATTGGTTCAATAATCATGAATGATCTAATCTCTATAGCTAAAAGTCTGAACTTTAAGACAATGACGCTACAAGTTCATACCCCATCTCTAAAGTCATATTATGCTCGTTTTGGGTTCAAAAACCGCAAAATAGACGGCTATCAAATAATGAGAAAATACTTATAGATTTTGAACATCTAATCTTTCCATCTTATATTATATATGTAAGGGACAATGAAATCCCAATATATCTTAAGGAGATAAGAAGATGAGAAAAGAACTGATTGACAGAGTCGAAAACACTTTTGGAGCCGTCATTGCAGACGTGCAGAAGAACCCCAAGAACCTGCGTGAAGCTCAGGCGCTGATCCGAGATCAGACCAAGCTGTTTCGTGAGCAGGCTGCAGCTGCTTATACGGCGTCCGTCGCTGCCCGGAAGGAAGAAAGGGCTGCTAAGCGTGAAGCTAAGGCCACTGCCATTACTGAGGCCCGTACTGCCCGTGATGAAGCCAAGGCCAAGTTCGCGGCTGCTCTCGCTATCAAGGTGAACGGAAATGTCGCCAAGAAACGTGCGAAGAAAGCCGGACCTGTGCAGATGGAACTGCCGATTTTGCCTGAACCAACCGAAACTGGGGAAGCAGATATATTCTAAACAAAAGGTCCTCCCTTATGGGAGGACCACTAACTTTAAAGAGGTAAACTTATGAAAAGAATGATGTTGTTAATGTTGACAGTAATTGTACTGTCTGGGTGTCCGACTCCTACTGGTGGAAATGGAAACGGTGATGATGATCCTATTCACACCCACAGTTGGGGAGAATGGTTTGTAACTGGAAATAACACAGTCCCGGCTACGTGTGTTGATTATGAACAAATAGAATGGAGAAGGAATTGTAGTAATTCTCCAACTCATTTTGAAGTTGAAATGAGAAATGGTGACAGTCCAAATGTAAATTATCATAATGGAACAACTTCAAATAGTAGTTCTGTTCGGTGTCGAGATTGTTCAACCTTTATAGATTGGTCAGATTCCTTAGATTGGTCTAGTCCCTTGTCATATTGGAAAAATGATGATGGTGATTATTTAGGGTTTGGTTATCAAACTTCTCCAGGAGAAGGAACTTCTGCGTTTATTACATCAACCACTGGTTTAACTCCTGGGTTAGAGTTTTACAGATTAATTAATCTTACTGAAAATACATTTACATTAAAATATTTAAATCCCAATCAGGGATATCCAAATATGTGGGGTAATGAATCCTATACTATTGAATATGAATTCGGACCTGGAGACGATGAAATTACAATAATTGATTTTGGTAGTTTTCCTTTTCCAATTCCGACTGGAGTTTACGAAAAATGGGATAGAATTTATTAAAAATAACTTCTACAGCCCCGGCTTCTCGGCCGGGGCTTTTTATGTTTAAAATAAAGATCATTTTTAATATCTAATCAATTGATTCTTCTATGTCACTTATTCCAAAAGTATCTATCAAATACTTTTCTAACTCTCCACTGTTTTTAAACATCATTCCTTGAAACTCAAACGGTCGTTTTATGTCTCCTTGTTCTAGATAATCGTACATCAGATTCAAGTTCATCTTTCCGTCTTTATTCGTAATTGAAGTTACATCTAACTCAAACATATCACCTTGTCTAATCATAAAGTCTTCTTTGTCTATATCTAAATCATCGAATTCGTGTCTGTCAAATGAGTGTGGTCTAGTGTTATTTATTGGGTGTTGTTTGAATGTGTCTATGTCTTCAGATTCAGAAATATCCCATAATGGTTCATTTGGATCAAACGGTCTAACTGGTCGGTATATAGTTTCTCTTTTATTGTCGTATCTAATTATCTGTATGTTCTCTGGGTTGAATACAAATATATTACCGACACCATTTTCTTCTGAAACGTAACCGTCATAATTTAGCTTACGAACAATATCAGTGATCATAGGATTTTCCATTTGACTCCATTTATGAGTTCTAAATACTTCTGTTAGTTCACTTTGCAAAGTTCTATACACTGCGCCAGGTTGCTTCATAGCAAAATTGAAGAAAAACTCTCTAGGATTCTTTCTCACTTCAGTCAAAAAAGCTGTTCTGTCTTTTCGACTACCTGGATTAAATAGATTAAGTGGCTTAGTCAATAAACATCGATATAGGTAATATTCATCTTGCCGGAACTTATCCATGAGATAGTCTCTTAAGTAGTCATTGATCATTACTAATTTAGGTGTTAGAAAAGTGCCGCCGTATGATACATCAGTGCCTCTAAAGCGATTACGTTTTTCGAACTTAGTGAACTTATTAGGAGATATATGATAGTAAGACTTTCCAGTTCGATAGATTTGTTCAAATAACTGTGACTCCTTAATTGTGTTGGGCTTCAATGCGACATAAGTGTCTGCCACTACTTTTGGGTCTTTTACATTTTCTATAACTAATCCGTCATGGTCATTCTCATAAGCCATTAAGGATAACTTATCAGAATTGTATCTTTTTCCATCTATTTGTATGTCATGATAATCAGCACCTTCCGCATCAATGATCATTGGGTCATCAAATTCTAATTCATTTTTAATGACTTTTCCATCACCATACCATTCAGCAACTTCTGGATCTGATGTGTACCATTTTCCTACAGACTTTTTTGAAGTGATCTTATCAAATTCTCCAGGTTCCCAGAAGTTTTTGCCGTCATCACTTCCTCCTGACATTCCACGATAACCAGTATAGATTTCTTCAAATAGTTTCATAATTCTTTCCTAAGCGAAAAAGTAATGGATATCATCAGCTGTGTCATATATCACATAGACACTATCATCATATCGCTTCAAATAGATAGGCTCCCAACCTGGAAAGCCTTTCATTAATTGAACTGGAACATCACATGCAGCCCACAACTGATCTCTGCTAATTTCTTCAAAGTTACTATCTTCTGGTCCTCCATCAAAATCATCTAACCTAGCATAATAGCCCATGTCCTGCGCGCACTCAGTTTCATCTTCCCAGGGCAAGTCATCATTGATTCCTAATTCACGACAGTCACCAAGATATTGCTTTCGTTTCTTCGGAGGTTTGGGTACTTTCTTCTCATTTCGTAGCTTCTTAAGCTCATTAATAGCTTCTATGTTCTCTTTAGAATAAGGTTCTGTCTTGCTATAGACATTCATCCAATAGGCTTCGTCTTTTGCTTCTTGTAAGTTTGATACATAATAGATATTAGCTCTGATATCTAAAAAGTCATTATGATAAGCATATGCTGCTCTATGATGTCCATCCATTATGCAGTAATAGCCATTCCACTCACACACGTCTATTGGGTCACAGTTGAAAGTGTCTCCGCCTTCTATATCATCAAATTGACTCCAGTCGTAAGGTTCATCACCATCGCCGTCCATGTCTTGTCGTAATCTGCCAATAGGTATAAGGCCTGACTTATGTGGCAACTTAGCTCTCACACAATCTGTCCATACTCGATATCTGTCTTCTGGGTCAATATCAGGAAAGTCTTCCCAATCCATTTCTGGTGCAAAGTACTTAGTCTTAGGCCGATTAGATTCTTGGAGTGCTCTACGATAGATAGACTCCATTAAGCCAACTTCTTTCCTAGTATCTTCTAATGGTTCATTATTGGCTATCTCTTCAGCCTCTTCGTTGTTCTTAACTGCAACATTTGGTTCTTCAATGGGCGGCTCAGCTTCTTGTGGACCTTCAGCTGCTTCTGTTTCAGCCTCTACTGGTTTAGCTTCAACGGTACTGGTGTCCATTACCGGTAAGTCGTTCTGCTCTGAAGTCGACTGCACCTCGTCTATGTCAGCACTGACTGCATCAGCTGCTTTCTCACTCTTGATGCCACCTTGAGATTGCGTTCTTTCATCTGGTAAGCCAGCTGGTTGTTCTGGTGCTTCGAGAGTATCTTCTTGTGATGTAGATGCAGCAGAGGAAGTCGCAGTTTGAGCACCGCCTAATTGCTTCAATATGTTAGGTATCTCTTTGTCTAAATCTTCAATAGCAGCCCAGAGGTGCTTACATAATTGTTGTCCTCTAACATTGCCACTGCTATCATGTCGATTAGCCCAAATGTCTTTGCCTTGTTGGCCAGTGAATGGTGAGTACGTGTTGTCTTTCTTATCGTCTTCTTCGAACATACCCTGCCAATAGAACGCGCCACAGTCACATTGTACTTTAACGTCTGCTTTGTCAAATACTGTCTGTAGAATCTGAGCTTGTTGACTATATGGAAGAGTCTCAAAGTTCTTGGGTATGATGTTTGCTATGTTGTAGAAGTGTAGTTGAACAGCGTAACCCTTACTTAGGCCAGCCATCTCTTGTCCATTGACGCTAAAGTGAACATTGTTGCTTTTGCTGCTTTCAACTTCAAATAAGATATGAAGACTGTTTGGGTAATTTAGTATGCTTCGGACCAAGTTTGTTGAGCCAGTACCATCTTTGCTAATGGCTTTGTTCGTAATGCCTGACGTTACAAATTGATCTAGACGATATTCTACAAGCTGCATATTAGTTAGTTATGCAGTGGGTCTCTTTTCTTATCGGTGTAAAAGTCAACGACAGCCATTTGATCAGATGAGTCCGTTGGCGCAACCCATAGAGTGATTTGATACGGTTTGAGTTCAGCCTTCTTAACTGCGTAAGCTGTCAATGCAGCATTCTTACCCTTCTTAGATTTCCAATAGAGGCCGTCGTCATCAAAAGTGAGCTTACAGTCATCCCATCTAAAGCGGTCATCATATTCTGGATCTTCTTCATCCTTGTCTTTATCATCACCTTCGTGGCTATAGTCGAAGCACGAAAATGATCCGCGTTTTGGCTCATCACTGTAGATTTGTACGTGATCTAATTCATGCATTTCTTCAATGAGCATCGTATAGAAGCTATTCTCCAATACTTTCTCTCTAAGTTGGTAGATCTCCTCAAAGCTTTTCACCGCTAATCATCTCCTCTATGTCCTCACGTAATGGCTCACTTAGCATTTGATCTAAGTTGTGATATTGTTCTTTTGTCTCATTTAGCATATCTGATACACTCATTTCTTTGAGCTTAGTCTTACCAACTCCGCCGAATTCGAGGTTCTTATCTGTTAGTACTTGGAATGTCTCAAATAGCGGATTAGCTGTGTTGATCTTAGGAACGAGCATCTCGTGTGAATGTCCAGGTCGACTCCATTCAGTTAAGTTCTGCTCAGCTAACCAGTTGAAGTAGATCTCATTGCGGGCTTCTTTGTAGCGCTCGCTTATCTCTTTGAGTCGTTTCATCTTAGCTTCATATAGCGTTTGTTGCTTCTCTTTAGCCAACTTTTCACGCAGCATCTTTCGAGTTCGTAGATAGTACTCACGTTCAGCTGCATTCATAGATTCTGGCATTGGTTCAACATCACCGCCACCGTCACCTAGGTCTTCTCCACCGCCATCTCCACCTTCGCCTCCAGCACCACCAGACATATCGATGTCCATGTCTCCACCGTCACCACCTTCACCCTCTTCTTCGTCTCCTTCAGAATTGGCTTTAGCAGCGGCCTTGGCGATCGCAGACAATCTGATCCATCGTTGTAAGTCAGTTGGATCTAAAAATGTGTACTTAGAGAGAATGTCAGCAACAACATCTTCAGGAAGTGGTTCACCCTCTTCCATTCCGAGTACGCCTTGAAGCATCTCAATGATGCCATTAGCTAATTCAACTGATGCTGATCTAGCTTCTCTCTTCTCATCACCCATGTCCTCAGCAGGGAAGCGCATTGACAATACGAACGGTATGTTGTAGTCAAACTCACCGGTAATAGCAAAGTGCAATCTAATAAGTTGGCCGAGACATTCGAGAAAGGTGGACTGTATTGTGTACACATGTCGAGCAAATGGTTTGTACTGTTCAGTTAGCGCGATGCCGCTATTTCCAAATCCGCCAAATTCTTGGTCAAGATAAGACTTCGGAACACCACAAGCAATAGCGACTCTATCCTGATACATCTCTAAGTCGCCAGTAAAGTCCATATCAACTTTTGATTCGTGTATCTTCATATCTAAGAGCCCTTCAGGCACCCAAACTTTTGTATTGACGGTATACACCTCAAGACTGTTGCTTAATGGACTAACTCCTATGTTCTCATAGTCTTCACGTACGCTGTTGACTGTTTCAAATGCTGTTGCTACACCAACGCCTTCCGTTCCTTTGACACTGTAGACCTGCACTGGGAAAGAAGAAGCTCTAGCTAATCCCTGAAGTGCCATTGTGCTGTAGCATTGTTTGAATGGCGCTAATGCCATAAGTAGTGGTGGATAACCGTATGGAAAGAACTCACTGTTGTCAGCTTGATAGCGGAAGTGGCTAATTAGCCAAGGTGGAACTATGATGCCATCTGCAAACTCGAATCCGAGTAGTTTGGTGTCAAACATATCGGCAAAGTTGTCATCGAGATCAGACAATGTGTCTTTTCCGCTGCGTGTAGTCAACAAGTCAACTAATCGGCTTATCTTGCTATTGCGGTTCTTCATCATCTCTTGCTCGCCTGTCATTTGAGCAACTACTTCAGCCATGTGTACTGCACTGAACTCAAGTCGTTCTTTAAGCATTGGTACTTTGAGAGGGATGATACGCTCTACACCTTTGTCAGACACTCGATGAGCCCAAAGTGCTTCACCGTATTGTTCTATGTCGTAACAAGCAGCACTGATACGTTGCTGTGTCAATCCCCATTGACTAAATAGTTCATAACACTTGTTGACGAATGGGATAGATGGGCTCTCTACTGAAAGCAATCTGTTTTGATCATCTAATTGTGTTGCTTCATCTGCGACTAGGCGACATACCCTAGATAAGAATGGGTCATTTAGAACAGCAAATCTGAGTTCATTCAGTCGTTGTTGTCGTTCGGCTATATCGCTATAGACAAGAGTTGTCTCATTGATATATGCATTGAAGTACTTATTGAGAGTTGTAGCTAATGGTGCTGATTTGAAGATGCTGCCTAATGCGGCATGCTTAACTCTGTACGAATCATTTGCGACATCTACTTTGACTAATCGAATGCCGTTTGCTTTCTCAAATTCGGACTGTGCATCTTTACGTTGCACTCCCTGCCAGCCCCAAAGGCTACTTAATCTCTTTGAGAAGCTGGACTTAAAGATTTCAGACTTTGGTTTTTGTCCACTAGTATATATTGATTCTTGTAATTGACTATCTGCCATATTAGTTAGTGAGAAGAGTTAGAATTGGCATGCAGAGCTTTAGCATCTGAGTTAACCCGGTCAACAGCGGACAATAGTTTAGATGACACTTCAATAGTTTCTAAATAAGTTAAGAATGATGGCACATCTTTGTTGAAGCAGTGACTGTCATAATAGGGCTTATCTGGATAGACAAAAGTATGTGACGGACCAACTCTCTCGTCTGCAACAAAGAGTTCCCTAAGCTCGGGATAAGCTACACCTATTTTGTCTGCTATCTTATTGAACTCAGCACAGAATGTCACCTTCATTGCTAAATAACAGTTCAGCATGTATTTAGAAAGTTCAGCTGTTTCTAATGTTGTAAAGATGCATCTAAATGAACCTGTCTTAACTCGTGAGTAAAGTTCAGCTACTTTTGCAGTATCTCCCCTATTGCCTCCCAGAATAACGAAATTAGGAGTTGGCGCATGTTGTGTACTTCCATAGTGTTCGGGAGAGAACACAACATTTGGTCCAAGTTTCGCGCATGTTCCAGGTGGCACTGTTGATTTGACTACATAGATACTAGCACTTATGTTTTGTATCGACTGTTCTACTATTGAAGTATCGCAGCCATTCTTGTGGTCAGTTGGCACACAAATGAAGGCAAAATCGTAGTGTCCTTCATATGTGCTGTCTTTTATGAGTGGATCATATATTGTGGGCTTTAAGTTATGGAATTCTTGTTCTATGTGCTTACCGACTACTCCATAACCAACTATAAGTATTCGGTAGTTCATTAATCGTCAAAATCTTCGTCTTCAAAATCGTCTTCATCTGGACCAAAATCTTCGTCCATTTGTTGATACCAATCAGTTTCTCCAAGTTCGTCTTCATCATAATCATCTTCGTCTTCTAACTGTTCAAAATCAAAGTCATCATCAAAGTCGTCTTCTTCACTTTTTGGTCCAACTATGTTGCCCATATCGTCTAGGCTATCATCATCTAATCCAGCCGCTTTCCATATCTCATGTTGTCGTTCTTCATCAGGATCTATTCCATCATCGCTCATCATGCCAGCTTCATCTATATCACAGTATGGACAGTTGCCATCGATCATTTCTTCACCGCACTCTTCACATATTTCAGTTCCTGGCATATAGTTATCCATATCTATAAATGCTTGCTTACTTCCGGGTCCAAATTCATCCCAGTCATCAAAACTGTCAGCCATTGCTCTACGCTGTTCTGGTGTTTGAGCAGCTTCTTTCACTGGTTTTCTAACAGGACGTTTCTTAGATGCAGCTAATGCTTTCTTATCTTTTGCGTTAGCTTTTCGCTTGGCTTCATTTTCTTTTCTCCAAGCAGCGTCTTCTGCTTTAGCATTTCGTTTTGCAGCGCCTTTAGGATCTTCCTTATTCTTCTTTTCTCGCCATTCATCTTTGGCGCGCTGTGAAGCTTCAGGTCGTTTGGCTTCTGCTAATATGTTCTCAAATGTTCTCATAGTATTCTCCTTCATGTTCCAAGCTCTAGATAGTACATTCATGGCTTTATTGACATATTCATATGTAGTATCAGGATCATCATAACAGCTGTTAACTGCCTTTGATAGATATTTGTATGCTGTTATTATGTTACTCATAGTATTCTCCTTAATATGATGGGTTAAGTGACTTATTCAAGCCCTCAATGAACTCATCAAATGAAGCATTAGATAAGTTAAGTCTTTTCCAAGAGGCCAAAAATAGTCGGACATCTTCTCTAGCAATGCGTAGGTATATGTCTCTTTGATTATCGGCTTTTTCTATTTGGTCTTTCACAGCCATCATACGCTCATTGTCACTTCTAATAGCTTGTAAGTCATAAGATGGTGGGATATTGATAACACCAGGTAGAGTGTTAACTTGCTGTGGAACATCCCTGCCGTACTTAGTAGATATGTCAGCACTTTCAGCTTGTAAGTTGATAGAATCTATCATACATTCTTTGTAGATCTTTAAGTTTTGAATTAGATGGCTTAAACTGCCAATAGTTGATTCAATAGCTGTAACAGATGTTTTAGCAATAGTCGCCAATATAGAGGCATCTTTTTGAGGCAAGTTTTTCGGTGTGTAATATTCAGTCAGCTTATCTTCATTTAACGGTGCTAAAGTTGGCTGTTCTCGTAACTCATTAAAGTTTGTAGTCATAATAGTTAGTACAAACAAACTAACTAATATGAATGAACTCACTATACAAATATTAGCACAATTTAAAGAACGCCTACAAGCGCATAGACTACGGGAGGGCTTTAAGTCAGCTGATGATTTCAGTGTAGCTCAAGTTGTCTCTCCATCATCGATTACTAAATGGGAAGGCAAATCTCATAAGCAGCTATTCAAAGCAGCTAAAGCTAACGATAAGACAGCTCTAGAGTATCTTTTCTATAAGATGGGTGGAGCAATTCAGGCCGCATTTTGGAAGAACTATTTAGGTCCTAGCGGATCAATTCGTAGATACCGTATACAAGCAGACAGTGCATGGGAACAATGGCTTTCTATCGCATGGATGGCTATGACAGAAGGTTTCTCTGAGATATACAACACATCATACAAAGGTGGTACAGATGCTTACACTGCCACAGAAGACGACAAGTCAGAACATAAAAGTTCGGGCGCCCTTGAGAAATTTGATATAGACAAAACGCCAGAGAAGCATTTGCTCAATGTCTTTGCTTCTCGATATAAGAACATTCTTCGTAATGCAGCTATCAATGCCAACACTGCAGCTCGAGTTGGTGGTATGACAGGTAGAGAGATCACCGGCGGCAGTGCTGAGGTGCAAGTTCATCAATATGAACCAACTTGGGCTGAGGATGGAAAAGACGACACTGACTGGGGTGGAACTGGTGATTATGAATCTACGTCATCTCGAGGCTATAAAGATGAGACCTTCGATATAGCATATGAAGAGGGTGGATTCAGGGCAGCCGAAAAAGGTGCTGCTGCTGATGCCTTTTTGACTAAATGGAAGCAGTTCTCACAAGATCCAGGTCTACAACAGAATACTAAAGGTGTAACAGCTGGAATGATCTTTGGAGAAGTCATTGGCAATAAAGATGCCGAGCTTCGCAAGATAGGGGTTAAGTTTGGCATATCGAGAAATAGTGCGCAGACACTATTGACTAAAGCTCAAGAAGTAATGACACAACACGCTATCCCGCCAGCTGACTTGTTCGCAGCTATTAAGTACTACGGCAATGAGAAAGTTGCATCGTATCTATCAGCAGTCAAAGCAACTGGAGAAAGTCCTAAAAAGACAGAAGCACCTAAAGAACAACAAACAGCTGGCTTTATGGAAGCATTTAGCGCTATTGGAGAAGATCCAGGATTGAAGAAGCCATCTAAAGCAGGTGTTAGTCGAGGAAGATGCTTATCTGATATGGTGAGAATGAACTTCCCAACAGCTGAAAAGTTAAGTGACAAATATGGCATATCAGAGAAAGATGCACAGTGGTGGATCGGGGCAACTAAGAAATTCTTAAAAGGATACGGCATAACAGAGGCTGATCTTAAGAGTGCGATTAAAGAATACGGTAAGAAAGAGATTTTGACACTAATTAAATAAGTATGCTGAAAGTATTTGTACCATCTCATAAGAGGCCAGATGCACCATTATTTAAGATAGCAAAAGGTTTGAATATTGTATTACAACATGAAGAAGATGTTGAACCGTATCAAAAAGCTAATGTGAATAATCATAACATCATATATATTCCAGAATTAAGAGGATTGTTAGACGCGAGAAATTGGATATTAGATCAACCCTATGAATGGATCCTTATGATGGATGACGATGCTTCTGAAATTAAAAAATATGGAAATAAAAATAATTATTCAAAAAAAAAATTTAATTATATAATTACATGGGATGAGTTTATTATAGACTTAAAAAAATTAGTTCTTATATTAGAAAAAAATAAAATAGGATTAGCTGGTTTTAAGTCATATACAACTTTTAATGAAAATAATCTTTATTTTATAGATGATCAAAATTTATATAATATTACTACTATAAAGTTTTTTAGAGCTTATTTAATGAATAAATATTTATTAAAATCAAAAAATTTTAAATTCGAAGGATATCCAGATGATGGTGAAAATGGACAAAAAGCATTATGTGAAGATTCAGATTTATTATATTGGTGTTCTGCAAATAGTGTTAAAAAAGCAATTATAAATTCACATTGTCCATATTATTATGAAGAACAAGAATCTACAGTTTGGGAAACACATAATTATAAAAAGGAAATGCTTAGATTAGCATATATTTGGTTATTAAATAAATATAAAGATTATCCAAATATAAGAAAAGATATAGTTCAAGTTTTATTTTATTTTCATAAAGACTATTATAATGAAAGAAAGCGATTCCGCTAAAAATTTGATTCAATTAAAAATAAATCTTATATATTATAATAAGGAGGAGTAACATGTTGTAAATAGGAGATTATTTATGGCACATAGTTACAAAAAATTCCCTGGTTTTTCGGATAACGATAATCGCAAGTTCTTTCAGAAAAGAGCTGCTAATCGGGTAGTCCGTCACACAATGGAAGTTTCAAATGGAAAGGCTTACCGCAAGCTTTATAATCCTTGGAAGATCTGCGATCATAATTGTCGCTACTATTCTAAGGCAGACGGTTGGAATATGGCTGAAAAGTTTGATTGGGACTTCAACTACAAATATTGGATTAAATAGCAGATTTTGAACATCTAATCTCCCTTTCTTATATAATATATGTAAGGGAGATTAAATAATGGGAAATTCAAAAGAAAGATACACAATCGAAGCTATTATCAATATTCCTGGCACTTATACTCGTGCCAATGAAATAATGATTTATCCATTGGAGCAGTTACCGAAGGGCTCACCTAAAGGAACAAAGCCTCAGAGAATTCCCGGTTATCAAATTGCATTGAAAGTTGATCACCCGGTTACACTCGAATTACAAAAATTAGGTTTTCAATACTTAAAGTTCAGTAAGGGTTATTGGAATCAAAATGGGTATTGGGTAAAACCACAACTTAGAATATCAAAAGCAGCTAATGTTTCTACTTCATCGCCTTGTAGATTTCTCTATGAAAAAGGAATGAACTTAAGTTTAGATTCCAAAGATAGGGTTCGTAAAATTGATAACGACCTCTTTAATTGGGAACTTACAAATCTTGGCGTAAAAGGAATTGATTATTAATGAAAGATACTTTCAAAGACGACATTAAAAAAGTAATAAATGAATATTTGGAAGAAGGCGGTTATTCTGTTAATGATATCGTCTATCTCTTACAATCAGTTGCCAAAGAATTAGATGAGGAAATAAAATGAAATATAATTTAGTCGGACAAGACGGAAATGCTTTTGCTCTTATGGCTTACACGTCTAAGGCAATGAAAGAGCAAGGATTTTCTAAAGGCGATATTAACCATGTAATAGAAGACGCAATGGCAAGCAACTATAACAATCTTATCTTTGTACTAGATTGCGCAATTCAGAAGTGTAATCTTCGTGCAGATGGGATGATGCCTGACTATTGTGAGTGTTGCGGAGCTGAACTGAATAAGTATGCTGACTGTATAGATGGTGCTTGGCACTGTGAAGACTGCGCTTATGAGGCGGTAAATGGTTGAGTTCATATCATATAGTGGAAGGTATCCTTGTCTTTGTTTTGGTACTCTTGTGATAAAAGTTGACGGAAAGGAATATTCGCTTGATGGCGGACTTCGTTCTGGTGGCTCAGTTTGGTTTGACGATGGTTGGTCTGAACATGTTGAGTCGGGTGAATGGCGAGGAATTAGTTGTTTACCGGAAGAACTGAAACAATATGAAGATGAGATTCTTCGAGTCGTAAACGATAACGTATCTTACGGTTGTTGTGGAGGATGTGTATGAAGTTATATGTAGAAGAGAGTGACGGCATATCAGAACTTGTTATAGTTGATAATGCCGGTGGCTCAAGGTGGTTTAGATTTAGATGGGGAGATCATGTTACTTGGCAGGATCTTATAGAAGTTCTACAGGAGCTATTTCCTAGTGAGTAGTTAATCTAATAATATGAAATTATGGAAATGTAGAAATTGTTATGTACTTCCAGAATTATCAACTCTGGAAATGGTTCCACCGTCTTATCAATACGAATGTACTCAATGTGGAATGGCAGCCGCTCACGCTGACACAATAGAAAAAGCTCATGAAAAGTGGAACAAACTAATGAGAGATATCGTCTTTGGAGAAGACAGCATGGCCGGAGAAGAAGACGAAGAAAACTATTTCGGTTCAGAAGATGACTAATGACAATAGAAGAAGTTTATGTTCGCCTAAAAGGACTAGCAAAACAAAGTGAAAGACAAAAAGATGAATCTTTCGATAAGATAGCTGCATTTAAGTTCTTGCACAATAACATATTAGACCTATTAGATGAAATGTCCTATTTAGACGAACAAGATGAACTTCTAGATGATGATTGGTTTGAATCAAAAGATTTTCATGAAGAACATAATCAAGAACAACATCAAGTTAACAATGTAATAGATATAGACGACTTAATCTAAATTATACTTTTTAGTATAGTACGGATGATCTTGCAAGCCGAATTTGAACTTTTCGGCTGACGCTAAATGATTCTTAACATATTTCTCCCACTTTTCATACGGTAGATTTTTTAAGAACTTAACACCCTTATCAAATGTTTCTTTATCTTTTTCCATACCAATGAAATTTCTACCAGTAATCACACAAGCGGCAGCAGTTGAGAACGACCCACCAAAGCAGTCTATCACAGTGTCACCTTCATTAGATGATAGCATAATGAGCATAATCAAGATAAGCAACGCCTTTTGAGCACTGTGAACTTGCTTCTCCATAGTATTCAGAACACTTGGTACAACTGGGAATTGTAAGTTGTAGATATCGCCTGTCAATGGGAGTCTGCTGCCTGAACCAATGTCGAGCACTGTCCCACGTCGATCTTTTGTGTCATCTTCTAATGAAGTAAAGATGGGGAGTACATTTCCAGTACCCGTTAGTCGAACTGGTAATTTGCCATCATATCCGTGGTCCCATCCTCGCTTAGCCCCGCCTTTCTCTCGATATGGCGCTATTACAGTTCGTAGATAAGACAGTTCATTCCAAACATACTTTTTAGATTTAGTAAGCATAGCACACTCTTCTCTGAGCGACTTGAGTTTGTTCTTAGAAGACCGACCTTTTGATCTAGCATAGACTAAATGATTCTCAAGATGGTTGATGAATTTGGTGTTGTCGATAGATTGTAAGATTTCCTTAATACGAGTGAAGCCATAAAAGAACCAACATGTACCATCTGGAATGAGCACTCTGTGCATTTCATTGAGCCAGTCTGTCATGAAGGAGACATACTCATTAGAAGTGAACTTATCCCAGTCCTGCTTAGTCTTAGATGAATGGGCATTAGAATAGCCTATAGCATAGGGAGGATCCGAGACACAGAGATGAATAGATTCATCTTTTAAGGAGATATCTTTGTAATTTGCATTGTGTAATATAAGCTTAGATTGATTGATTTGTAAAGTAGTTGCCATTATTATTGAGTTTAAAACTCAATTTTTTAGATATTCTAATTCATATCGATTTTTATAAAAACACATAATAAAAATGGTACCAAAACTGATGATTATAGGAACAATTGTAAATAAAATTAGAATTGGAATTGAATTTGAAATATTAGTTTGAATAAATGATATAGTTAATAAACCAACAATAAAATATGAAATACTTTCTCCTATCTTTTTTATAATCGCAGCCCCGGAAAAAATTAAACCTTCTATTTTTACACTATTCTTTTCAAAGTTTTCTTCAATAATATCAATAAAAAATAAATGAGAAGATACTTCATGTGGAGCCATCATTATTCCATTAATTATAAAACAAATAATAAGTAAAACTAATGGAATAAAATTTAAATAAAGTCCAAAAAATAAAATTAAGCTACAAGATAAAATATAAATAATATTAGTTATTATTAAAACTTTAGATTTTTCAAATCTAAATATTTTAGGAGTAAAACCTATAGCTATTGTCATAGGAACCATAAAAGAAATAGTAAATAATCCAACTAAAAATGGAGAATGGAACCAACTAGACGCAAAAAATACTAAAGGTATTGTTACTAATGATCTTTTTAAGATCAAAAACATATAACTAAGTAATGAAATAATATAATTTTTAGATATAATATTTTTTAATTCTTTAATTTTATAATTGTTTTTTATAAAAATTCTTTCTTTTGTTCCTTTAAAACAAAGAATAAAAAATATCATTCCAAAAATTCCATAAATTGTCCAAGTAATTTGCCAATTAAATATATTTATTAATGGATATGTAATATTATTTATTAAAATAGTACAAATAAAAGCTCCATAAACTCTAAATAAATTTAATATTTGTCTTTCTTTTATATTATCAGTTATTCTTAAATTTAATGTAGAATGAGATATATTAATTCCAGTATATACAATTGTTGTTAGGAGATTATAAGTTATAATTATATAAAGATATGATAAAAAATTTCCTATTCCAAAAGAGAATGGATTAATAAAAGTTAATGATAATATTATCATAAATGGAATTGATAAAAATAATAAATAAGGTCTTGATTTACCCAATTTAGTTTTAGTATTATCTACTATATATCCAAAAATGATATCACTAATAATATCAAATAATTTAGAAAAAGTAATAATTAAAATTATTATACCATAAAATTCAGGACCAAAAGTTTGATAAAAGGGAAGAATAAAAGTCGCTAATGATGCATTAGCAATATTATAACCCATACTTCCTAATCCATAACTAATTTTTTCTTTTAAAGAAACTTTTTCCATTAAGTTCTCCCGAATAATTGTTTATATGGAATTCCATATATAGATTTGTACACTACATCATTTATAACATTATTTTCAGCATTACAATGCATATAAGGTTCTAAGCTTTTTCCACTTAGAGCTGATCTAATAACTCGTATGTTAGTAAATAACGTTTGAAATACTGGTACTTTTAAGTCAACTAATGATAATGATAGATACAACAAATCAAAAGCATCTCTATCTTCTTTCTTATTTACTGATTGGAAATTAGCATCTTTGAACTGTTGAATTACTTCATCTATTGTCACGTTACTATCTGCTACTTGTTGTAAGTAATCTCTGCACAATACTTTAATGTTGTTCCCAAACTTAGCTTTCTTCATAAGTAGAGTACCTACAATATTATCACTTTTGTCTCCAAACAATGCCTTATATAGAATGTTAGCCGCAATAGTCGGCTTAAATTGGAATAGCTGTTCAAATTGACTAACAGTAAATGGTTTATCGAAATCCCCGTTAATCATATGTACTATAACATTAGGTTTGTCATGGATATAACCAGCAAAATCATAGTCAGTAGTTATCAAAGCTACATTTTTGCATGTCGACATGAACTTCCAACCATCTTTGATCTGAGCAATTAGTGGTTCAACATAGTCATCAGCTTCATACTCATCTGAATAGAGTAACTTAATACTGTCCCCACGATATAAGTAGTACTTACGAAATAACTCGATAGTTTCTAAGTAAATAGGAGAGTATGTTCTGTTTGCTTTATAGTCAGATAAGATTTTCTTTCGTTCATTAATTGAATAGTAAAAGTTCTTTGATTCACCTAAATCTGAGTAAGACACTGGATCAAATAGTATATACAAAATGCCGTCTTTATTGAGGCGTGACTTAACTTCACCTTCTACATAATTGATCATCCGTTTAATTACGTCGAGTGAAGTTTTAGCTGTTTTCTTTAGGCGATAAAATAGACTGGCGCTGTCTAAAATGATATAGTCGTATAGCAATGTTCATCCTTTAAAATTAGCAAAAAAGGCCAACTAGCCTATCTTGCCTTTAAAGAGTATATTAACACTAATTTGTAAATTAGCCTTTTAGTTTATGCAATACGGTGGCTTTATCACCTTGATCTGCAATACGAATATCTTGACGTTCTTTCAATGCGTCAACTTCTTCCCGCGTCATTTGTGAAGATTGTCCGCGATCCGTTACTTCAACTAAATGTTCTTTCTGTTTTAGATTGTCACCATCGACTTCTCTTAATCGTTCCATAATATTTAGTTACCAACTTCTTTTTTCAATATGCGACGTTCTTTAGCTTTTTCTGGATCAATTTCACCATATATAAGTCGAAGTAATCTGTTCATCATAACAGAAGCATTGTCTTCTTGTCGTTCGTCCCATTCATTCCATCCAAAATAGACTTGGTCATTATCATTCAATGCATCAAAAGTACATTGCAAATCATCATGATCGTCACATCTAATAAGGCCAAGCTTCCACATATTCTCATGTCTAAATCGAATAACAAGTACTGGCACAGATGCAATTTCTAAGTTAGTCATAATAGCTGCTGCAATAGTATCGTTTGGCTTATATGTGTATGTTGCTAAGTTATCAACCAAGTTGCCAAAGATATCCTTCTTGTTTAGTAGTGCCATACATTTAGGACATGAGGCTGTCTTAATCATTACAAAATAGACTGTTTCGTCTATGTTACCTCCCTTTGTCCAAATGTCCAATTCTTGTGTCGTTAGTTCTTTCATTTTTCTCCTCTATAAGTTTTGTAATTCAGGAAAGTCAGGATCTGGTGGTTGCCAATCGATTCCTAATTTATATCCGCGCGTAAAACCACGCTTATATGCTTCTTTGATCTCTTTGTTAGTTTGTTCATTGTAATCTTTTCTGAACTGCTCTTTAGCTGCTTCTTCTCCAGCATCAAATCCTTCAGCCCACTTATCATGGGCTATTCTATCGTATGTGTTAACTTCAAATTCTTCCTTTTCAGCTTCGAAAGCATCTTCTAATTGTTCTTTGAAGTAATCTGCTATGTAACTGTCATCTTTTAGTCGTGATAAGATAAGATCTACAAGTTCATCTCGTGGACCTTGTAGTTGCAATCCTAATTCATATTTGATACAAAATTGATCTATATCATATAGAAATCTAGGATCTAAATCTCGATAAGTCATATATCTATATTAACTCTCCCGGGTAAAAATCCCTCTGGGCAAATTTCTCTTCTAATATTTTTAATACCATTGTTAAACCAATATAAATTTTTTGTAGTAGCTTTTAATCCTTTATTCCAGGTTTGTTTTCCTCGATTTCCACTTCCTAATTTTTCTTTAACTTCTTTTCTTTGCATTGCTAATATTGTTTTTTCTTTAATATATTGTTTTTGTTCTTCTGTTCTTTTTTGTCCTCTTAATTGTTTAGATCTTTTTTCTATAGAATCTTTAGATAAAATAATACTTTGTCCTTTTTTAAAACCATATATGTTTCCTTTCATTCTTTCTTTAATTATTTTTTGATGTTCAATACGAAGTTTTTCATATAATTTTCCATTCATATAGATAAGACCATTCTTATTAATACATTGTCTTTTAAATGCACATAACATTTGATAATAGTGTTCTTTATTTTGTTCATAAATTTTACATAAAAGATAACCAGCTAAAAAATGTTCTCTACCGGTTAATGGAATATAATTTTCTTCAGATTCATTTCCTCCTGCACATTTTGGAATAATATGATGAAATTCAAAATATCTATTATCTCCATTTCGTTTCCATTTTTTCCATTCTTTTTTATTTTTTGGTCTATTACCTTTTTGAATTTCTTGTTTTATATAATTAACATAATTTTCATAATTTTGTTTGTAATTCATATTATTTAGTTATATTAACTATAATAAGTACAATAACCTTATGCCTATCCGCCACCTCTTTGTGTGGCCAAAATTCCTACTAGTCCTATGGATTTTAATATAGGATCTAAAGCTGATTGAAGTTTTTCTGCTCTATTAGCTAAAACTGTTGCATCAAGTTGACCTGCGATATCAGTTTTAACTAAAGATCTTAATAATGAAAAATTATTTAAAACTTCTATTCTTGCCATAGGTCTGGCAATAGTTTCAAGATCTTCATATCTTATATCGTCCCAATTTCTAGATTCTTTTAACCATTTAAAATTTAAATTTCCGCCAATAGTAGAAAACCCATAACAAAAAAGTTTGCCGTCTATCTTCTTTCGGCTGTACTTTTCTCGTCGAAAAAAGTTTAAGAAGCCTTGATTAGCTGCCATTTGTAATGGTATAGTTTGCTTAGTATCGAGACCAACATATCCTGGAACTTGCTTACCAATGTATCGCACGCCTCGTCCAAACCTTCCACCATATCCCATGCCGCCCATTCCACCATACAACATTTGTTCATTATAGAATGCAAAAGGTGACTGATTACCATTAGCACCAGCTCCTGCTCCACCTGGAACAGTATAGTATGGCACACAAGCATAAGCGTCTTGTGGAAAAGGTACCATGAATTCAGCACCTTTAGTTATTTGATAGCCGGGCTGTTCTTCTATGATAGGCCTAAATGTGAAGTAGCGTTGCATTGCTGGTCGAATGCAGTACTTAATGATCTCGTTCTTAGCTAATTCTGTCTCAGTGAATAGTACAAATGGAAAACCAATAGCCGTCAATATAGTAAGCAACTCATCGTCATCAATATTGATACAACCATTGTCAACTGTTATAGATTCGTTAGAGTATGGTATGAAGTCGTTGTTTGGCATAAAGCCGCCGTGCCATTTAGAAGGCAACACAACGAAGTAGGGCACCATTACGCCTTCTAATGCCGTGTATTCTCCTCGCACATCATCTATCTGCATAACAGACCAGTCTAATGGCATTTTGAACTGGTTGTCTACAACATAAGAATGCGCTACATATATGATGCGATTATGTAACGGTGCTGCTGAAAGCCAGTCTCCATCAGATGCGTCTATTCGTACAACACTATCTTTAGCGTAAAACTTTGTATGTTTGTTAACTGTCACTTGTCCCATTGACCACCAAGTTTGAAGTATCTCCTCGGGATCACATTGGCGCAAATATGAATGGGCGTCTACTGCCATAATCTCTCCTTAAGTTGGTATATGATAGTCAAAGAACTCTACACATTTAGTAATGAGAATCTGAGCTGCTTCTAAATCACCATTGAGTTCCATAAGCTTATATCTAGGTTTGTTGTCGACATAATGTTGCAACATTAGTTGTTCTGCCATTTTAGTATGGATCAAAGCATTTTTCAGCGCGTCATTTCCAGCAGCAATAGTACTGCGAATTGTTCCATTATGTTCATTACCTTCTTCAAAAAGTTCTTCCGTCATATTAGTTAGTAGCAGTAGGTATGCCTCGTTCTATGCAGTCATTACAATACCAATCATCATTCGGCTGTGCTACACCTTTCTTAGTTTGTCGACATATATCACAAACACGTTCTATATTTGGATCAGTTAGTTCTCTAATGATCTTAATCGAGTTGTCTAAATTGTCAAAAAGTGAGTCACTGCCAAACTTATCATATAGCCAGTCTTTAAGTTCTTCAATACGACTAATAGCTTCATCTTTATATGATGACTTAATTTCCCAGGTACCTTCCTTTAGAGTGCCTTCTTGCAGAATCTTTTCAAATGAGTGCATTAACCACCCATTTCGCCAGTTTGTCGCCAATCATCATCATAGCTACTATTTAGTCTCATTGCTGCTAAAACGGCACCAACTGCTGCGTCTCTTGCTATGTCTAATTCTGCTTCAGAATAAAAGTTTTTATCAGCATAAGTTTCTTCAACCCAATCTAAAGCATATTTTTCCCAATAGTCTTTATCAATAGATTCTTTGAGCTTAGCTGATTCGTATAGTTTTTCATATGTATTCATAATAGTTAGTACAACAAAAAAGCTCAGACCGTGAGACCTGAGCTTTATTAGGGAGGTAAGAGATGTAGATTATGTTGCCATAACCTTGTATTATATTAACATCTTTATTTTATTTTTCTAGTAAAACTTAGATAAGTCTTACTGTGATCTCCTACCCACTTGAGTGAGAGCTGTCTTTCTTCTGAAATATCCCAAGGATTATTTTGAGATATACCCGAAACAACCACATTAAATCCGATAGGTGTTGGTGTACATCTTAAAGTCATTCCAACATCTTCTGGTGTTTGTGTTACAGATAAATCAGCATTAAGATTAAGAATAGTATCATCACCATCTTGAGTAATTTCTCTAATAACAAAGTGATAGTCAGGATTATCATATGAGAATAATATGACGCGGCCTTGATATTCTCCGCCCCATTGTCCGATAAAGAGGTCCATATGCCAACCAGTACCGAGTTCGAGGAAACGACCATTTCTAAGTTCTGGAACAAAATTATATCTAGCTTGATATTCTATAAGTGAAGAATAAGCATCATATACTTCGATTGCTGTTACTAATTCTTTTGATAGGCATTGATCGCCTTTATACCAACCATCGAACTCCCAGCCCCATGGTTCATAAGCTGTGAATATAACTTCAGTACCATTCTTAACTTCAGCATGTGCTGGTGTTGCATATGCTCCTGAGTTGATAGCATCAGCTGGTACAATAACTACATTAAAGCCAGTCATTCTTACTGGAATAGTTACTGCGATCTTTCCTTTGATGAACTTAATAGTTGTTGGTTCTTCAATATCTTCACCAAAAACGCCAGGCATTGTGAGAATCTTAGCAGCCTCTTTTATGCTGTCGGCTACTACTGAAACTGGAAAGTCACCATCTGGTGTTGTGAAATAGCCAGTGTATTGATTAAGGTGCTTAACCTCTTGTGGATGATGCTTGTGGTCATGCTTAATTGTGAACTGTTCCATGTGATTAGGATCAGCTATTGGTTGACCAGGAATATGAAAGCCAGGAGGTCCAGGAAAGTGGGCCCCTCTTGCTGGTCCAGGTCCACCATGTCCAACAAAACCAGCATCTGACGGATGTCTTTTATCTGCCATTGTAATTATCTCCTTATGATATTTAGTAGTCTTGCAATAAGAGACTACTTATTGTAAATTAAGTTCTAATTGTAATAGAAAATCTTATTGTAAAAGTAGGCCTTCACTTTTAGCAACTCTAACTAATTACTATGAAGTCAATAAATAGAAGACGACAGCAAATAGTTGACTTAAATACTGGTAAGACATATATCAACGAATCAATGGCTGAGAAAGATATCGGCTTATCTCGATATTTCATACACAAAAGTCTCACTGAGAAAATACCAGTAAAAGGTCAAATGTTTGCTTACTATTCTTATAGTATGGACACAGTAGCAATGAAGAACCACTATATGCAAAACTATAACGAAGTAATAACAAGGAGTAAAAAATGGCAGAACTTAACCCGGTTGACGGCTCAGGCATCAACCCTAACTTAGACAAAATCCAAAAAGCGAGGCAAGATTTTGATGCCAAACTAACAATGCCAGCTGGATATGTTGAGGTTGTCTTATCAACAAGAGGATTAGTAGGAGCACCCGCTCGCTTCTATATTAGAAACTTTAGCCCAGAAGATTTGATGAAGTTGGGGCTATCTGATAAGGAAGACGTCCCTCTCGAACTTATCAAAGTATTAGACAGTCTTATATACAACCCAGACAATAACCCAATGTTATCAGTCAAGAACTTTCACGAGAAAGAAGTTATTGAACTATTGCTCTTCTTATATGAGACATTCTATACGACCATCTTTCCTAATCAGGAATGGATCTTAACTGATGAAGACTGGGAGTTCTTGAAGCAACAACATGGTGGAGAAGACAGCGACGAATTCAGGGCACAAGAACGCGCTATTAAGAATAAGACATGGAAGCCAGTGTTTGACATTGACATATCAGCATTAGATTACTATGAAATTCCAGATGATATCAAGCTTAAGGCTCGTATTGATCGTAAGTATTCTAATCAAAACTTTTCGGCAACTTTCACACTGCCAAAATTTGGTGACTTCATCACACTTAAGTACTTCATAGACAGCATCTACAAAGAAGAAGACAAAAAGTTTGCTCGTATAGGAGAGACATATAAGTTCAGAAAAGAAGCTGAGGAAAAGTTGATGAATGGTGAAAAGATCAACTTAGCGTCTATTCCTAATGTACCTAAAGCTGATTTAGATAAGTTCAAAGAGTATGAAGTCAATAAGTCATTGTTTGCCATTACAGCATCTAAAGCATTGTATCTAGACGAATTTGATGGTGAAAACGTATCACAATGGCCGTTAGAGAAAAAGCTCGAGTTAGCAAAAGATGCTCGATTAGACTATTCAACGTTTAAGATGGTACAGGACCATTTTAATGAACTTAAATTTGGGCTAAAGGAGGATATAACCGTACGCGACCCCATCTTAGGAGAAGTCGTTACGCGGAAGTACACATTTCAACTCATTGATCTACTCACGGCCATTAGAGATACAGGAGCTTCTGAAACTACTCTATCTTTTGTCTAGAGACTGTGGATTTGGTTACGACGAAATGATGCATATGCCCACACACATATTGTTGGGCTTATGGAATGCTAAGCGTGGTGTTCTAGAATCAGAGAACGAAGAGCAAAAGAAACAACAACAAACTGGAGCAGGAACAGCTGTACCGTCTATGAGCCAAATGATGGGGCAAGCTAAATCAATGACACCTAAAGTGCCATCAATGCCAAACCCGGCTAGCTTTAGGCTTCCACGGTAGCTTCGGCTATCTTATCTTTAAGTTGAACCTTTTCAGCTAAGAACTGCAGTGCTTGTAGCCCCACCAAAATATCGGTGGGGGTTGCAGCATTTAGCTCTTTGATGTTGTTCTGTGTGTAGTGCGGTGTTTGTTCTTTTTGCTTTTGTGCAAGTTCATTCTGCTGTGCTGCTGTCAATAGCTGCATTGTTGGTGATACGAGCTTAGAGATTAAGTCGTTCTTATTAGTAGAGGCACTAGTTGCTAAGGCTATCAATTCAGATGCTTTCATATCTGGCAGTTTAGCTATGATAGCGTTCTTAATCGCCTGTTGATAGACATCTTCTTGTCTAGCCATTTCAAATGTATCATTGAGAAACTTGCCCAAAGAATCTTCAATCAGTTTGACAGAAGTTGTCTTGGTGGCTAAGTCGTGTATTTGTTCTTCAGTTGGAACTACGTCTGTAATATCACTCATATTAGTTAGTTAATCTATAATCATGATGGAAGCTTTTGATTTTGAGTTGCAAAAGATAGCGCAAAAGATGCGCTACGACTCTTTAGATGCTTATGTTGATACTAGTGAGTTGTTCCAATTAGTTGTTATGGAATTAGCAGATAGATTCACTGGTAAGATGGTACATATTGCTATTAGAGAGTTTAAGGAAAGTTTAAGTCACTATATGGATCGCTTCAATCAAAAATGCAATATGTTCCAATCAGAAGATGGGACTTTCAAAGTTGAACAAACAGATAGAAGCATAACTATACAGTTTAACTTTCATGTCAACGAATATCAGAACAATACTTTCAACATACGTATTTCTATATAAGTTCAGTCTTTAACTAATTATATAAGATGGAACGATTCCCTACAAATGCCAAGTACTATCAATCGGTATTAGACACATACACATCATCAGATGAGTTCAATGCTAACAAACGAGTTCACTATAATAATGAGATACCACCAGTCGACTTATACGATATGGTACACTCCAAACTCAAGAATGATATGTGGAAGTGGTTCTTAGGCTCATCATCTATTGCATATGATATCCCTTACAATATAGCCACAGACGCTCTCGAATACTTTGATGAAGACGGCATTATAGTTCAGCCATCTATTGCTAAATATGTCAATGGAGTTAGAGCGCCAGATTTTGGTCCAGTTCCTAAGCTAACGTACAACCCTAACATTAAGCCAACTTATCAAAGAATGTTAGATCGAGCTAATTCTATAACAGACCCTTATGATAAGCAGCGCGCATTAGATGAAGCAGCTAACTACATCAAGGACTTCTACTATAATGAGAGAGTAGATGATTACTATGAGATTACTGTTCCAGAATACCATCGTGTACAATTAGAAGGCGTCTTTTTACCAGAGGTTGACTTCTTGCTTCATGAAGGATATCGTTATCTTAGTGTACTATATCCAGATCATCCAAACTTTACAGAGATCTTAACAACAAATGAGGTCAACGATGAGATCATTCAAGCAGCTGCTGTTATCCATTATGTGCCTGACTGTATCTTTTTTGACTGGTTAGTAACAGAATACGAACAAGGTGTAGACTATTACGACTTACCTAGAGCCTTCAAAGAAGAAGCTCTTATGATGAAGATTCGTAACTTGACTAATCATGCATTTAGACGAAAGTTGTATGGTGCAAAGACTGGCTATATGCAGTTTGGTAGTGAGATACTACAACACATGTCTGTTCATATAGTTGCGGAGTATTTGCCATTCAAACCGTACTTAAGAATAGACGAAACTATTCGTAACAACAATGAACATAAGAACTTTAAGTGGTACAACAACATATATCACAAGCCAGACATTTTAGATGACCGCGCCATCAATAAGTTTGACACTCTATACAGAAAGCAGTTCCGCTTATTAGATTTTGACAACTGGTCATATGACTATGTCAACACCTACAAAGATCCGGTGGAGATATTTGGTACAGCTTATCCGACGCCTTATTCTATGTCCGACATATATGAATACCCCAACACTCGCAATACTGTGCTACAAGTACCAATGACAATAATGGAAGATTTCTATAGTGGTCAAAAAGTAACTGTAAGCGGGCAACCTTGCTTCATTAACTATATGATCAAAGAGAATGCTTACAGAGTGAGTGTCAATCTTTCATATGCTGGCGATGAATTAGATGACCACTATTGTAGTACTTATCAGCTTATAGATGCTATCACACATATCAATATCACTAGTCGTATTGATCCAATCTATGTTGACTTTCAAATTCACAGAGGAGTAGAACATACTCTACAACGCGTTTTAGATGCTGAACCCGATACTTATGATATGTTAGCATTTGAGTCAGCTGTTCATGAACCTAATCCGCTAACTCGATCAATTAAGGAGTTGTACAAACTCATACCTGACCATATAGATGGTAAGTTCACGCTTAACCCGCATCAGAATGGAACATTGTACATGCCCGCTAATCAGTTCTTAACACTATATGCTGACTACTTAAATGTTACAATAGATAGAACTGACTACGAAAAGCCAGTTTTACAATTCAGTGCAACAGCGATGGCAGAAGATGGCTACGTACATCAGAACGATTTAATAGTTAACGACCTAGTCAACAGCACTTACATCTCAGAAATAGTTGGCATAGAGAACGGTGTCTTTAAGTTCACCGTTACTGAGGCTGATAGAATGTTCGCGTCTCCAACCGGAGACAGATTAGGTCTTAGCAGCATAGAAGCAATCAATGCAAAAGAAGATGGTGAGTATGTACTAGTATTTGAATTCAGTAAGCAGAACTTACCAGAGCTGACTGGAAAGAAAGTCGTGCTAATGGGTAAGCCAATCTTTTCTACAACTGAGCATCCTGACAAAGACAACCAATATCAAGTGAATGGTGTGACATTCTATGTGTCAGCAATTCCATTTGTTAAGTCACACGAAATGCTCAAATGTCTATATGTATCATACGAACAAACTGCATTAGATAAGTTCAAACTATTAGAAACAATCTTTAAGAATGGCTCTTCATTGAAAGAGGGACATATCTATAAGACAAACTATGCTCGATATGAAAAAGCCACTAACGCTTATGCCACATTTGTTCCAGCGCTTAAGACTTTGATAGCACAGAACAAGGCTGGGCAGGTGCATCCTAATGATACATATTGGAATAGAGTCAAAACAGCAGCTACTAATTTGATCGATGCATATGATTTAGCACCAGTTAAGCAACGACAACTTAGAGAGTACTATAATGATTTTGTTGCTACAAATGATAGCACTGCAGCATTACGTGATCCTGATAAGATAGAGGCCAACTGTCTCGCTCTGTATGATATGTTTGAAGAGTACAACAGTGTGTACTTCCCACTATTGTTCTGTGAGATATCTATTGACTTAGATAGAGAGTACTACACATCATATAGATCATCCAATGATGAGACAAGACGGACGCTTAACGCGATAGAACGACTTGATGTTGTTCTTGATACTATGCTTCCAAATAGGAACTTACTACTAAAACCAGCAACAAATGATTTCTACAATGTCAACTTAACTGAAGAGTTCGCCTATTCACCATTAGTTCAATTAGATACTTTGAGCAATGTACTATCAATTCATCTTGACAAATATGGTGAAGGCATAACACATACAAAAGTACTCGAACTCGGCACTGACGGTTTGCTTAATGAGTACACATTCGGCTCGCTTAATACAGCTTCTATTTCGAGTAACAATGAAGATGTTAAGTTAGATGATCCACAATACTATTATTCAAATGGCAAAGAGTACATAGAACGCTATTACTTAGGAACACAGGAGTATCTTTGTCTAAATAAAGATATCTCATTCGCTATAAATGCTAGCTCTGAACCTAAGAAGTTCTCATATGCAACTATTGACTTCCTCGACTTATTTATGCCTGATGATAAGGTCAACAATGTAGTTGGGGTTGTTCAACAAACACACGAAGTTGAGATAAGAAGCATTTGCACAGCTGGAAGTAACATTATAGATTTTGTCGATGAAGAATCTATATGGCGAATGGCAGCGTTATCAACTGGTGATCAAGTTATTGGTAAGACAATAGAGAATGACACTTTCATCGAGGTTATCAACATTGATAATCATTATGTCACGCTTAACAAAGCACTTCATACTTCAGGCGATTTTGTATTGACATATCTTTGTAAGATCAACATATTTGCCAAAGACGTTTATGTTGACTTCTTCAAGTATCGTTATGAACTTTCACGCAATAAGTTGATCGATACTGGCTCAGTTGTTAGTCACATATTCAACAAAGAACGATATGACTGTTGGCCGAGCGAAACTTACCCAATGAGTGCAGTGGACGTTAGCAAGTTCAAAGAGAATCTCCTACGTAACTTACGTAATCAAAGTATCTATAAGCAGTTCTTTAACCGACACGTTTGGGACTTACATAATGATGGCATTGATCCAACAGCTGGATATACTATGTCATCTGTCATACATGTCAACCAAGGTCTTTTCTTAGAAGCTAATGCATTTAAAACTTTCAAAGAAACGAACCCAGCTAAAAAGGCTATGCTAACTGATCCATTAGGAGTATTTGGATTCACAAATGATAGAGAGTACATAATGAAGAAAGAAGTACTCGACTATTTTCAGAACTATCTTTATGAACTTTCTAGAGCATCTGATAATGTTAACGTTGGTGTAGCTATTACTGCGTCAACTAAAGCTGACGGTGAACCAACTATTGATCCAAAGATTGACAGTGTGTTCACAACTTATGGTTGGAACTTCAATACAGTACCATATTATGTAGACATTGGTGTTGGTAAATTAGACGATGTTCTAATTCAAAAGATGGAATTTGAAGATCAGCAGTTAGATTATGAAGACAAATCATATTGGAATTACAGCATTTATGATGATATTCATATGACTAAAGATCGAGATGAACGATGGCAACATGAAACGGACAATATGTCATATGAAGAGTTGCGAGAACAAGGTATTGATTTAGAAAAAGCTGATCGTTCTGTATGGTTTGCTAAGCAGTTCACAGTGAAAGATGGTGATGGAATCCCACCTATTTATAGCATACATCGCCCAATAATGCGCGCTTATATTGGTGAATATGAGGTACAAAAGTTCATTAAGTTTGATGGTTATCTTGAGAAGAACTTCACAACAGTGCAATTTAGTATCATCAAGCAGGTCTTTAAGAACTTGAAGAAAGATAATGAAGTCCCTCTCAATGTAGTCAATAAGCGCTTTTTTGAACTTAACATATTACGTAATGTTATTGTCAATAATAAGAAAGATTTAGATACAGATACTGATCTTATTCGTGATGGCCAAGAAATTACTTCTATTTATTTAGGTGAGTGGAGACCAGGTTCTAGATTAGTTGGCGGACAATACTATATCAACTGGCCAGCAATTCCAGTAGATATGACACCTAATCGTATTTACTATTATTCTATTGCTGAACACATACAATTAGTGTCTGTTATTGATGATGTGAAATTTGAAGAAAAAACTGGTGTCCTTCCCAATATAGCATTTGAAGCTGGAACTATCATAGTTGTCGAAAATGGTAGATGGCAAGTTAAAGATTTTGTATTCGCCGGATTATATGGTACGAGTTCTGAACTTAATAAGATCATTATACCACCAAATGATGATGATACATTTGTCAATATTTCTAATTCTTATCCAATTGAAAAACGAGATGACGGGGCGGAATACACATTACTGCATATGTTGCTTGTTAAGCTTCTAATTAATTTAGGTTTATTCAAAGGTAACTTACAGAATGTATGTGAATATACGGTAGAACAACTTGAAGAAATGTATCAAAATGTTTTAGATTATAGAGATACAGAATTTGATGATGATGGTAACATTATTCATCAAGAAAATATAGAGGCCATTAAGACAGAAATACTAGGTTCTGGTTATATAGAAAATAGTCCAACAGCACTTTTATTTCCAGAAACTTTTAAGAATAAATATAATGTTAATACACATAACATATATTGGTTTATGTACACTAAAGGTCGTGATGCACAATATGGTCTTTTAGAACGTTGTCAAATAATGCCGGGGCAATGTATTGCTTTATTATATGTAAATAATAAATTTAGAATCTCGTTACTTAATGAAAATAAATTATTATTCTTAATCAATTCAGATAAAAAGATCAGAATCAATACTGAAGAATATCTCACATTTATTGGACAATATGGCTATACAGAAAAAAGAAATATTTTCTTATTTGAAAAAGTTGATCAATATGTTAACACATTAGATTTACGATATAAGAATTTACTTAGGGGTTCAGTTGATGTTAATATAACAGCAGTTCCGCATTTTAAAGTTGATGGTTGGGAATATAATAATGATGGAATAACTCTTAAAGATGAAATAAGAAAAAATCCATTTGACATAACAGAAGATAATATCTATTATGATAGCATTAATAATAAATTATATTCATATAATACTGATAGTAAAACTCATGAAAAAACTAAATTTGCTATTGTTCAAGAAGATAACAAATACTTCAAGAACTTATTGTACATATATGGACAATATCAACAATTAGGTGCTACTATCAATAAAGAATTTGTTGAACAAGGTGTTCTTACTCCAATTCCAGGTGTACCTTTCAATGTTGACAATGCTAGTCTATTTGATCGTATTCTTGAAATAGAACAAATCAACATTCGTTCACAGTATAATATCAATTTAGAACCAACATTATTCTCTTCATATTGCAATATAGAAGGTATTCTTAAAGGCATTCATGTTACTGAAGATGGTAACAAATATCTCAGTGTTAATTATAAGTATGACAAAGAACCAATATTGACTACTAATAAGCTTAAGTTCTCTACTGAAGTTCAAAAACTATTACCAATACGAAATGGCTTAAATTGGGCTAGTGAAGATATTGACTTTACAAATGCTAAATGGCCTGATGGTGAAAAAGTAGACCCACCTTTAGTACAGAGTGTTAAAGTTACTAAATCTATTACAGCAGATAATGATGAATCAACACTTAAGTACTATAAGAACCTATTAGTATTAGAAGGCGAAGTTGATACAGCTCAACCTAACAAAATTGATTTTAGTAGAAATACTAAGTTGCAAGATGCTTTAAGTTATGTTAAGCGCGGAGATTCAATAGTAGATATTGTTGGAATATCAAGTTTAAGTTCTAAATCCTATAACAGATATGTTGTAAGTGCTACTAAAAATCTAAATGCAATTAAGTTTGTAGATTATAGAAATAACATTTTAATAATTGCAACAAATACTGGTTTAGGTGCTGTGTACAAACGTACATTAGATGGATTAGAAGATACTATATATGTTGAAGATAAGAATATTGTTAATTATGAATTTCCCGGACCATTAAATACGAAATATATCTATAATCAACTTAATTCGTTATCTTGGGATGAAAAGAAAGGTATTTGGATATTGGGAGTAAGTAATGGAGTTTATGAAAGTAATACTTTAGAATCAGAGTTATTATCTGTAACAATAAGTACTAATGAAACTGATATTACTGATATACGATTAGCTAAAATTTATGATAGTCCTGGACAAAACATTAATGCCTATCAGTTTGTTGCTATTTTAGATAAAGATACTGGTGATGATAGAAAAAACAATTATAAAACAGTATTAACTAGAGATGTTGCCTTTCAAGAAATAAGTATTAGTGGTAATATAGATGTTATAACTAATAATTTATTAAATAGCATTAATATAGATAATTCAGATTATAGAAATTGGGAAAGTAAAGAACTTAATCCAGATACAGGATTAAACTACACTAGCCTTGATCCATTACCAGACCCTAATTATAATTATAGAGGATTTGGTTTTAATAAATCTGGTGAATATATTTCTAAAACCCCAATTATAATAGAAAAAGATAGTTATAAAATTCTTAATTTTACTATTAAAAAGGTAAATCCTGCAATTTCAAATTCTAGTTCAATTTCTATTGGTGTTGATAATAAAGATATTGGATATACAGAATTTGAAAATAAAATAGTAATTATTGATCAAATTTGGATATTTGATAAAGAAGTACAAAAATGGGTTGTTACGCTTAATTCTGAAGATTTCCCTAATTTTATATCCAATTATAACAATACTGAATATACTAATGTTACAACTTATTTAGTTGGTTCAGAGTTTGGTAAAAATAAACACGATGTTGCAGGAGAATTTTTATGGAAATTACCACGTGCAGAAGTCTCTGAAAATACAATAGTTGCTGCTATAGTTTGTACAGAAGATGTTAATGAAGTTGATAAACTTAAACCGCACTCAATAAATCTTAAAATAACTATATCTGATGATGGTGGACAATTTAATATCTATAATTTAACAGTAAATAGTCCAGAAAAAATTATTTATAATTATGATGTAAGTGACCCACCTTCTGAAATAAATATTCGTCATTTACAACCTGAAACTTATATAGAAGGACCATATAATCCATTAATTTATAATAATGAAATAAATTATATTCCATATTTAGTAGAAAACGTTAATGATAAATTAAGAGCAAAAAAGTGGTCAGTTTATAACTCATTAGGACACCAAGCAATAATTATTGGTTCAACAATTTTCTTTTATACTCCAACAAATTATTATGGTGAAGAAACAGATTTAGATTTTGATGAAATAAGAACTACCTTTGATCCAGCTTATTTTACTGAAGATATAATAAATAAAGGAAAAGATGCTTTAAACCCAATTGGCTTAACTGAAGAATATCATTGGAAAAGAGCTGAATTACCATCTTCAATAAATAATACATATCAATTATTTAATGAAATGACATTAAAACAGGCTTATGAATTAGTATTGTTACAACGAGAGTTAACATTAGACGAAATTAGTAAATTACTTAATCAGACAAGACCCCCTATAAGTTTGCCAATTTCTGATGGCACTTATGCTATTAGTCTTTCTGATCCTGAAGAACATCGAGTTTATAAAGCTATGTATAATTGGATTATTTTACATAATGTTCAATTTTATGAAAATGATGAAGTAATTCCTATTGAAATTAGAGAACCAGGAATACAATTTTATAAAACTGAAAAAGGAAATATACCACAATTTTATACAGATTATAATAAAGATGAAAAAGATGCTCCTCATGTTAAGTGGACATCTGCACAAGAGACTAAGTTTGAATTAGGAAATATTGTTTCAGTATACTTAACACATCAAATGTATTTAAGATATTTAGCAGATTATTATTCTGTTATTTGTGGTGCTACTCGATATGTTCATTATTTTGGTCCAGAAGAACTTAAAGATGTACAATTGACTAATACTCAATTAATTATTCAAACTGCTAATGATGATATTATTTCATTTCCAATAGAAAAAGCAACATCAAGAGATGCTATTGAAAACTATAATAATTGGCATGTGTCAAATATTGCACCAGAATATATTTTTATTGATCAAAGAGCAACTTATGAGCAACGAACTGTTTGTTATGATAATAAATATTATAATTTAAAATCTTTTCCAACTCAAAAAACTACAAAAGCATTTACATTATTAGAAAAATATATTGAAAATAATATACAAATATATGCTGGATATATAGAAGCAAATGATAATGTTAGAGATATTTATAATGAATTTATAAAGAGTGGTCCAAATAATGAAACTATATTAAATAATTTCAAATATATTATAGATTTATTTCCAAATAGATTAGGACCTAATAATATTATACCATCTTTTACTGAAGAAGATCCTTTAATAGTTTTTAATAGAAAATATCCAATAATTTTTTATAGT